AAGTTACAATCGCGGTACTTATATCGGGGGTAATGGTATACCAACGTAATATATACAACGATGGTACGGCGGCGCGCGCTATGACGGATTCGGCGGCTTTTGTAGTGCCGCCGAGGGCAACCTACGAGGTGCAATCGGCTAATTCGTTACTTTTTTGGTTCGAATATTAAACCATGACAATCGTCAATCCTCTCGCATACACAATTCAGAACGGGCAGGCGGTTGATGCCGTCCCGGTCATGGCGAACCTCAACCAGATCGTCAACAACGTCAACGCAAATGCTGCGCCTGTATCGGGCAGTGCTGCGCAAACTTTTGCAGTGGCAAATGCAACGGCAACGAATCAAGCGGTGAATTTGGGGCAAACAGGTAATCTTTACGCGCCCATAGCAGGCAACTCGGGGCAGACGTTTGCGGTTGCCAATGCATCCACCAGTAGCCAAGCGGTGAATTTGGGACAAACCGATGGCCGTTATCAGCAACGCAATATTATTGTCGAGGCTGGGGCAATAGGAACATTGTCTACCAATGCCTTCATCGGCGCATACGTCAACGCCATGCAGGTCAATGGCTCGGGCGTGCCGGTTACCTTGCCGGGGAATTGCTCGGGTAGCTACGCAGTTGCCACAGCCGCAGCGACCAATTCGCAAACAATCAACATTCTCAAGATGCCCGCAGGGTCAACTACGCTTAACACAATCGGGACGATCACCTACGCGGCAGGCGCAGCAAGATTGTTACGGACTAGCGTACATGCAGCAACAGCAAATCTCCACGCTCACTGCTGCATACCAGCAAGCAATTCAAGCTCCGGTGAGCTATACCAGTAAAGGTGGTGTAACAAAAACATATCAAGCAGACTCCGTTAGCGTAGGAAATTTGACGCAAATGCTATTGGCCTTCGGTTACACGCAGACAGTGCCGTCAGGTTTCTATTGGGTATCGCTTGATAATACTCAAGTTCCGTTTACCTATGCAGATATGCAAGGATTGGCTGCTGCGTTTGGTTTGCAGGGCGCTTCGGCCTTTCAGCACTTGCAGACGCAGAAAAACGCAGTTCTTGCCGCAACTACAGTATCCGCAGTGCAAGCAATTACTTGGTAAATCTCCACGACTAACTAATACACTACCCCATTTTTTAAGGAATCGTGATGAAAAAACTGCTAATCTCTGTTGCTATCGGTCTTGGTGCGTTGACACTTGGAGCATGCTCGGCTATTCCCGGAAGCTCCAATGTTCAAGTTAATGTTCAAGAAATGCAAACCAAGTATGTCCAAGCTTGTATTGGCTATGGCGCTGCTCTGAATGCTGCAACTCAACTCCGGGCAGAAGGTAAATTGAATGCTGCTGAAATCAATCAAGTTTCAATGATTTCGCATCAAATTTCTCCAATCTGCGGCCAAACAACCATCCCTGCCGATCCTACCACAGCAATCAGTGAAATTACTGCTGCTGTAGCAAGTCTAGGAATCATGGAGGCTGCTCATGCAATTCAACATCCGGTATCACCTGTGTCGGCTCCATCAAGCACTGTTTCCAAGTGATGTGCCGGGGGGCTGTGAGCGTTTTCTAGCCCCCAAATCCGTTCAACTAATATCTAATGGAGAATCTCCCATGTCCGAAGTTACTCAACCTGTTGTGCCCAACACTTCTGTTACCCCCGCTGCTCCTACGACTGTTACAGTCGATCCTACAGCGATTGCAGTCAACACCATCAAAGCTTTGTTTCCAACACTGATTTCTGCTGTAGCCGTTGCTAGCGCTGCTGGCACAGCATCTAATCCTTATGCTAGTATTCTTGCCGCGCTAGCCCCGGTTATCATTTCTGCTGCAACACAAATGCAACAAGCCGGAAATCTGACTCCTGCTGAACTGGCAAGCATGTACGCCACGATTGCCGATGGTATCAATCAAACCCAAGCGGCTTGGGATTCTATGAAGTAACCCACTGGAGGGTGGTATATGACACTGCCACAAACAAAAAATATTAAAATAGCCTTTTCCGGCAGTGGTTTCTTGGCCCCTATTCACGTAGGGGCCTTTTCTGCTTTTGTGGACGCCGGATATAAGATCACGGAAGTTTCTGGAACATCGGGCGGTAGCATTGCCGCTGCATTGATCGCATCGGGGAAAACATCAAAAGAAATGTTTGAAATGGCTATGCAGCCATTACCATCTGGAATCCTTCGCGTCAATATCGGTGCATTACTTAGTGGCAGTTATGGTTACTGTAACGGAAATGTTCTTCTGAATTGGCTCATGGATCAAATTGGAGAAAATGTAACGTTTGCGAATGCAAAAATTCCTGTTACATTGATGGCGACTGATATTGTCCACGGTGTAGGGTTTGAATTGAGTGCAAAGACATTTCCCGATATGACACTGGCGCTGGCTTGTAGGGCTTCCTCTGCTGTCCCTTTCGTATGGACTCCTGTAAAGTTTGCTCCTGATATTATCCTTGTTGATGGTGGAGTAATTAACAATATTCCAGTCAACAAGCTGTCTGTAGATGCCGATTCAATACGTGTTGGTGTTCAAGTTGACGATAAATCATCGACTCTTACAAAATTTAATCTGATTTCGTATAGTAAACAACTAATCGGATCGTTGCTCTCGGCCAATGAAGATACGCATGTGGATCTTGCTAAAGCTACGGGCGCTTACATTATACCCGTTTCTGCCAATGGACTAGGATTTTTAGATCCTCGACTTACAAATGACCAAAAAACATCACTCTACCAATCAGGATACAACGCCGTTTCCGCATTCCTCAAAGGCCAAAGTCAAAGTACCAACAACTCGAAAGCATCCTACACCAGACGCCGAGTTTCCGCAAGACAAGCCAATTAAGGACAACAAGCCTAAAAAATTGAAGAAATGGAAGCATCTTCCAAACCATCATTACGGTTTGAAGCCTTCCAAGAACCGCAATCTTGCTCCACGGTTCCATCCAAAAGAAGGAATTGTTGCACCTGAAACGTTGCCAGTTCTGGTCGATCTTCGGCCAAAATTTGCTCCGGTTTACAATCAGGAAACATTCAATTCTTGCACGAGCCAAGCTCTTGCTGCGGCCATTCAGTATTTTCATAAGGATTACATGCCTTCACGCATGTTTATCTATTGGAACGAGCGACAACAGGAAGGGGACACCACAGTTGATGATGGTAGTACACTTCAAACAGGTTTAGAAACGGTTTCCAAGTTCGGTGCGCCCCCCGAATCTGTATGGCCGTATGATAATGCTCATTTATTCCAAATGCCCCCACAAGAAGTGTATGAAGAAGCCGTACCGGATATTGTAACGACCTATGAAACAATTGACACGGTTCAAGATCTAAAGATTGCCTTGTCCGAGGGAAATCCTGCTGTCATTGGCATAGCTGTTTATCCGTACTTTGAATCGGAAATGATGGCTATGAGTGGAAATCTCGAACTTCCTCAACCGGGACAAACATCAATGGGTGGGCATGCGGTATGCGTGGTTGGATATTCAGATGCTCAACAAGCATTCCTTGTGCGTAATAGCTGGGGATCTACTTGGGGTATGAATGGGTATTTCTGGCTTCCATATGCTTATGCGTCCAATCCTCAATGGTGTTGGGACTGGTGGGTGATCAAGGCTACCGAAACCGAAGGTGTTCCGAATAAAACAGAATCCTTGACTCAAGTTTCATTCAAGACAAAACTCTCGAACGTCTGGACTCGCATTAAAGCTGTCATCTTGTCGTAATTTTGCAACAGGGCCTAACTACCTGATAACTCGGGTTTTAGGCCCTTTTCAATGGAACAAAAATGGAAAAAGAAGATGCAGTCAACCAGATTCATGAAGTTGATACCACATTAACACAAGACGTACTGTATCCTGCTCATGCTCCACGCGGGCCTGGAAGTGCAGAATTTGAACAGAATAAACGTCAATTGATTGATGGTGACAAACATGGATGCTGGATTTGTGGAGCAACAGAAAAGTTAGAAGCCCATCATATTTTCGAATGGAGTTTGTTTGACGACCTTGACCCAAAATTGATGCAGAATGTTCTCGAAATTCTTGATTTTTATGGTTATTCGGCAAAAATGACGAATCCTCTGTTAACTCCAGATGACATTCGGAACCTTTTGATTCTTTGTGAACTGCATCATCGTGGATCGGATAACGGAGTTCACGCAATCACTTTTCCGATATGGGTTGCATTCAAGGCTCTCAAGCCGGGAGTGTCGATTACTAAACAGGTTCAGGTTGCGCAAACAGCGGAAAAACTCAAATTGATCCACTTAAGTTCTAACTAATAAAAAATAATCAGGATCGGCCATGTCATTTCAAGCAGGTTTACCCCAAACATCTACAGATCTTGCAAACTATTGCTTGCGCAAACTCGGTGCGCCAGTGATTAACATCGACTTGGCTCCCGAACAGATTCAAGATCGTGTGACGGATTCCTTGAATTTTGCTGCCATGTATCTTTGGGACTTGACTGAGGAAATGTACTTTCCTTATCAGATCCAACCTGCTACCCTGACTTTGAATGCTCCGGTGTCTTCGTTTGTAACCTTGATGCCAAACACAACGGAAGTTCAGATTACTTCCCAAACTTCCAACATCATTGCAACCTGTAAGACGAATTCCGTGTCGGGAAACGTTCTGCAAACAGTTTCGGTAGCCCCGGCGTTGAAAAACTTTGTGGTGGGGGAGACCGTGACGTTTTCCAATGGTGCTACGGGCACTATAACGGCCTATACAGCCGGTGATGTTCAGAATGGGTATATTGCTATGCCTCAAGCTGTTGTAGGCGTCACGAAGGTTCTAAGCATGACTGGCGGATACAATTCTTCGGACATTTTCAACATTCAGTACCAATTGCGCCTGAATGATTTGTTCAATTTGAGTTCGGTGGATCTTGGATATTACAAAATGGCGATGCAATATCTGGATTTGCTGGATATTGAATTGAACGGCCATGTCAGGTTTCGTTACAACCGATTCACCCAACAAATGCATCTTGACATTAACTGGCAATATGATGTAGTTCCGGGACAATTCATTGTGGTTCAGGGGTATACTTACATTGACCCAGATCAATATGCTTCTGCATATGGTGATCCATACCTCATTGATTTAACTACAGCAAAACTCAAAAAACAATGGGGTGCCAACTTGAAAAAATTCTCGGGCGTTCCCATGCCGGGTGGTGTCACATTCAACGGTCAAGCAATTTATGATGAAGCTGTAAAGGAAGAACTTGACATTGAAGAAAAGATTATGAAGCGTTTGAATCCGCTTGGTTTCCTGATTGGATAAATGATGGCAATCCAAACACTCGGCCCCACTAATCCTTATATCTCCAATGGGGCCACTAATGAACAAAATTTGTTTGATAACTTGACCATCGAATCCATTGGATTCAACGGCATTCAAGTTGTTTACATCCCTAGAACGATTGTGTCTTTGGATGCAATCTTTGGAGAGGATCGACTGTCACAGTTTAAGCGTGGTGAAACCATTGAAATGTATCTAAAAGATGCATCATCGTTCAGTGGTCAAGGTGGATTTATTAGTAAATTCGGTTTGGTACTTGATCAATCAGCAACTTTTGTAGTAAGCCGAACACGATGGGCAGAAGTTATTTCAAATTCTGGATCTACAGTATTACCTACAAGACCGGCAGAAGGGGACTTGATCTGGTTTCCTTTGAGTGATGGGTTGTTCGAAATCAAGAATGTTGACTATCAGAATCCATTCTATGCCCTGAATAACCTCTATGTTTATACCCTGAATGTTCAGTTGTTCAGCTATGGAAGTGAACATATTCAGACTGGAATTGCTGATATTGATGGATTTGAAACTTTGAAGTCGATGGATACCACAGTGAACCCTGGTGCAAGTGGCTCTGCATATTTGAATGCAGACAACGAGAATGTTGATCAACAAGCTGCTCTTGAAGTGTTCAATCCTGAAAATCCGTTCAATACACCATGAACCAATCTCCATTCTATAACGCAACTATTAAAAGCACGGTCACGGCCTTTGCCAATCTTTTCACTGGCATTCAGATCGTTCGTACTGGTACTGGCGCTGCGTCTGGTGTGACACAAACAGTTGCAGTTCCGTTGTCTTATAGCAACAAGGAAAAGTGGATACAACGCATCTTGCAACAACCAGATGTTGATTCTAAGGCGATTTACGACACTCTGCCTCGGTTGGCTTTTGAAATGACAAGCTTGTCTTACGATGCATCCCGTAAATTGCCACGGATGGGAACGGTAGCAGGATCACCAAATTCGACATTTACTCCGGTTCCCTATAACGTTGGACTGGTACTGAGCTTGGTTTCCAAGACGCAGGAAGACGGTTTACAGGTCATTGAACAGATTTTACCGGCTTTTGCTCCCGAGTATACCGTGACTATACCTGCTGGCGCTAGTGGGTCTGGAAACACGCAGTCCGTACCAATCGTCTTGGGTTCCATCACATCTACGGATACCTATGAAGGCTCCTTGAATGATCGGCGTTTGATCGTGTGGACACTCCAATTCACAGCAAAAATCAATCTTTATGGTGGTGGTTATCTTGGTAACATCATCAAGACAGTCAATGTTTATATCAATGATCCAGCGCATGTTGCTGGCATTCCTACAGACTATGCAAGTGGGGAATTGCCAATGGCAGACTATACGGCAACTGAGGCTGTTTCTGGTGGCCCGATAACCGAATCTTGGCTTGAGGGGTTTTAATGGATTCGCCAATTGATAGTTCTCAGTTTGTTGGAAAGGTCAAAATTTACAATGGAAATCCAAATCTGAAAGCCGCTGGCGTTCAGATGAACTTTACTACTGAACATGGAGTAGAGTGGGTTAAATGTGCTAACGATCCTGAATATTTCATCGAGAATTACTGTTGGATCATCAATATTGATACAGGGTTGATCCCCTTTAAGATGTATGACGCATTCAAAGAATACGTCGATAGCATTCATAACAATCGGTGGACAATCCTGATGGCGAGTCGCCAATTAGGTAAAACAACGACTTCTGCTGCATATATTTTGTGGTATGTTCTTTTTAACAAAGAAGTTACTGTTGCAATTTTGTCAAACAAAGCTTCAACAAGTCGAGAAATTCTGTCAAGATTTCAATTGATGTACGAACATTTACCGTTTTGGCTCCAACAAGGTGTGGAAATTTGGAACAAAGGCAGTATTCAACTCGAAAACAAAAGCAAAGTCTTTACCGGCGCAACTACAAAGTCTGGTATTCGGTCTTCAAGTGTTAACATGTTGTACATTGATGAAATGGCGATCATCCCGAATAACATTGCAGAAGATTTCTTTGCATCTGTTTATCCTACCGTTTCCTCTGGTAAAAATACAAAAATCGTCATTACAAGTACCCCTCTAGGGTATAACCATTTCTGGCGTTTTTGGGATGGTGCCAAACGTGGAATGAACGGCTTCAATCCGGTATTCATTCCTTGGTACAAGATTCCGGGCCGTGATCAAGAATGGGCCGAGGATCAACTGCGTCAATTGGGGCCTGTTCGGTTTCGGGCAGAAGTTGAATGTGAATTCATGGGTTCCAGCAACACACTGCTTCCATTGAGTTCCCTCCAAAAGCTGACGATTGCCGATCCAGTTTCCAAAGTTAACGATGTAGATGTGATGATGTATCCTGAAAAAGAACACTCTTATGTCATTGTTGTTGATCCATCAGAAGGGACTGCTAATGACTATAGTGCCTTCTGCGTGATTGATATAAGCGAATTGCCCTATCGAGTTGTTGCAAAATACAGAAACAACACAATTTTGCCTTCCGTTTTACCAAATGTGATTCACAAAACAGCACTTTATTACAATTCTGCATACGTTTTAGTTGAAATTAACAAGGCCGAAGAAGTAGCAACCATTCTACAACAAGATCTTGAATATGAGAACTTGATCTATATTAGTCGTAAACCTCGTACCGGCCAAGTTCCTTTTGGAAGCGGAAAATCGTACTTAGGTGTTAAAACTGACAAAATCGTGAAGCGTGTTGGGTGTTATCAACTCCAAGGGATGATTGAAAACGATAAACTCATTGTTCAAGACCCGGACATTATCAGTGAATTCTCGACTTTTGTAGAAAAAAATGGTAGCTACGCTGCCGAAGAAAATGCTCATGATGATTTAGTCATGACTTTGGTTCTTTTCTCTTGGTTGGCATCGACACCTTGGTTTGCTGAATTGGCAAACGGAACTGGTTCGATTCGTGAAGCATTATATGATCGCCAACTCAAGGTTATTGAACAAAATCTCGTTCCGTTCTATGTAACTAATGGGAAAGAAAATATAGAAGCGCCTGTTATGGTGACAGAAACAGAAGTTTGGTATGCCGCAGATGATCCGCATATGCCAGCAATGTTGTTTGGAAATTGAGTGTTTTCTAACTATTTCGAAACCATTGATTTAATTCGGACAAAACTTCTCGGAGACTTTGCTAATGGCAACACAACTTTTATCCCCCGGTCAACAAATTAAAGAAGTTGATCTTGTCTCGTACATTCCGAGCGTACCATCTTCTGTTGGCGCTGGGGTTGCGTTTTTGCGCTGGGGGCCTGCTATGGTTCCTATTACTGTCTCTGGACAGAACAATCTATCTAAAATTTTCCTTCCTCCTGATTCAAACACATGGCAAGGATTTTTCCCTATCTGGAACTTTTTGGCATATTCTAGTAATGCGCTAGTTGTTCGAGTGGTGGGTTCTGGTGCTCGAAATGCTGTGCAGACAACGAGTGGATCGGTTAATCCTACGGTAACTATTACTGCTGGTGGAAGTGGCTACACTACTGCCCCGTTGGTCACGATTGCGCCTCCCGGTGTTGCCGGTGGAATCACTGCAACGGCGGTTGCAACCGTTAGTGGTGGTGCGGTTACAGCGATCACAATCACAAATCCTGGTGCTGGTTATACAACCGCACCACAGGTGACGATTGCTGCTCCTACAACCGGAACAACGGCTACTGCCACTGTGACGGTGACGATTGGTGGGGCAACCATTCTTAATACTAACAAATTTGTTCAATATTTCCAAGGTGTGAACACAAACATCTTTGGACAGTTTGTAGCTAAGTATCCAGGATCGTATGGCAACAACATTGGTGTGTCGTTGGCCGATTCTGCTTCTTTTGCAAACTGGTCTTTCAAAGGATATTTTGGATCTGCCCCCGGCACCAGTGCGTTTGCTGCTTCGGTAGGCGCTTCGAATGATGAAGTTCACGTTATTGTTTATGATGCGACTGGCGCAATTACCGGAACTGCTGGAACTGTTATTAAAGCGTATCCGTTCTTGAGCAAAGCTTCGAATTCCGTCAATACGGATGGAAGTGCTCTGTATTATCCTTCCGTTATCAATTCTGCTGACCAATACGCATGGATTATTGGTACTCCACAATCGAATGCTGATTGGGGTCAACCGGCAACTTCGGGAATGACATTTACGACGCTGGCGACTCCAATCACGGCTGTTTTGACTGGTGGCACCGATGACTATACTGGTGGCGACGGGGTTCTGGAACAGGGATGGTCACTCCTAGCCAATAAAGACCTGTACACGGCCAATCTCTTGATTAGTGGCCCCGCTTCGCAAACCCTTGCAAGCTATGTGGTCAATATTGCTGCTTCCCGCCGTGATGCCGTTGGGTTTGCTTCTCCGTTGAATGTGAGCACTGGTGGTCTCATTACAGATAATGATTTGACTGCTGCTGCCGATGTGATTGCGTGGCGTACTGGAATGCCTACTGGTAATGTTGGTAGCTATGGTTTTTACGACACCGGCTACAAATATCAACTAGATCCGTTCAATAATGTGTATCGTTGGGTTGCTTTGAACGGCGATATTGCCGGTTTGTGCGCCCGTACCGATTCGACAAATGCTCCGTGGTGGTCTCCTGCTGGTTATATTCGCGGCTCCATCCAAAATTGTTCGGCGCTTGCCTACAATCCTTCACAGGCAGATCGTGATGCTCTGTATCCTCAAGGTGTCAATCCTGTTGTCAACTTTGTTGGTGATGGTTTCATGCTCTACGGTGATAAGACTGGCTATGGCAAACCCGGCGCATTCAGTCGAATCAACGTTCGGCGTTTGTTCATTGTTCTCGAAACTGCGATTGCGAAGATGGCAAAATACAGTTTGTTCGAATTCAACGATGCAACGACGCAAGCCAATTTCCGCAATGCCGTGACCCCATATTTGCAAACTCTTGCAAGTCAACGGGCATTCAACACATCCCAAGACAAGGGTTTTGCTGTGATTTGCGATAGCACAAATAACACTCCAGACATTGTGGATAGTGATCAGTTTGTCGGAAGTATCTTGGTCAAACCAAACAAGAGCATTAACTATGAAACATTGAACTTTGTTGCTGTTGGAACCAGTGTTTCGTTCAGTAATGTTGGTGGCACATTCTAAACTAGGGATTAAAAAACTATGGCTAACATTTCAGATTTTAAGGCGGCTCTTGCCGGTGGTGGGGCGCGGGCAAATCTGTTTCAGGTGGGTGTTACATTTCCATCCTTTGTTTCGAATGGAGCATTGGCTTCCCGCCAGATTCAGCTATTAGCGCATTCTGCATCGCTTCCTTCATCTAAACTCAAAACCTTCGCTACTCCGTTTCAAGGTCGCTCGGTATACCAAGCTGCCGAACGAGAATTTGAAGACTGGAAAATCAGTATCTATAACGATACGAATTTCTCGGTTCGCAATGCGTTTGAGGAATGGATGAACTCGGTTCAAAATGCCGATTCGCTAAGTGGTATTTCGCAACCAGGGCTTTATCAGGTTCCTCTGCAAGTTTATCAACTGGATCGTTCTGGTGCAATTCTCCAATATTATGACATTCAAGATGCGTTTCCGCATGAAGTCGGAGCCATTGAACTCAGCTTTGGCGAAGTTAATGGAATTGAAACATTTGATGTGACATTTACGTATAACTACTTTGTAAACCCACAAATCCCCGCTGGTGCAGCAGTTACAGTCAATGTAAACGTCAATTTGCCGATTTGATTTTTGCCACTATAATAATAAAAATTTGTGGCATTTTGGAAGGGGGTTGGAAACAACCTCCTTTTCTTTTTGCGCTAACTACTGATACAAACTCGAATTTGGATTCAAAGGATTAAGTAATGGCATTCAAAGTGTTTGGCTTCGAAATCAAGAAAACGACGAAAACAGAAGAACCGCCGATGTTGTCGGTCGTTTCTCCGGCTTCGGACGATGGTGCGTTGCAGATGTTGGGATCTGGTGCGTCTGGATTCTACAATTCCGTTATTGATCTTGGTGGCGCAATCAGAAACGAAAACGATCTTATCAATCGTTATCGTGAAATTTCTATGTATCCCGAAGTCGATAATGCTATTAAGGATATTACATCAGAAGCCGTTTCACACGACGCCTCTGACGTTGCTATTCAACTCAACCTTGATAAGATTGAAACTTTGAGCGAAAACATCAAGAAAAAGATGATTGACGCTTTCAATGAAGTCGTTAATTTGATGGGCTTTAATGAACGTGGTGAGGATATTTTTGAACGGTGGTACATTGATGGACGCCAACATTATCAGATTATTCTCCACGAAAACACAACACTCGGAATTAACGAGCTTCGATACATTGATCCCCACAAGATCCGCAAAGTGCGGGAAATTCAGCCACATAATATTGACGGTGGTGTTGGTGCTATTGGTCTGGAAGTCATTGATGAATACTATGTCTACAATCCAAATGGTATTACAGAAACGGCTGCACAAGGGCTAAAACTGACTGTTGACAGCATTGCCTACTCAAATAGTGGGGTGGTAGATCCTAACACTGGACTGGTGTTCAGTCATTTGCAAAAGGCAATCAAGACCGCCAACCAGTTAAAGATGCTTGAGGATGCAATGCTCATTTATCGTTTGAGTCGTGCAGCGGAACGTCGATTGTTCCAAATTGATGTAGGTCACTTGCCCCCGCCCAAAGCCGAGCAATACGTAGCAGAAATGATGAATCGGTATCGTAATAAGGTGACTTACGATGCTCAGACTGGTGAAGTTAGGGATGATCGACGGAATATGTCGATGATCGAAGATTTTTGGTTCCCGAAACGCGATGGGCAAACCGGAACTACGGTATCAACTCTTGCTGGTGGTACTGCCAATCAACAGATTGATGATGTGCAATATTTCAAGGAAAAGCTTTATCGGGCCTTGAACATTCCTGTCAATCGTCTACAGCCTACAACCGGGTTCAATCTTGGTAAAGCTTCTGAAATTACTCGGGATGAACTGAAATTCTCCAAGTTCATTGACCGACTGCGTTCACGGTTTTCTACGATTTTTATTGCTCCACTTCGGGCACAGTGTATTTCAACGGGGATTCTCTCGGTTGATGAATGGGAAGAAATTGAAGGACTTATTAAGTTCCAATTCAGTAAAGATAACTACTTTTCAGAATTCAAAGAAAATGAAGTCCTCTCACAGCGCATTGCGATGGCCGGGGAGTTGGAACCGTATGTCGGGAAGTATTTTAGTATGGAGTTTGTGCGGCGTCAAATTTTCAAAATGAGTGACGAAGAAATTGAAAAAATGAAGGAAGAAATCAAGGATGAAGCGAAGGAAAACCCACAAATGCAGCAACAAGGACAACAAGGTGCTGCCACTGGTGAAGGTACTAATCCATTCGCACCATTGAATCCTGAACGGGACGTTGCGGAAGTTGAAGCGCAATCTAATCCCGATGATTCAAATTTAGATGGTTCAGACAAACCAGAAGACGAAGAAGACGACGATAAAGAATCACTTGACAAAGAACTCAAATTTTAAGGAAAAACCATGAACACACTTAAAAAATCTCTCCAAACCTTTTTCAAAGCTGCTTACCAAGGAAATGTTGCAGAAATGCACGCATCCTTTGATAAAGCCCTACGTGAGAAACTGGTTCCTATGCTTCAAAACAAGCAACGTGAAGTTGCACGAAAAATTTTTAAATAAAAATGAACTTCTTGGAATACGATTCTCACTCAATTCATGAAATTGGTGGGGAAGTCTTTATTGATGGGCGAAAATCTAGGCGGTTTTCGACTGCTGGCGAAGCACTTGCTTTTATGCGGAACTCTAAAGAAAGCAAGTATAAAGTTATGCAGGAAAGTCTGACAAGGCTAACAAGCAAGATTATTAGTGAAGATGTAAACCATATTCAATTGAGTAATGGTGATCTTCAAATCGCTTTGGATGAAGCCATTAACGAAGATTTATCCTTGAATCGGCTAACTATTGAACTTCGAAAGAGTGTAAATGATAACCCGTTCAGGAAATATCAGTTTGTTCTTGAAAGCGGTGAAAAAGTTTCAATAAGTGAACAAACTCTAAATAGAATAGTAGAATCGAAAAAAGTTCCGAAAAATCTACTCCAACTTATTCAATACGTCTAATACGTCTAAAGGTCTTTTATGGCTGCTGCAAAAATCCTCATTCTTAAAAATACAAACACAGAAGTCGTTGTAAAAGTGGTTGCAGATTCTGCAAACACTGCATCATCGACTGCGTTGCCTTTGAGTGGGTTCACAACGGCCACAGAAACAGTAACATCCCCAACAGTGAATATTAGGGGCATGTTGTGGTCTTCCGGTGCGGGTGGTTCCATCAACATTTATCGCGGTGGAAGTGCCGAATCAAACTTGGTTAGCTGCCTTAGTGGAAATGGATCTTTTAATCAAATGAACAACTTTGTTTCGGATAGTGATCAAAATTCTAGTGATTTGTTGGTCAATATGAGCCAATATGGGACTCTATATTTGCTCTTGGGCAAACAAAGTGGATATACTACAACTTATAACTCAGAACAAGCTGGTCAGGCCGCTTAAAGACATATGAAACTACTTATCGAACGTGTCGAAGAAACTAAACTCATTGTCGAAGATAACAATGGGTCAAAAAACTATTATATTCAAGGGCCATTCCTTCAAGGTGGTATCAAGAATCGTAATGGCCGCATTTATCCCAATGAAGTGCTTGATGAAAAGGTCAATGATTACATTGATTCGACTTTGAGTAAAAATCGGGCATGGGGAGAATTGGGGCATCCAGATTCGCCTCATATCAATCTTGATCGAGTCAGTCATCGAATTGTCGAACTGAAAAAAGAAGGCAAGGATTGGTATGGAAAAGCCCGCATTCTCGATACCCCAATGGGCCTGATTGCGCGTGGTTTGATGGATGGTGGTGGATCTTTGGGAGTCAGTTCACGCGGAATTGGGAGTTTGGTAGAAGATGGGGACGCTTCAATTGTTCAACCAGATTTTCTCATTTGCACTGCTGGTGACATTGTAGCAGATCCAAGTGCCCCGGACGCTTATGTTCAAGGAATCATGGAAAGCAAGGAATGGCTTTATGTCGATGGTCACTTTGTCGAGCGTCATATTGAAGCTGCCAAGAAACGTATTCAAAAAACCCCTTCTAAACGGCTACAGGAACAGGCCATTAAAGAATTTGAATTGTTCCTTCAAATGTTGTAAGAATCAAACTTAGATTCTCTCTAACTATTTTCATTCAACCATCCTATCTTTATAATCAAGGAAAATCATGACTCATTCTGAAACACTCAATGCCGATGCTTCACTGTTGGCTCAAATGCAAACCCGCACCGGAGCTTTTGAAGGCGCAAAGGCGGAAGGTCGCTATGTAGCAACTTGCTATGAACCAAGAAATGTTTCGGCGTACAACACGTTTAAAGCTGAATTGGAACAACTGGCAAAGGCTGGTGATGTAATTCGTGCTGCTAAATGCGCAACTGCAATGCAAGAAATGCTAGAAGTCGCGTGGCATGAAGAATATGATAATTTGGTGGTAACTAGTGGTAAAAACCTTGCGCTGAATACCTTGTTCATGGGATCTTCTTACACTGCCGCTTGGTATCTTGGCTTGGTGAATGGAGCAACAACCCCTACATTTGCTGCTACTGATACGATGGCATCCCATTCTGGATGGACTGAGTACACTGGTTATAGTTCTCCTACTGCGCGTGCAACTCCGACTTGGACGGCTTCCACTGCTGATAGCATTGTAACGAATGGTATGAGTTTCACCATGAATGCAACTGGTACTGTTGCTGGATCGTTCATGACCACAAACTCGACCATTAGCGGAACAACTGGTACGCTGTATTCTGCCGGTGCATTTACTGGTGGGAACCAATCTGTTACTTCAACTTCTACTTTGACTGTCACTTGGACAGGAACAGTATAATCCACATAATATACCGGAGGAAATAAAATGGCTTTGAAATTCAAATTGGGCGATAATGTTGCTCAGAACGTGGCCCCTGTCAAGGGTGTTGTTGTCGAAAAGACAATTGTTGGTGACGATGTTCTTTATCGTGTTGATTACAAAGTTGGCGATGAAAGCCACTCTCGTTGGTTTGCCGAAGAAGAAATTGAAATTGCGCAAGAATAAACAATTCACTTTGCGCTAAAAATCGAGGGGCAAGAACAAACGTTTTTGCCCCTTTTTAACTATTTTCACAGGAGATTTTAATGTCAAACTCAATCAAAATTTCTGTTGATACAACTTCTTTGGACGCAAGTATTGCTGCGGTAAACCAAAATGTATCGACCAATGCGGCGAAAGAACAAGCTTCACTCGCAGCACTTACTAGCCAACTTGGTAACGTACAAGCCGATGTACAAAACGAATCTAGTTTGTTGACCGAACTACAAACCACTGTAGCTGGACTTTCGGCACAAGTAAGCACGATTTCACACGCTCTGGAAAGCGCAATCCTTGCTCTTACAGGGACAGCCTCAACCCCTACTTCTGGCTCGACTGTTAGTTCTGGCTCAACTGCTACCTCTGGTTCCACGGCTACATCCGGCTCGACTGTTACTTCTGGCTCAACTGCTACCTCTGGTTCTGCTACCTCTGGTTCTGCTACTTCTGGCTCAACTGCTACCTCTGGTTCTGCTACTTCTGGCTCAACTGCTACCTCTGGTTCTGCTACTTCTGGCTCAACTGCTACCTCTGGTTCTGCAACTTCTGGCTCAACTGCTACCTCTGGTTCTGCTACCCCTGGTTCTGCAACTTCTGGTAGTGTAGCATCTGGAACCGATCTTTCTGCTAACTTGAAGCAATACGGAAAATCTCCACTTCCGTACACCAGCTTGGCTAAACCTGCAAAGGGGCAAACTGTAACCGACCCGGATACAGGACTAAAAATTACGCGCATTACAGACTGCGTTGCAGACTTTAATAACTTGTGCGTGGCTCCGGCGTATCCTACGGCAATGGCATGGAATTGCGATGAAAGCTATTTCATTCTGTATGTTCCCGGCTCTACAGCACAAAGTAATGGTCAGCAGGGTTGGGCGTTGTACAATGGAAAAACGTATGCGTTCATCAAATTTCTTGACATTAACCCAGGCGACATTGAGCAATTTTATTGGGATCATCAAGACCCCGCAACGTTGCGCTACATTGATAATCATCAAATGGGTAGTCAGAATTTGGCCGATCTTACTGCTATTAACGTAGAAACAGGTGTAAAAACAATCATTCACAGTTTCTTGCCAAATGGGTTGCCTCCTGGTTGCCCTGCAAATACGAACGTGGTTCGTTGCGGCTATCCGTTTGCCCTTGGCGTTAATGCAAATGGTGAGCGTATATGGGGGCTTGGTGCTGGTGGCCCTAGCGTTGCAAATGTTTCTGGCGAACTTGGTCTGTGGGTGTTTGGTTTTAACGAAAGTACCAAAGCATTCACCATTTACGACACTTCTGTTATTCCGCAGCCACAGGCTCGTGGATCGACACCATTTCCATCGGTTTCGGGCAAATACTTCATCTGGAATGCAGCAGTTGGTCTGGAATCACAACCAACAACACAATCTGCCGTCATGGATGCGGTTACAGGTAAGCTTGTTCGATATGTCCAATTTGATACGAATGAACATTGCGACACTGCAATGGATGCAAATGGTAATGATCTACTTGTCGGTTCACAATTCTCGCGTAATACAGGCGGCAATGGTAACGTCATTGTTGCAAATTTGAATACTGGTCTTGTTACCGTCGATGTGGGTGAATCAAGCGGTTGGGGTTATCCAGCTACAGGTAGTTTGAGTGGTGCTACAGCTTGGAAGAATCCATCGTGGGTATCGACTGCAATGACCGGAAACATTTATGGGACTGGCACAAACGGTGTAGCAACTCCAGGTTCAAATGGAAATAGTGGGCCTACTGCAAATCCGTGTACCATTCTTGACCAAGAAATTACACTAACGAATCTCACCAGTGGCGTTACTTGGCGAATTGCGCATCATCGCAGTACGGGCAATTATTCGAATGCTACGCAAAGTAATTATTGGGCACAACCTAATGTTACTTTCAGCACTAGCGGAACTCGTATTCTGTTCAATAGCGATTGGGGTTGCGGAAATCCTGCTAGCCCGACTTTGAACCCGAATGCTCCAGTTGACACCTATGTAATCGAACTGCCGTAACCAAATGGCAATTGTCCAATCTTCGGCGCTACAAGTTGTCAACGGGGCGCAGTCCGGCGCCGTCACGCTTTCTAATGTCACAGCGGGTAATGCAATTCTTGTCACGGCGTCGATCTTTTCGCCAACAGCCAATGATGCGCCGCTGGTTAAGGACGGCTCAACCACGCTGACGCAAGTCTCCGCCTACACGCCAGGCGGTAATTACTCCAGCGCCGTTGTTGCTTGGGAACTGAACGTCGCAGCGGGATCGCACATAATTACAGTGCAAATGACCTCTGCTGTAACGTCGGGGTACTATGTCTTCGCGGCGCACGAAGTTAGCGGGCTTGGCTCGACACAGCCAAGCGTCAGCACTACCGGCACCACTACGGGCACTACGCTTGCCCTATCCGGCGCAACACCAGCGCAAAGCGGTTGCATTATTTTCACGGCAATCGCTGACGATGGAGAAGGATCTAGCACTACGGCTACTGCCACCACACCAAGCGGCTATACGTCGCTGTGGCAGGAGATGAATGGGTCGAACTACCAGATTGGTGCGGCAGCTTACCAAGTACAAAGCACGCCTGCTCCGGTTTCGCCTTCATGGACAGCGCTAAATGCGGGCGGCGGCGCAGGGTGGGCTGCTGTTGCCGTGGCGTTCGCTCCTTCGGGGTCAAGCGGTCTTTCATCCTCAACCACAGAAGCGGCTAGTGCAGCAGACTCAAGTACTGTGATCAATTCAGGCCCGGTATTGCAGAATGAGTCTGCTTCTGCGGTTGATACTATTACACAGAGTAACACTAGCTTAAGTTCAACCACAGAATCTTCTAGTTTAACAGATTCTGGCGCAGCAGTCAATTCTGGAAGTGGTTCGCAATCAATTTTAGCATATGCATCTGTTGCTGCTCCAAATAGCACTAGCACGACAAGTCCACTGATTACAACAGGTATTACGACCCCGGCATCAGGTTCGACCATCATTGTTAATCTGTTGACACAATCGACTAGCACTGCACCTGTTTCGAATTTCTCGGATAGCTACGGCAATACATGGACGCTGGTGGCGACGAATTACTACGCCGGTGGCACAGCGGCAAATGGGGAGTTTCCGAGTTACCTGCTGAAATGCGTTAATGCTAAAGGTGGCTCAAACCATACATTCCAACTTGTCAAAAATTCGGTGCAGGATGAATGCACGATCTACGCCGTTGTGCTTAACGGCGGAAACATCGGCAATTGGACGGTGGACACCACAGGCACGTATTCAGGCACCGTTACAACATCGGGTGCAAACAGCGCTGTGTTGTCGTTTTGGAGTCCAAACGATACGGGCGTAGCTGGGTACACAGACAACTATCATGCACCTTCTGGCTGGGTGCAGATGGCGAACAACAACAACGCCGATAACTCAATGTCAGGCGCGGACGCCTATCTGGCGCCGGTGGCCAATGCAGGCACCGTAGTAACGGCCACATGGACGGCAGACAACACGGGCGGAGGGATCAACCCAGGCCAGTGCATGTACATGGTTGAAGTTCTTGCCTCAACAAATCCAAACGTCAACGCATTCTCCGTTGAATCCGGAACAGGTGCTGATTCCAATGCTGTAGCTGTTATCAAAGCGGTCACACAGCCCGAATCTGCTACTGCGGTTGATACCATCACACAGAGTAACGCGAACTCAATCTCAACCACAGAAGCGAGTACAGCAGTAGATGCGTCAGCAGATTTACTATCGGCAACTGCCACGGTCTCTGAATCGGCCAGCGCATCAGACTTTCCATCTTTGGGGTCATGGAAAATCCTGCAAGTGCTGCAAAACACGGAGAAGTGGCACGACACAGGATGGGCAACCGCAACCACGAACGTAACTGTTGCAAACGGCGATTCGCTTATTGTGATGATTCAGTGTTGGAATAGCAACAGTGTCGGAGCTACTTACCAGCCGGTGATGACCCCAACGCCGCTGACGACGATCTATGACCCGGAATCCACCTACATCGGAACATCGGAACCAGTCTATTGCCAAGTCTTTGCTGCGTTCAATCTCGCAGCCGGGACTTATTCCATCACCCCTCCAAATGTTGAACCGGGATCTGGCGATGGCGATATGTATGTGTTGCACGTGTCTGGTATTTCGGGAGTTCGTGCGAACACACTTGGAACGGATCACCAAGGATCGGGCACTACCGGAAATCTGACCAGCACTACATCGACGCTAGGAAGTGGTGCTCAAGCGGGAGATTTGGTCGTTGGCATTGGCGGAACGGACAACAACACAGAAGTTACCACTCTGACAGTCTCGACGCCTAGCGGGTGGACGAACCTCGCAAAACAGACTGATGGAACCAATTCTCCGCCGTCAAGTTTTGACTACACCACAGCAACGGGTGGATCACAATCAGCAACGTGGACATGGCCTGCCGAATCAAGCCCCGTTGCTGATTCTGCGGTTGTTGCATTTGTTCCAATTGGGGGTGTCCAAGAATCGGTCACACAATCCGAATCTGCTACTGCGGTTGACACAATTGCAAAATCTACATCAGTAACAAGTGCGCAACTCGAATCTGTTACTGCGGTTGATAGTGAATCCTACACATTTTTACAATCGTTATATCAGGTTGAATCGGGATTATCTTCGGATAGTTTGATTCCACAAGTATTTTACAATTTAACGATCAATGAAATTGGGTCTTTGGTTGATTCTGTATTTCAAAGTAGTTCGTTTGTTTCATCTTTAACTGAAATTGGGTCTTTGGCCGATTCTGTAGCCCAAAGTAATTTGTTTGTTTCATCTTTAAGTGAAATTGGGTCTTTGGTTGACGCAATTCAAGTGAGTGGATTATATCCATCTTTCCAAACAGAATCAGTTACAGCTATTGATTTAACAGTGAATGGAGCCTCTATACCGTTGACACAAACAGAAACAACGAATGCAACAGATTCTCAATCACCAAGCTCTATTTTATATGCTGCGCAAGTGGATGCATCGGGGGCACTCGATTTTTCTGTTCAATCTGCGACAATTCCTGTTTCCATTACAGAGTTGTCATCTGCTTTAGATTCTGTGTTGGGGTATTCCAATATTGGAGTATTGAGCAACGAAACTTCAACTGCAACAGAATCATCAAGAACTGGAAGTTCTTCTGTACTGTTTGTGAACGAAGGTGGATCGTTGCTTGATTCGTCAAACACTTTGATTTCCAACGCAGTACAAAGTTTAGAGCATTCAACACTTCAAGATGTTCAATCATCATTGGCAACCCTTTATGCTGCAATAAGCGAAGGGATGGCTGCTCAAGATTCGCCAATTTCATTTGTTGATTATTTTGTTTCCACGAACGAAAGTGCGTTGTCTAGTGATGCACAATCGAACAACGGATCTATTTATGTTTCTTTGAGTGAATCACTCAACGCATCAGATAATCAACTTCCTGCCGCGTTGATTCGGTTGTCTCAAACAGAAACCGGAAACTCTTTGGATGTGATTTTCAATGTTACAGGCTATTCGGCTAATTTAGTAGAAGCAGGAACTCTTGGTGATTCGCAATCTTCGGGAACTTTGATTGGGAACATCCAAAATGAATTTGGATCATTATCTGATAGCCAAGCGGCTGTTCTCGTTTTTCACTTGGAGCAAAATGAAAATTCATCGGGGCAAGACATTTCTGTCAGTTATGCGTTGATTTCTGGAAATAGTGTTGAGTTTTCAAATGCTCTGGATTCAAGCAACTCAAGTGCCAGTATTCCTCTTTTTCAAACTGAATTTGCTCAAGCACTAGATTATTATGTTGGTACTTTGTTTGGTAATCTGAACAATTTTCCATCATCCTATGTGGCAAATGCAAAGAATAACTACAGTAATGTGGTTAACGCAAACAATAACTACATATATGCAGTCTTTTACACGTCGAACTCCCAATGAACATTCCACTTTTCCGTTCTAAGTATCCTACAGAACCAGTAACTTTGCTTTTCAATTTTGGGCCTGCTTTATCAAATGGCACAACATTGGTTTCTGCATCCATTGCCGAAATATCAGCGATTAACGGACAAGACCCGGCTTCTTCTGCAATGATTATCGGCAATCCTTCTATTTCCACAAATCCGATTACCCTTTCAAATGGGACGATTCTTCCTCCTAATACTACAGTTTTGGTATCGGTGAATAACGGCTTGGATGGGTTGGACTATTTGATTGTTGTGCAAGTAACAACATCAGTCAATGGATATTCCCCTGTTTGCCGTGGAATATTGCCAGTAAGACGCCTGTAAAAAAACGAAAAATCTTTTGCTTCTAACTATTTTCAGATAACCCTATGTTTAATGGAGACTTTTCAAAATGAGTCGATCAATTCAAGACGCTTTGCTTCAAGTTCTAAACGAAGAAGAAGATAAAGCCGAAGTTACAATCCCGGCAAAAAATGCCAAGTCAGAAAACAACGAAGAAGACAAAGACGTTAAGGATGCCGATAAGGTTGATAAGGACATTGCTGATCGTACTGCCGGTTCCGATGAATTGGACGATGACAAAGATGACGAGGAAGACAAAAAAATGAAAGAAAAAAGTGTTTCTGATTTTGCCGAGTCTACCAAGAAGAAACTCAAGGAAGATCGGATTGACGACATTATGAAGTTCGAAGACGGTACTCTGTCTGATGAAGAAAGCAAGAAGCTGATTCAGTCAATGATTGATGATGATTCTGTGTGGAAATTGCAAGGATTTTATGGCCGCACTGCTGCTGCTGGCCTCAAGAATGGAACATTCAAGGCGACTACCGATACTGCAAAGCGGGTTGCCGGAAGAATGAATGAAGACATTGAAAATTCTTTGAATGACGATGATGATGACGATGCAACTAACGCTGACGGATTGCCGGTTGACGACAATGATGATCTGAAAATCGCGGAAGGCAAACATAGTGGCCTTTGGGGTGAAGACTTCGACTTCAATGATGAAGATGAAGATGATGAAGATGATGAAGATAAGAATTCCCCGCCTAAAGAAGATATTGGCGAAGAAGCCATTCCTGATGGGCGCGGTAAGGGCTATAGTGCTGCCGATGAAAACAAACGTATCCGTGCTAATGGTAAGTACGATGATGCTGATAATGCGCGTCATAACGAAGACGACGATGAAGAAAAGTTTGACAAAGTGAAGTCGGAAACCGAAGGTGTTGGTGGTAACGTTGACCCCGAAGCGACTGCCGAGAATGATCGTATCAAACGCAATTATCGTGATAATAGCCGCAGTGCCGCTGATCGGCCTCCTGGATATGACGTGAAAGTCACGGAAGGCCATTTGAAAGCATTGTTTGGCGACAACGAAACATTGACGGAAGAATTCAAGACACGTGCTTCGACCGTGTTCGAAGCTGCCGTGAAAGAAAACGTGAAAGCTCAATCGAAAGTATTGAAAGAGCATTATACGAAGGTGTACTCTCGCAAACTGCGGGAGCAATTTGATGGGCTTGTGGATAAACTTGATGGATACCTCGGGATTGTTGCCGAGACTTGGATGAAACAAAATGAAATTGCCCTAGAAAGTGGTATGCGTTCTCAGATCACCGAGAATTTTGTGCGCAATATGAAAAATGTCTTTGAACAGAACTATATCGAACTTCCAGAAGAAAAAGTAGATTTGGTTCGTAGTCTCAAGGCCAAGACTCGTAATATTAACACAAAATTGAACGAAACCACAGAACAATTGGTTGCTGCTCGGAAGGAAATTGCCGGTCTCCACCGCAAACAAATTCTTGGCGAAGCATCAGTTGGTCTAAGTCAAGCGCAAGCTGAAAAGCTTGGTTCGTTGGTGGAAGGTCTTGATTTCACTGATGCTACAGAGTTCAAAAAGAAGGTTGGGATTCTTAAAGAATCGTATTTCCAACGTCCTGCGAACAAACGTGCTTCTGCACCTGTAGATCCGGTGAGTTCTGTACAAGAAGCTGAGTTGATCAGCGAAGATGTACGGGCAATTGCCAATACCATTACCAAAATGAACACAAGGTAATTTGTTTCATTCAAAAGTCAAAAACTACAAAGGAAAATCATGACTGATACTACTAATCGTGCTGCACTTGTTAAAAAGTGGAAGCCCATTCTGGAACACAAGGACATGCCAGCGATCAAAGATCGTTTTCGTGCCGAAGTGACTGCCGTTCTGTTGGAAAACCAAGTCAACGAAATGCGCAAGAGTCAAGCGGTGTTGTCCGAAGCTGCCCCTGCCAACTCGGATGGTTCATTCCCCGATGCTGGTGGTGTTGCTAAGTTCGACCCCGTATTGATTTCTCTGGTTCGCCGTGCAATGCCTCAACTGATTGCATATGATATTTGTGGTGTCCAGCCAATGACTCTGCCTACCGGCTTGGTCTTTGCCATGAAATCGCGTTATACGAGCCAAAGTGGTACGGAAGCTCTGTACAACGAAGCTGACACTGGATTCAGTGCTGATCTGGGTACAAGCCAAACAGGTAACAACCCTGCTGTGTCTGGTTATAGTGTCATTACTGGTCAATCTACGGCGGTTGGTGAAGCTGTTGGTTCCACTGGTGGTGGTACGCTGAATCAAATGGCGTTCAGTATTGAAAAGACTACGGTTACTGCGGTAACTCGTGCTTTGAAGGCTGAATACTCGATTGAACTGGCTCAAGACATGAATCGTCTTCATGGTCTGGATGCCGAAGCTGAATTGAGCAACATTCTGTCTGCTGAAATCGTTGCTGAAATTAACCGCGAAGTGGTTCGTAGCATGTATACCACGGCTCGTGTTGGTTCGCAGAACCAAACCGCAACCGCTGGTGTATTCGATCTGGATGTGGACTCCAATGGCCGCTGGTCTGTTGAAAAGTTCAAGGGTATGATGTTCCAAATCGAACGTGAAGCGAACGTTATTGCGCAACAAACTCGTCGGGGCCGTGGGAACTTCATCCTGTGTTCTTCGGATGTGGCTTCTGCTCTTGCAATGGCTGGTGTGCTTGACTACGCTCCTGCGCTGGATACCAAGCTGGATGTTGACGAAGCTTCGACCACGTTTGCTGGTGTGCTGAATGGCAAGTTCAAGGTGTACGTTGACCCGTATTCTGCGAACCTTGGCGTCAACCCTCAGTTCTTCATGGTGGGCTACAAAGGCGCTTCTGCGATGGATGCTGGGATGTTTTACTGCCCATACGTTCCACTGCAAATGATGCGTGCTGTTGATCCTAATTCGTTCCAACCCAAGATTGCTTTCAAGAGCCGTTACGGTCTTATCGCAAACCCGTTTGCCTTGGTTGACCAAGGTGCTTCGAGTGGTATTGGTGCTCCCGGATCGAATTACTACTTCCGCTTTAGCCAAGTCAAGAACATCCTGTAATCAAGGGTAGTTCAAGACTAAAAAGCCGCCTTCGGGCGGCTTTTCTTTTTGGTCAAATAAGATCAATCTAGTACGTAGGCAATTGTCCCACAATCGTAGATGATACTGTATCCCATTGATTTGACAATTTCCCATTCTGTACGTGGATCATCTTTTGATTCTGCTATTTTGTACTTCATGAATTGAGACCGATGATACCTCTTATCATAGCTCTTGTCGAGATACCAATATTGAGGCTTGTTCACCCTCACCTGTTTGAATCCGTTCTTTAGATAGACGTTTCCAATACTCCAACGTCTGTTTGCATAGGATATGATTTTTTCGTTTGGATGGTTCTTCTTGAACTCTTTTAGTAGCTTGCTGAATCCACCAACAACGTTGAGATATTGACTTGTGCAAAATCTCGATAGCTCCCAATCGACATTATGATCAAATCGAGATTTGCAAAATGTCATGAGTGCAACGAGTTCGTTCTTGTATTCTAAACCAATACTCAAAGTTGATTTATCGGTTCCTTGAATATGGTTTTTCAGAAGAAATGCTTTCTTTTGTTCATTGCTTGGGTAAACGATCTTGCATTGGCGTGCTCCAATTCTTTCATTTTGACCAAGTTTTGACATGATAATCGACTTGACAATATCTTGTTTTTGCTCCCATTCATCACTGAAAACCTGAATCAAAAACACTCCATTTTCTTGCGCTTTAAGTGTTTTGTTCAAATGATAGCGATGATCCTTTCTCAGAGCATCACGTTCTTCATCGGGAATGTATCTGTGGTAATAGAGACCGTTGTATTCGATTCCAACCTTGTAGTCTGGAAGATAGAGATCAATCTCAAAACCTTCTAAGATTCCACGATTATCCCATTGAACACGGATTCCAGAGTTTTCCAACCATTCGCCCAAATCGGTATGGCCTTTAGAGCGACGTACAAATTTTCTCGGATAGGAGTTCGGTTTTTTTGGTTCTATGCCATAGACATTTTGCAAGTAGTTGGCGACAACTGAATCAGAAACGCCAATTTCATCTGCGATAGCTTGGTAGGTTTTACCTTCTTGAACATACTTTGATACTAGAAACTCTTTGTCTTCCAACAAAGTCTTTTTATCATCTGTAACTGTGTTGTATTTCTTGCCGTGAAGACCAAATTGCTTGCATTTCTTGATGACTGGTACTTCACTCAAGCCAAATTGTTTGCCAATGTCTTTGTAGCTCCTACGCTTGATGATGCGTTCTTTGTAGAGCCAATCCTTGTTGCTCAGGTGATCCCATGCATCCTGAGACATTGAACCTCTCTCGGACTTGCAGGATGGATTGTTACAAGTCAAGGCCAGTTCATCAGATCCACGGTTGAATCCCACTAGAGCATGACATATAGGGCACCGTGGGAAGGATTGTTCTGTCAACCCGGTCTCTGCTGCCCATCTGCGTAGTTTGAGGGGGTATCCTTCCATCCAAGGGGTCAAGGCATGGATCTGATTCAACAGATCGTGCCTGTGTTTGCTAATGGTGATGTTCGATACTCCATCCCACGGAAACATGCTGATGTTCAAATTTCCTTATCCATGACGTAATCCACAGCGTCACGAAAATTCTCAAAGAATCTAGTGATCAGTCCATTTTTTTCATCGACTGCCCATTTAGTGCGACAGAAGCAAACCTTTTTCGGGTTTGCTTGATAAAAGTTGATCCGGTCTGTATCGGTGCGTTCAGGCTTCACAAATAGGTTGCTCAGTTCACTTCCGTTGTTCAGCATGGCAGAAAATTGATTATTCACTATATTCCCCTGTTAAGTGCGATTTTTCAGGTTCTTGGTTCGGGCCGAATCAGCATAGATCGGAACCGCCAAGCGCTTAATATACAATTCCCTAGCAAAGATTGCCAAGACCACTAGGGATACAAGGATTTGAGGAATTGATTGGAACATGATCACACCATCATAAAAGGAATTGAGACTGAGGCAACTTGTGCCCCACCAGTGGTATTGTACTTGATCGTACCGCCCTGAGCGTAAGGGATGTACCCATACGCATCGGCAAGATGTGCATTGCTGCCACCAGGATTCAAGGACGAATTGTACTGACTGATGAATTTCCTGAGATTGGATTCCGTTGGCCGACCATAGAAACTTTTCCATTCCATCGGTTCGGTCTTGGCTGTCTTCCAACCAACATCCTTGACAAGCACGTTGTAGATCAGTTGGACAACGTATTTAGGGGCGTAGGACTTGCTCATGATTAACTCCTGTATCGAATTGACAACTAAAGTATACTCCACTTCACAACTTTGTCAAGAGATTTTTTGTACTTCCTCAATGTGCTCTTGACCTACACCTAAAATATACTTCATTTCACAACTTTGTCAAGAGCTTTTTTTCAGCGCATCTTTAACATACTTCAAATTTTCCTTTTCAAACATGACTGCCGAACCGTTGAACCAAGCTTCTGAACTGGAACGAAAGGCACTTTGAGGAACATTCCCAGCTTCATAAACTTTGATATGCTGATTTACAAATCTATTGTAGGCATCCAAAATCGTCTTAACTGGATCATTTGTTGATTCTGGAAAATATTTATGAAAGATTGCTATTGCCGAAGGATCTTTTGCTTTCAGTTTGTTGAGAATTTGGTTAATTGATTCTCTGTTTTCGGCACTTTTAGTAGTACCATTAGGGTTTAGATTACTCCAAAAACTCGCATCAAATTGGGTCATTGACATTGTATCTGACGTTGCACTATCCCCAACGTCAAATTTATCATCTGATGCTACATCTTTCATGTCGCTCACCGCGATCTTGGTTCCGTTGAATGGAACGACACAATATACTTTACCATAGTATTCTGCTAGTACACTATTTGTTGCCATGATGATACTCTGTTTGCGTCTAGGCATATTCATTGATCTAGCTGCCGAACTATCATCAATCATAATATTATAATAATCATAGAAATTCTTACTACGCCGTTCCCCTCCAGAAGTCACAATCGAATACCGTGGGATACTTGAATCGGAATCACTTCCACGATAGAAATGTTGGATATTTCCTGACTGCAAAGAATTCGAACAATGATCTTTGAGTGCCTTGACAGCATCTTGCAACATGAGAGCTTGATAATTGTTCGATTCTTTAAGGTATTCTTTGAATGATTGCATGGTGTCTAGGACGGTAAAGGTACGTCATAGTTAGGTTTCTCGATCCTAGAATAATACAGGAAAGGCACTGCCTACACCAAAAACTGCCATGCGCCCAACGCAACTACTTTTCGTAGGTCTTATTCATAATCTTGTGTTTACTCTGAAAGTTTTGACAGCGCAGATTGAACTGCAAGTTTAGTATTGTGAACTCCATTCTCGTATCCTTCTTGATATACATCACACAATGCCGTATACACCATTTGTGCGGATCGGAAGTTGGGAAGCCGTAGCGTGTATGACGATGAGCTGGTTTCGTAAATAGCAAGTCCAGCTTCATCTTCCACAGACCCTTCCCATTTGAATTTTATTGTGTCTTTCATTTCAGTCTCCGTCATCATGGTCAAGGAAAGAAAACACCGCTATTCCAGCCAGTATGAGGCTTGTGAAAGCCCAAAACGCTTCTTGGATACTCTGCGCTTCCGCAAGCCAGATCAGGCAACCCATGAATGCGGCAAGTGAAACCGTGGCAATCAGTCGGTCAAGCATGGCGTTTTCCTTTGTTTGTAAGCGCCATCAAGTATCGACATTCAAACGGGTTCCCCGGTGTCGGTTCGCCGCGATAATCTAGCAAGTCCTCGGAAATAGTGCATCCATTACAGCTATCGCTCCAGTGGATGCAACGGCCCGAGCATGTCTTACTGTCCAGTACGTCACACGACACGCTACAAAATTCATGGGTAGTTAACGTTTGCTCCATTGTCCTTTCGCGCCAAGGTTCTAGCGCAACCATCGCTTCCACTCTAGCGTTGGATTCTTCCATCGTGATACCTTCCGACCTTTTTGCTCGGCCCGTTGTTAGTAGTAGGCTTTCGAGAGCTAGAGCAAGTCGCTCGGCTTCTGCTTTATAATCTTCATTCATTGTCGTCTTCAAGGATATGCCTAGATGCGCCATCGTCGGAAATTCGAGAACCACTATATTTATGCCGTGAAAGTAGAGCGCGAATTTCTTTCGTACAACTTCCGCAGTTCCGATAGCGTCTTGTACGCAAAATCTGGGTACTCGAATCCAGGAAACAGCGTGCAAACGGAATCTGCGAGTATGTTGTCGTCGTCGTAAACTTCTGCAAGTCGGGTACTGCCCTTTGCGGGGTAACTTTTCAGGTATTGTTCTGCTTCAAAACTGTTCATGGCCAACTCCTTATCAATGTCTACAACTAAATTATAGACTACTAACAACAAAAGTCAAGAAAAGATTTCTCGATTCACGGAAACTACAGCACTATCGGAGATCTTGGCACTTCCATAGACATGAGAATCCCCAAAGATTCGAGCATAACCGAAAATCTGAGCATCACCGAAGATTCGAGCATCACCGAAGACACGACCAGCATCGAAGACCCGAGCAAAACCGTAGATCATCGCGTTACCGTAGACCCTAACATTTCCGTAGACCTTAGCATTTCCAAAGACATGAGCATTTCCAAAGACTAGAGCACGACAAAAAACCCGAGCATTCTCGTAAACCCGAGCCTTCCCAAAGACCCGAGCATCCCCATAGACCCATGCGTTACCAAAGATCCGAGCATTCCCATAAATTATAGCATTCCCAAAAATCCGGGCGTTCCCAAAGACCCAAGCATCCCCGTAGACCCAAGCATTTCCGAAAACTTCGGCCCTTCCATAGATCTGAGCATTCTCAAAGACCCAAGTGTTCCCGAAGACCAGAGCATTCCCACAGACCTCGGAATCCCCAGAGACCCGAGCGTTTTCGGAAACCCGAGAATTCCCGTATACCCGCGCATCGTCGGAGACCCAGCATGATCCCCGATGACTCAAATTCTTTTCGGATTCAATATAGCCGCCTTTGTCTCCAGTACGAACATCACCGAAATCGCGCAAAGCGCGGATACGGCAGAGAGTGTGACCATTAACTTCAATGGTTTCATCTTTCAACAGTTCGTACTTAACCATGACCAACTCCTTATCAATGTCTACAAGTAAATTATAGACCGTCTACCAAAGAAGTCAAGAAGAAATTTCTTGATTCCCTGAAATCAAAGAGTCCCCAGAGACCCTAGCATTTCTGTAGACCCAAGCATTCTCGGAGACCTGAGCATTGCCAAAGACCTGAGCATTTTCAAAAACATGGGCATCCCCACAGACCTCAGAATTCTCAAAGATCTGAGGATTCCCATAGACACAAGCATCCCCATAGACTAGAGCATCCCCAAAGACCCGAGCATCACCGTAGACCCAAGCATTTCCAAAAACTTCGGCCCTTCCATAGATCTGAGCATCCTCAAAGATCCAAGTGTTCCCGAAGACCAGAGCGTTCTCGTATACCTCACTATCCCCAGAGACCCGAGCATCCCCATAAATCATAGAATTCCCAAAAACCCGAGCATCGCCGCCGACCCAAGCGTTCTCGGAGACCCGAGCATTCTCAAAGACCCGAGCATCGTCGGAAATCCAGCAGTCTCCATCTTGACTCAAATTGTCTTCGGATTCAATGTAACCGCCCTTGTCACCTGCACTAACATCACCGAAATCGCGCAAAGCGCGGATACGGCAGAGGGCGAGACCATTGACTTCAACGGTTTCATTTTTCAACAGTTCGTACTTGTTCATGACCAACTCCTTATCAATGTTTACAACTGAATTATAGACCAATCTCAAGAAATGTCAAGCCCCTATTCAGAACGTGGTCACATCCTTGACAATGACACTACGCGGTAGGTGTGTATCCACAATGCTTTCATCCCCGTTATCGAATCCAGAACTACTTTCAATTAGTTGGGTAGCAGTATCGGCAAATGAACTTTCAACAGCGGTTCTATTATATTTACTTATTTTTCTGTCCTTGACGTAGGCATCAAGTCTGGCGGATACCAGTGGAAGAAGTGAGCGCATATACTTACCAAGTTTTTGTTGGTTTGGCTGAAAGAACAAATGTTCAGCCGAAGTGAAAGATGATTGGACAGTTACATAATATTCGCCGTCATGCTTGTTAAGATATTTTTTGAACCTGTCTGTGTTTTCGTAATCACCTGTCCACGATTGAAGTTTGTTTAAGCCTGTATTCAAGGAAAGTTGCTTGTTTTTCAAAAGTTCAGAAAGTTTTTCAGATTTTTCTTTTCCTGTCTCTGCACTTTGGTAGATAGTTTTTTCTTTATCATTCAAAAATTGTAGAAGATGACGTTCATGATAAATTCGATACAGCGTCGAAGATCCTGGTTGGTAATTAGGTATCTTTTTTCTAAGTTCAAGAATTCCTTTAATATATTCGTTTTCTTCCGAATCTTTGAAGGTATTTTTCATGTATGTACCTTGAAACCACTCATAGATAAAATCGCCATATTTAGTCGTATCAAATAAAAAGTCACGAAATTCTGAGTCTGATTCTGGAAGATCGTATGATTCTAGCAAAAATTCTTTGAATGAAAGCATGATGGTCTATGGTTTGGTAAATATCTTCTAGTTATAATTTCCGATTTTGAAGACGGGACTAATTGATTTTCCGTCCAAAAGAGAATTACCTTTGCAAATGCTCCACGCAACGAACCCGCGCTTGATACATTCCTTTTCTGCGATTGCAAAATGCGTTTCTCTGCTGTTCCGGGCATCTAGGATGACGACACTGCGATCGCCACAAGCTTCGAACAGAGAATTCGATTCAAGGCCATAATTGTAAAATTGGGCATAGATCATGATTTCTCTCCGCGTTTGATGTACAAATGAATTATAGACCGCCCACAAAAAATGTCAAGCTGTATCTGTGACTAACGCAAGTCCTTGTGCTACGACCCTGTTGTTGTGTAACGTCAGGCATTGCTTGCGGTTCCCGGCTGGGTTGTAAGAAATATGAATCCATCCGGTATCACCATGCAGATTCTCCAGCAAAAGTTGATCATAGTCAAGTGACCCTGCTAGGTCTGTGGCTATTTCAAGAAGTCTAGCCCGATCAGCGTTGGGGAAGAAAAAGTCGGCTGCTTGACCCAGATAGTGCTGCGAATGCTTGGCCGATGCTGCCACATCCCCTGGCCTACGGAACCCCGAAGTGATCTGCATAGTAGGATACTTGGCATAGACCTTTTCCGTGACGTTGTTGGCGTGCTGAACAATGTTGGTTGCTATCTGAGGCGGTGTCAGTCCAAACTGGTTGATCAATGGCCTTGATCCATTCTTAGTGTAGGTTCCCATTGTGAAATTCGGGCTAATCTGCAAGGACGGCGGATATGTCTTCATTCCAGAAATCTTGGAACAATCAATTACAGTTCCTTTGATTGTGCTTGTTGGTGTTGCTGCTGGAGCTACAGTGATTTTATCAGTCTGTAAGACAGACTTTCCGACATTTCCCATAGCCACCTGATTCTGGACAAATGCAGTCGAATCTCCCGAGTCGGGTTCATCATAGTTCTGCATCACAGTTGACGATGCAGTTGGGGTGTACAATGGATCAAAAGTTGGTACTGGATTGGACGCCGTTGCCAGAGTCCCTAGAACACTGTTGAACGAACTTGTACCGCTTTGTGTGTACATTGCCGCACCATCCTCATTGATTGTTCCCCCAGCAACAACGTTCATGTTACCGGATGCCTTGGTGTCAAAGTCTCCACCATAAGCTTCCATTGAAATAGATTGTGCTTTCAGAGCGAAAGATCCTTGCACATTTTGTGTCATGTTGCCTTGACATTCGAGATTGACATTTCCGGCAACATACAGATTCAGAGAATTTTTGATGTAGACTGATTGGCTACCGTCGATTGTGACTGATGCGTTACCCTTGATGTAAAGAAATCCATTGCGTTCAAGAATTTCGTAATTGTCTCCAATGATGCGTGTGACCAAAGTTCCATTGCAGTCAATTTCCCGAAAGGTTCCCGAACGATGGTATTCATGAATGCGTTCACTGTGAGGGGTATCGTCGTACTCGATCACGTGGCCCGATTCTGTGGCATATACCTTGTTGAACGGATATTGAGCATTGTATGGCGTGTGTGGTTGATCCCATGTTGCAAGACCGTGTGGATCTGCCGGGATGCCAGTGATTCTCGTATTGTTCTTTTTGAATACAATCGTTGAACCAAGTTGCTCTGCTCTGGCTAGTCTGTTAGTGTCTGGTTCATTGTAATAGGCAGGCCATTTTCCATCTGGATCAACAAATCCTTGTGATTGTGACGTATAAGCTGATTGTTGGCTTGTAGAATTACTGACACCAGGAACAAAAGGTGCTACAGTGGCATTAGAAGGGGCAGGAACGGCCCCGGAAGATGCTGGTGTCACTGTGCCCGTGGATGAATCTGGAACCCCACCAGACAAGAAATAAGACTGTTCCTTGCTTCGACGATTAAAGAGACCATTGATTGTGACCAAAGCGCCATTCACATGCCCCTTATCCCAATCGAGGAAGTGTTCTGCTGCTTCGTGATACTTGGCACTGTCCAAAACTGATTTCAGTGTCGAACCGCTAAATGCTCCTGAACCGATGTTGTAAGCTAAGGAACAACAAGCATCGAACATCTGTTGCGTTAGCGGTGCCTGAATAGTTTGGACGATTGGAACAGTATTCGATTGTAAAAATTCCGTGAATGCTGCTGTAGCTTGAGATTGTGTGATGACTTGATTGGCAACAACTGGAGAACCATTGATCGAAGTTGAACCGTACCCGATTGTCCATACTCCTACGGAATCCTGATAGGAAGTAAGACGCAAGGATTCAAAGCCTTGGATCAAACTAACCCCGGCTTCCGAAATTGTCATGGCCGATGGACTACTGACCCCCAATGTTGGCAGGGTGCTTGCACTAGATGGAACAGGCGGTGTGAAAGCTGGTGGCGATGATGGTGGTAAGGGGTTGACAGGGGTTGGGGCTTGACCATCCGACAAAACATTGATGTTATTATTCCCAATGGTCTGAAATTGATCGCTTTGTGGAATTCCCCCAATCGTTCCGAGAACAATAGGGTATTGTTGGAATGGATCAGCGAACACAACCAAAACAGTCGAACCTTGTAAGACACCTGTTGGACTGCTTCCAATCCCATTCAAGGATGCATCACTGATTCCAGCCACGACAACAGCCCAAGGCAAGTCTGCTGTTGGTAATTCGTTTTTGTCGGCAGTGTGGAGGCCATGAATTCTGACCTGAACGCGACCATCCTTTAATGGATCATTTCTGTTTTCGACAATTCCAGTAAAGTACGTTTGCATTTTAGCAGTCTCGGGATAGTTCTATGATGCATTCATGCTTGTTAACCGTGATGAAATGCTCAATTGCTGTTACAATATAAGTTCCACTGACTTCGGTATCCAAAATTTCTTTCGTGGTATGATCCGTGGGTTTGTTCGCATATTTATAGACATTCATCAACTGTCCAACTGTGTAGTCTGTACGGCCATACATGACAACCTTGATCCGATTGCTGGTCAACTGCTTCAACAAGCTTTGCCGATGTTGCATTGCTGCAATTTCAGTCACATCCCCCCATCCGGTAAACGAACCGTAGTCTCGTGTCATGTTCCATATCTTTGCTTCATTGCTGACAACAAGATTAGGCCCAAACAACGGATCACGGTTCAAATGTGAAGTTTTCGCAAAGGAACTTGGATAGTCGAACTTGACAGTTTGGTAGTTCTTCCTGAGCAAGTCATAGCTGAACAGGGTGCTTCCCAATGCCCCACTTTCCAACATACCCAGGTAGTCATAGCTCGTTCCAGAAAACCCCCATTGCAAAGCGCGTGAATACTCTGCATTCATGTCACGGTTGACTGACGCCACATCCCGCGTGTAGTGGTCAATGAATACGTTTTGATAGGGAGATTGACGATACAACAACGATAGGCTCTTGAAATTCAAACCATAGCGATCCTGATAGAATAGATAGCTGGGTGCGTTGTCCTTTTGGGATTTTGCTCGTTCGGCAAGAAATTTAATATTCTTGAGAGGCGACCAATAATTGCTGACGTACTTGATACTGTTAGATGTTGGTTCAATGGCGAACGGCAATTCGGATGCAAGGAATCTTTCATCTGATATTAAGGATTCAATCAGGCTGTCAATTTTCCCGGAGAATGCTCGGGATAGGGCTTTGTTGGCACTGACAATTACATCCCGAGTACAAAAGCCCAGAGTATAACTTTCCGACTTATCACTATCTTGAGTCCGTTCGCCAAGATTGTAGACATAGAATAAGCCTTCGATAGCTTGGAGTTTATCCATTGTAGGTGTAATGATGGACAACTCCAAGACTTCGCTTCCCTGCAAAGGCAACACATTGGTCAAAGCCAATGCATCTGAAATAATAATCTTTCCTGTTGTGTAACCATACAAATCTTCGAAAATCTGGATTCCATTCACAACATTGAGCAAGTTCACCACGGTTCCGGTGGAACTCGTGATGGACAAGGTGTTGATGGAAACCTGACCGGGGAATGCAAGTTTGTCGATGTTTTGGGCCATAATATCAATTCGATAGCAAAGTAACCATCTGCTTCTTGATTGTTGGCAAGTAGATAGGATCAATCAAGACGATCTGACGCTTTGCGTCATTGACATTCATTTCATAGGTATAGTTGTCCACTGGCAACGCACCGGGATAAGTGGAGTCAACAATCAAACTTCCATCCGGTGTGGTATAATGATGGGTTGCGTATTGATTGCCTGCACCATATTTCTGAATGACATAGGCGTTGACCTGACTAAGTGACATAGGCCAATCCAAGGTGTAGTCAAAGATGTTATTGGCAATCATGATCAGAAAATCATAGTAGGGAGACCCATAGTACAATTCCGAAACAATCCAAGGTGTCTGACCATCCTTGATTTCATAAGGAAGGTATGTTCCTAGTCCTTGAATCATGTCAATCGTTGGCCGGAGATTTGCCGTAATATCCGTCATGACTAAAGGAACAAATTGACCACTATCCGCATCATAAAACGGATAGTAGAACGTACCGAAATTTGAGAAATATTCTGTTGCCATGATCAATACCCTTGTTGAATGACTTCTTTGGACATAAGGCCAAGTTCTGTAAATTCGACTTGCATATCAATGCGTGGAATGTCGCCATTGGCAATTTGCTTCCAAACTCTGTCTGGAGTAAAATTGATGGATACATTCGTCAAGGCACATGTTCCAATTCTAGGGATGTTGGTATTTTCGTTAGGCCCCATGAAGAATCGAATATCGAACTCGGAAGGATACAGATACAGAAATTCTCCTGGAGAAACAAACTCTGGCATCATGTGGAATCTCAAAAGATACAAGATGTTCAGAACTTCTTGAAATTCTGCTGCATTCCTCGGGCCAAATTCGAAATTGAATGTAAAGACCCGGAAATTGACCCCATGAAAGACTTTCTCCATTCTTGGGTTAACTGCGAGACCCGTCATGTTGCTCAATGCTGGGCTTGCCTTCAATGCTGCCATTGCCGTAATTTGGTTCACAGCATTTCCAGTTGTGCTACCTGATTGACCATTCGTGGCTGCATTCCCGACTGCATCGTAAACCACTTTAGCAATTTGACCTACACCCGAAGCTTTACCATGACTTTTTTCGTAAGATTCGGCTTGGCTCACTGCGTTGGCCGCTGCCCCGAATGCCGTGGTTTCGGCGTCCCCCCAGCTTGTCTTATAGTCAAATCCTACTTGGTTCGGCATGTACAAAACAATTTCTTGGGCAATTCTGGATGTTGCGCGTGTTGTGGATGGTGCGACGGCTGTTGCCAATCGTGCTCCCACTCCCTCGGTAACTGCGCCCCCTGCTGAGCCTGTGGCTACGGCTTTGATTCCACTGCCCTTGAGCAAGCCTAGAACGCTCCCTGCGCCCCCAGCAATGACGCCCCCTACCCCACCCTCTAGTGCTGCTGCTCCATCGGTTGCATTCTTGCTCAGTCCAAGGCCAACCAAAGTTCCCCGATTCGGTGTAATGTTAGCTTGTGTAGTACCATAGGAAGATTCAAACTTGCTGCCAACTAACTGATTGATACGGATCACCATGTACGGTTGGTTGTCCATGTTCAATTCTTGCGGATACTTGGTCTGGGAATAGTCGTATTTGCTATTTGGGCCTGCGGTTTGGGAAATGTTCAATTGCCCGGTATTTGTTGTTGGTACGGATGCCATGTGTCTCGACTTTCGGTTGTCTTTCTGTTATAATTTCAAAATGCTAAGTGATTTCGACGAACTACTGATAGAACTACCGCTGGTGAATGCGTTGTCTGTGCGAACTGCAAATTTTGCGCAAAAACGTAGTCGCTTGTGGAATTTCTCATGCCCCTATCCCGACTGTGGTGACAATGCAACACGTAAAGATCGGGCACGTGGATATATTTTTGAGTACAAACATCGTTTGCAATACAAATGTCATAATTGTGGCCGATCTTCCCTATTTTCTACACTGCTCAAAGACCAATTCCCGGATATTTATCAAGAATTGAAAATCCAGCGATACAGGGAAAAACGAAATTCGGCTCCTATACAGTATTTAGACGAAACGAAAGAAGCCGACCCACCAAAACAAACGATTGTCGAACCCCCTTGGGTTTCGATTGCAGACCTTGATGCACATCATCCGGCCTATCAATACGTCTTAAATCGCAAGATTCCTCGGTCACGCTGGACAGACCTCTACTATGTTGAAAAATATGGTGAATTTGTCCGACAGATGGGCCAAAAGAACTCACGCTTAGGAAACGATCCAAGAATTGTGTTGCCTTATCGTAGCAAAGATGGTAAACTCATAGGTTTCAGTGGGCGTTCGATGGATCTAGTTGACAATCGGTATAAATATTTGTCTGTCAAACTTGACGATGATGCGGAAATGGTTTATAGATTGAACGAATTGTCAACCAATCGACCATTCATTGTTGTGGAAGGCCCTATAGACAGCTTATTCCTAGAGAATGCGATTGCCGTGTCGGGTGCAAAACTTGATGCCCCAAGTGTTGTCAAGGAAAATAGTCGAAGGGCTATCCTTGTTGCTGACAATGAACCCAGATCAAAGATCATTGTCAAGAACATTGCGCGATACATTGATGAAGGATATAAAGTTTTCTTGTGGCCTCCTAGTTGGAAATACAAGGATATTAACAAGGCAGTTCAAGAAGGTGTGGAAGCCGAATCCATTGAACGGATGATTCTGGATGGTTCGGCAAGTGGAATGAAAGCAAGAGCAAATCTTGCATTTTGGCGTCAAGACATAGACATAAGGAAAAATCATGAGTAGTGGACGAATCAATCTCCTGAAATACAACATCGTTGGAATTAGTGGCCCCATTGGATCTGGAAAGGATACTGTGGCGAACTGGATTGCTCGAAACAGCCATCAACAATACAACATTGTATCCTTTGCAACACCACTGAGGGATGCTGCCAAGGCGATGTTTGGCTGGTCTGATTTCCAGTTACAAGATCGGGTTGCCAAGGAACAAGTTGACCCATTCTGGGGATTCTCCCCTCGAACCGCCTTGCAACTGCTTGGAACTGAATACGGCAGGCAAAAGTTGCGGGATGATGTGTGGATTCTTGCTGCAAAGCGTAAAGTTGATCAGAATCATAGTGTAGGCATTCATACAGTCATTCAGGATGTTCGATTTCAGAATGAGGATGAATTCGTTCGAAGTTACCCTAATCATCTACGAATCTATATGGATTCTAATGAATCCCATCCTACCTCGACCCATGTATCCGAAGCGGGTGTCCCATTTCAAAGTGGAGACATTGTAATTTACAATGATAAGTCAAAAGGTCTTGTCGCTTTGGAAAATGTACTTAATACCCTATTCTCGTTTGGAGACTGAAATGAATACAGCCAAAATTGTTGCCTACAGCCAAGTTGCCCCGAATGCACTTGATGATCTTGAACTTCAAACTGTTCAGGAATTGATTGCCTATTTTGCTCGGGTGTCCAATCCATCCAACCAAAACAATGTTCAAACATCCGAAAAACTCATTACCTATCTGCTTAACCACAAACACTTTTCACCGTTCGAAATGGTGCATGCAACTCTTGAATTAAACACAACAAGAGATATTGCTAGACAAATTATTCGACACCGATCCTTTGCATTCCAAGAATTTTCTCAACGGTATGCCAATCCAGAAGCTCTTGGAACCGATTTGATTTTTCGAGAGGCAAGGATGCAAGACCCAAAGAACCGTCAAAATTCCATCGTTTGCACAGATCCAGAATTGGCCCAACAGTGGCTTCTGAAACAAGAAACAGTTCAGAATATTTGTAACGATGTGTACAATTGGGCAATTGAACGTGGGATTGCCAAGGAACAAGCCAGAGTTGTCCTCCCGGAAGGTTTGACAAAAAGCCGATTGCTCGTTGCTGGAAGCCTACGGTCATTCATTCATTACATTCAGGTTCGAACTGAGGAAGGAGTTCAGGCCGAACATCGGGAACTTGCTCGGGCGATTGCTGTAGAAATTGCAAAGATTTTCCCTCTAGCCATGAATTTTGTGCAATAAACAGAAAGCGCCGTAAATCCCCGTCTGTTTACGGATGGGATATAAGGCGTCCTCTTGACTTTTGAATAAAATTAGAGTACACTACCTACTAAAGATATGTTAACAGCCACCAAAATCCGCATTTACCCGAACCTTAGACAAGAGGAATCTCTTGCCAAGGCGTTTGGTTGTGCGCGGTGGTACTGGAACAACAGTCTCATTGAAACGGAAAAGACGTATCAAGAAACCGGCAAAGGTCTTGGTCAATTTGATTTGAACAAGCGCCTTCCCGAACTCAAGAAAGAATACGAATGGCTTGCCGAACCCTATGCTCAGGTACTTCAATCTGTAAGTCTAAACTTGTCTCGTGCCGTTGAAGCTGGAAGCCCTGCCCTTTAGGGCGGAACAATTCACCCCAAAAGGAAAAATCATGTTTACTCCTAAAGCAAAGAAAGAAAGTGAAGAATACTATGATGAAGAACAAGAACCTGCGGGATGTAAAGTCATTGAGTCGGGCACTCAAAAAGAATCTGTTGTCATTCTGCACGGCCCCATCACAACAGAAAACATTGCCGATGCCATTCAACAAATCATCGTTGCCAATTTGAGTGAACAAAAACGATTGCATCTTGTCATTATGTCAAGTGGTGGAAATCTGACAGCGGCTTTTGGTCTGATTGACGCAATCGTCGGAAGCACTATTCCTATCATCACCTATGGGATCGGGGAAGTGCTCAGTGCCGGTCTATTGATCTTCATGGCAGGCCACCATCGCGTTCTGAGTCGAAACACCACCGTCCTGTCTCACCAATTCAGCACAGGATCTGGCTGGAACAAGTTTCATGAAATGGAAGCTTTTGAACGTGGCTTGAAGATGACACAGAAGCAAGTGATCGAATTCTATATCAAGGCAACTCAATTGCCATTGCGTATTATCAAGGCCAAGCTCTTGTCCAGTAGCGATACGTGGTTGACAGCCGAAGAAGCCTTGAAGTATAATCTGGCAGATGAAGTTGTAGATGGTTTCTCCCTCTACACCTTGGGAAACGAACCTTCTGTGAGGGTAGAAATATCGGAACCACAACTGTTACAGGAAGAAAATGAAAATAGCACTGGCGTCTGATATTCATCTAGAGTTCGGAGATTACAAGATCGAAAACCTCGAAGGGGCAGATGTGTTGATTCTGTCTGGTGATATTATGACTGATCCAATGATCGGGAATGATTTGACAACGAAATTCTTCAAACAATGTTCGGAAAAGTTCCCTCATGTTCTCTACATTGCTGGCAACCATGAATTTTACAATGGTCATTTGTTCAAGACTCGTGAAAAGATCAAGAATTTTGTCACTCAGTTCAAAAATGTAGAATTTCTTGACAACACGCATTATTTTATCAATGATGTGTTGTTCTATGGCGGAACTCTCTGGACAAACTTTGACAATGAGAATCCCTTGGTCATGCATACAATAAGGTTTTCGATGAATGACTACTACAAGATTTCAAACAACAATAGGAAATTCGCACCAGAAGATGCCTTGAATGAACATAAACTATTCTTGGCCGGGTTAAAAGATACCCTTGACAAATTCAAGGATCACAAAACCGTTGTGATTGGACACCACGCCCCCTCAAAGCTCAGTATCCATGCTCGTTACAGGGACTCTAAAACGAATGCTGCATTTAGCTCAGATCTATCCGAGTTCATTCTATCCAATCCCCAGATCGTTCTTTGGACACATGGGCATACCCATGACCCATTCGACTACAAGATCGGGGAAACCCGCATTGTAGCCAATCCTCGTGGGTATATCAATTATGAAAATATTGCCTATTGGTTCAGCTTGAAATTCATTGATGTTTGAATTATGCTGCTATTGAAAAAATTCAGTCGGTGATGGAAACGAATCTAAAAAATTACACTATACGGCCAATCTCCAACGCACTCGCAATGTCAGTTGTCATTCGGGAGCATTACCTCCATCGTCGAGCGCCATGCAGTTTTGCCTTTGGTTTATTCTTGCATGATGAACTCAAAGGTGTTATAACCTATGGAACACCAAGCAGTGCCCCGTTACGAAAGGGTTTGGCAGGCCCAGAGAACAGTTCCAATGTCATTGAACTTACGCGCCTTTGGGTGAATGACGATGTTCCACGAAACGGTGAAAGTTTTTTGATAGGCAACACTGTGCGCTTGGTTGATAAAGAGTTTGTTGTGTCCTTTGCGGAAATTCAGCAGGGGCATTTAGGTATTGTCTATCAGGCTACGAATTGGATTTATACCGGGCTATCGGCAAAGCGCACGAACTGGCATGTTGACGGTGATACCCGGCATAGTCAGAGTTTGGGAGACGAATATCGGACAGCCGCCGCATTACGTGAAAAATTTGGTGATGCGTTCACTCTTGTTCCGCGACCACGAAAGCATAGATATGTGTTTTTCAATGCAAACAAGCGTAGACGTAAGGAAATGCTGAAAGAGTTACGGTATCCTATACTCCCCTATCCAAAAAACTTGACAAATGAAGGACAGTCATGAACAAGCTTCTAGGAATTGTAACGAGAGCCAATCAACGACGCCAAGATCGGAAATGGAACAAATACAAGGATGTGTTGTTGACTGGTATTGATAACCCCATTAGACGATCAAATTACAACACAGTCCTTGATAATCAGCGTAGACAAGAAGAACGACAGTACAGTTACTTGACCCCACCCAAAGGACTGTTAAAACAATTGTTAGAACAATTGGGGTGGAATACACAACTAGACTCCCATGAGAAAGAATCGGAGTTCATGTATCAACTCACAAAACGAGTCTTGGATAAGCTTATTTGTTGGGATCTGGTCGATGTTCAATCCGTTGCATCGGTATTACCATTTGTGTACTTTACGGAATATGATGGCAGTTCTAAGTTAAGTAAAAGGCATGCGGTGTTGGTAAAGACTCGTGGTTTAGACGTTAAGACCACACTGGATGCTGTAGGATGTGTCGAACTCCGAAAAGCTGTTTTAGATGAATTAAGTACGGCTATTGCAAAAGAAATCAATCATGACTTGCTAGACACGTTAGCCAGTATCAGTGATCAATCATCTACACCAGTTTCGGGGGAAGCTTATGATTATTCGAGTAAGGCGGTTGAACACTTAGTCAACGAAATCGGAAACGTCAATAGACGATGGCGCGTCAATTGGGCTATCATGGATTATTTAACCTATTACAAGTGGAAAAATTCTGCCCATTCTTTCTATGGTAACTTTATTTCGGATGAAGTGCATACGGCTATTGCAGAAGAAATCAAGTTGGCTGGTATTTTATATGTCGGTATGACAAGTACAGGAGTCAGGCTCTATGTTTCCGATCATCTGAAAACCTCATTGTTGGTTGGTTGCAAAGGGTTAGAACTTGATGCTGGATATATCTTCAGCCCCTATGTTCTGTCCGGTGCGATGATGGTTGACTCTGAAACCTATGAACCTATCTTGAAATTCAAAATCCGGTATGCTGAATACGTAACTGGAAAGCATTACTACAAATCCACTGATCTCTACAAAACTCACAAGGAATAATCATGACAGAAGAACAGAAGCAACTTTTGATTAAACTCAATGGAGAACTTATCAAACTCATGCCATTGCTCGACACAGTAACAGACATTATCATCCTTGTAGACCAAATCAACACTTCCTTTGGTATCCAGAGCGATGTTTCCAACGCCTTCGATGTTCCTGAATGCTAAACTTGGAAATTGTTCTATACTTGCATTGTCAACTACCCCGGATTGAAACCGCAAGGCTGATAGCTTGGTTGATCAGGGATGCCCATGTCTCCGATGATGTTCGGGTCTGTGAGAATGAAGAAATTTCTTCTTGACTTTTGCTGTTAGTAATCTATAATTCAGTTGTAAACATTCACAAGGAGCGATCCATGAAAAAATATGAATTGTTGAAAAATGACTCTATCCAATTTTCTGGTCATACCCTTTACCGTATCCGTGCTCTACGCAATTTCGGCGGTGTTCACGTGGGCAACAAGGGCGGCTATATTGAATCCGAAAATAACTTGAGTCACGATGGAGACTGCTGGGTATCCGACAATGCTCAGGTCTTTTGGAACGCTCATGTCACCGGGAATGCTCGGGTCTCCGAGAATGCTCAGGTCTTTTGGAATGCTCGTGTCTATGGCAATGCTCGGGTCTCTGGGAGTGCTCTGGTTTTTGATAGTGCCGAGGTTTACGAGAATGCTCGTATTTATGAATATGCTCAAGTCTCCGGGAAGGCCCAAGTATCCGGGAATGCTCAAGTCTTCGGACGTGCTAATGTCTTTGAGAATGCTCTGGTTTATGGGAACGCTCGGGTCTACAAAAATGCTATGGTCTATGGTCATTCTAATGTCTTTGAAAATGCTCAAGTCTATGGAAGCGCTCGGGTCTACGGAAATGCGCAGGTCTATGGGGATACTCAGGTTTCTGGGGATGAAGAAATTTCTTCTTGACTTTTTCTGTAGATGCTCTATAATTAAGTTGTAAACATTGATAAGGAGTTGGTCATGAACAAGTACGAACTGTTGAAAGATGACGCCATTGTAATTGCTGGCCGAACTCTATACCGTGTTCGTGCTTTGCGCGATTTCGGTAATGTTCGTTCTGGGGACAATGGTGGCTATCTCGAATCCGAAAACAATTTGAGTCAAGATGGAAACTGCTGGGTATCCGATGATGCTCGGGTCTTCGAGGATGCTTGGGTCTTCGATGATGCTCGGGTCTCTGGGAATGCTCAGGTCTTTGGAAATGCTCAGGTCTCTTGGAATGCCAAAGTATCTGGGAATGCTCAAGTATTTGGGGACGCTATGATTTATGGGGATGCTCGGGTCTCTGAGAATGCTCGGGTCTCCGGGAATGTTTGTGTCTATGGAAATGCCAAGGTCTACGGCTACAGTCATGTCTTTAGGAATGCTTTGGTCTTTGGGAATTCCGAGGTCTATGGGCGTGCTTTGGTCTTCGATGATGCTCTAGTCTTCGATAATGCTCGGGTTTACGGAAATGCGCAGGTCTACGGGGATATTCAGGTCTCTGGGAATGAAGAAATTTCTTCTTGACATTTGCTAGGGATCATCTATAATTCAATCGTAAACATTGATAAGGAGTTGGTTATGAACAAGTATGAACTCTTGGAAGATGACACCGTTGAAGTCAATGGCCGTACCTTTTACCGGATTCGCGCTCTGCGCGATTTCGGTGATGTTCGTTCTGGCGACAAGGGTGGCTATATTGAATCTGAAAAGAATTTGAGCCAAATCGGAAACTGCTGGGTATCCGACAATGCGCGGGTCTTCGAGAATGCGCGGATTTTTGGGAATGCTCGAATCTTTGGGAACGCTATGATTTATGGGAATGCTCGGGTCTACGATGATGCTCGGGTCTTTGGGGATGCTTGTGTCTATGGGAATTCTTCGGTCTTTTTGGATGCTTGTGTCTATGGGAATGCTATGATTTATGGGACTGCTCGGGTATCAAGAACTTCTCGGGTATTCGGGAATGCCGAGGTCTACGAAAATGCGCAGGTCTCCGGTAATGATCAGGTCTATGGGAATGCCAAGGTCGCTGGGAATTCTTGGGTATTTGGGAATGTGAGAATCTTCGATGATGCTCGTGTCTTTGATAATTCTCGTGTCTATGAAAATGCTCAGGTATTCGATAGTGCCCTAGTTTTCGGTAGTGCTATAGTCTCCGGTAGTTCTCAGGTCTTTGGGAATGCTCGGGTCTCGGGGAATGCTCGGGTTTCCGGGGACTCTCTGATTTCACGGAATGCAGAAATTTCTTCTTGAATTTTAGCAACTTCACCATGTAAGGCCAACGACCATTTAATTGTTCGTTGGCTTTTTTGTATTCCAACTGACAGTGAATCAATTGTTCTGGTTGGCCCGTACTGAGCAAAAATTCAATATACTAACTAATACTATATTCCTCATTAGGAACCCAAAAATGAAATCATTTAAGCAATTTGTGGCCGAACAGCGTATTTTTGAAGCTGATCTTTCCAAGTTTATTGACAAACGCACCAATCCTTCGACCGGCAAGGAAGAATGGGCATTCATTGATATTCACAAACCTGATAAAGTTTTCAAGTATTTTGGTACAGAAAAACCATCTGACGAGGAAATCCGCAAGGAACTCGGTGATGTAGAATATTTCAAAAATAACGGCTAAAGCATGAAAACATTCAACCAATTCCTTTTAGAAACTCTCACAAAAAATGCATCAGCGAAGGACTGGATTGACGATTTTGTCAATTCGACTGATCCAAAGTTTGAAGGCAAATCCAAAGAAGAAAGAACCAACATGGCTTTGGCTGCATTCTATGCCAAACAGGGTAAAGTTGACGAATCCATGACTTCGGTTGCAAGTGCTATGCACAAAGATCTGATTGTCGAAACCCCCATCATCGGGCCTGTTCACCATCCTAACACGCCTTCAAACGGCTCTCTATCAAAAGGAAGATCTGGGGTCTTGAGCGTGAACATGGATCAATTTAAAGATAAGTGGAAAACGTTTAGTGACAATGTTCGGCTAGCCGACAACATTTCCAATACAAATGGAAAATTCTTCACCTTTGATGTGACGCCTTATTTGGACTGGCTCAACGACTTCAATATTTTTTACACCTTCACAGAAAAAGACTCTCCCATTTAATTATTATGCCACAACGATACCGGCTTGTCAAGGGAAATACCAAGATTGCACTGAATATTGCCGGAAGGTTCCAGCCTCCGACAAATGCTCACCTGTTGGTCGTTGAATCAGCAATCCTTCAAGCCAAACGAATGGGTGCGAATTTGTATTTGACTTTGGACGAATCTCACGATCAAGAAAAAAATCCACTGAATATTGATCAGCGAATTCGTTTTTTGAAGATTCTCTTGAGCCAATCAAATGTTTCTCTGGAATTCATGAATGAATCGTCATTCCTTGCAGAAGGATATGAGCGTGTTGTGGATGTACAACAGAACATGGGAAATCCTGACAAAGAGCGATTGTCGGGTATCAGTCCGGTGTTTATGCGTCACGCTGCCAAGACTGGTGATCTACAACAATTTTCAACTGGACTCCCCGCATGGGTCTCCGAACAGAATGCACTAACTATATTGAATGCCATGCGCCAAGGCATGAAATTACCGAACCTACAAAAATGATTGAAAATCCATTCTATCTAGCTCAGGAACTTGACGAAGCCAATCAACGGGGTAGTCTTGATTCGTGGAACAAATACACAGCCGATGAACAAGCTCAACTCAGGGCGAATCGGAACAGCATCTATTTCAACACGAAATACCCACTTAAGAAAAAGGGCGAAAAGGCTGCTACCGAAGAACCCAAAGGCGAGAACACAATCAAAGACCCCGAGGAAATCAATAATAAAGTCAGGGCCAAAGTTGTTCATAATCGGGCAAACCGCAAGGAAAACGAGCGTTGGAATCAACAATCCATTGATGACGAGAAGCCGGATAGTTCGAACAATAGTGCTGATAAACCTGCTGGCGATCATTTGAAAGACCTTCATGCTCCTTTGATCAAGGGGTCTGCGATTACTCTCGCTAGTGGTGCAGCAAAAGAAATTACCAAAGCAGTAGCTAAGACATTTATTGACCTGAATCCAGAAACAGATATTGAAGTAGTTGAAAAATTTTGCGATCATAATTCCAAAGAACGGAAAGCGTTGGTCAAAGGAATCAAGACGATTGCTAAAGGTACAACGGAATTCATTAAGCATACAGGCCACGAATGGAAAAATGGCGCTAAGGGATTGCAAAAATTTGCTTCTGGCAAGGGAAATCCGAAAGAACGCTGGAATGCCTTGAGTGAGCACGAGAAAAAAGGAATCAAGGTTATTGGGAAAGAATTGACCCTCGCTATTGGTTCACTCATGATGACTGGTGAAGTGGGGCACATTGTTGCTGAATACGGTCTTTCTGGATCGGGCCTGAAAGCCTTTGGTGAAGCACTGGCAACCGATCTGGTACGAACAACGATTGTTGCATCGGCAATCAAAGGAACATACTATGGTCTCCATTCGTTGTTTGCAGATGAAAACGGGGATGCCGAAGCTCAAGCCGTGATCAAGGATCTGATCAATCGTGCTGCTGCAATTGCTCAATCTGCTCAATTCGACCCGAATCTGCTAATCAAGAACATGATCGAAGTTCAAAAACAAGGTTCTTCCAAAGATCGAAAAGATGACAAGAAATTCCTTGCTAAAGAATCTCGTAAAGCTGTTCGTTACACTGATTTCCTCAATGAGTGCAGAACATCCTTGATTGGTTTGTATGACACACGTACCTTGAAAGTGGTCTATACGATGCCGACAAATGTGGACTATTATACGAAGCTCGGTATGAAAGTGGTCAAAGAAGATACTCGGGATGAATTGAAAGCTGCCATGAGAGACAGTGGTTTGTATGATTATCTTGGTTCATCCCGAGATTTAGAAATTGATAAAATTCTTGAAAAAATGTTTTCGAATGTCAGTATTACCGCTGACCCGAATCATACGGAACTCAAAAATTGAGTACACTAACTATTAACATACAATAATCCTTTTAACGGAGAATAAAAAATGCCACTTTGGTCTGATAAAGATACCGATGCTGGAATCCCTAAGTTTGCTGGTCTTGGGCAAGTCGTTGCCGTAGTCCTGTCTCAACCTGGATCTGGTTACACAGTTGCTCCTACCCTAACTTTCGCTGCACCACCAGCATCTATCACAGCCACGGCAACATCGACGCTGAATGGTAGTTCTGTTGGTTCTGTCACGATGGTTCTAAATGGAACAAATTACATCACCCCTCCAACTGTCACGTTCTCGGCTGCTCCTACCGGCGCTGGCAAAGTAACTGCCACTGGAACCGCTATCATGGATGGTCATGGTACTGTGGTAGGGGTCACACTGACAAACCCCGGATCGGGCTATGTGACTGCTCCTACAGTAACGTTCAGTGCGCCTCCGGTTCCTGTGACAGCGACTGGAACAGCGACAATCAATGCTTCTGGTCAAGTGGCTTCTGTTACGATCACAGATCCTGGTTCGTTCTACACTGTAGCAAATCCTCCGACTGTGACGTTCTCGGCCCCTCCTACGGGCGCTGGTAATGTAACTGCCACTGGTGTTGTTGCATTCAAAGAACGCAATTCTCACATCTTTAACCCCGGCAAGGCTGTTCTGTTCCTGAGTGTTGACCAAGCGCAATTGACTGCTAATCGTGCGTTGGGAATGAAAACTCCCGGATGGTTCAGTTACAATAGCTACACGGATGGAAGTGGCGAAACGCATATCAGGATTGAACCCCTTGTAGCCATGAGCAAAACCGAAGCTTACGCCGGGAAGAACCCTAACAACACTGTTGTTACTGGCTAATCCTTTTTGAGTTGTGAATCCGAGGGCGTATTTGCCGTGCAGCAAATGTCGCCCTTTTTCTTTGGCCCATCCCCACATTCCATGCTAGAAGCAAATAGTCAAAATAACGATTTTCTTAAAAAATGCTTGGAAATCTATTCCAAAAGAAATAATTGCGGAGTAGACGAATTTGAAAGTGACATTCGTTTACTGGTTAACATCAAGCGACTTCTTATTAAGATCAAAAATAATCCCGAATTGCCGACTCCATCATCTATCAGGCTTCTGAGTAACCACTTGCGCGTGCTTTTCAATCTCTTTGGTACATACTCTATAGAAATGTTGGAATACACCATCCCAGAACCTTACTATGATGTGATGTTTGCAGGTCTTGTCGAATCAAAACTCATTACGGAGAAAGCTGCTATTCAAATCAATCCAGAGTCCATTCACCAAATCCAACGATTTACTGGAGTACAATAATGTCAGGAACATCCTTTGTTGACGGAGTTCTAGCTTTCCGCATCCTGCAACTGCTTACCACTCCTTTCGAGGAAATGGATGCTTATAAACTCGGATTGATTAACGATCAAGGCGAACAACTTAAAAAGCCCACAACTGATGCAGAAAAACGAGCATGGACAATCTTAACAAGAGTTGTGGTACGGGTCAAACGCGCCGTGTTACGCAGTTCTGCCGGATCATTGGCTTCCATTGCTGCTGCTTACTGGTTGGTGAAAGAATGCTATGACAAGCGTGTGATCTATGGGTTGAGTATGATGACCGAGGAATACGAAATCCTGCTTGAAAATGCTGACGAGTATATCCCTGTTGAAGAAATGGTCTTGATTCAATCCATTCTAGGGGAAGATGCGCCAACTAATAACACTACGGCAATCCCTGGTGAACACGAGCCTGTCATTACTCAGGCTGCTGCTCGGAAGTATCGTGAGTTCAATGTCACTTCATCAACATTCAACAAGTTTTCCAAAGGAAAACAGAAATTCAGTCGTTGGTCACAGTATATTGATACGACCAACGAAGAAGAAAACGATATGTATGACTACGCCAAGAAGAACCCACGCGGAATCATCATTCTGAAACATGGGGATCAAACTCGTGCTATCCGATTCAACAGGCGTGGCGGTGGCAATTGGCACAAGATTCGTCGGCCTACACGCATTACCGAATCTACCTACTCAGAAAATCCAATTGAGATTGAAATTTGTTGTGTTAATCTTTCAAAATTATAAATAAAAATCATGTCAGAAACTTCTTTACAAAACTTTCAAAATGATACGTCCCGAACATTGGAATCGCAATTGAACCAGACTGTCGGTTTGCTCAATCGACTGGATTCGTCAGTGCAAAAAATTTCCGACGCTGCACAGTCCTTGTCTGTTTCTGTTGCTGTTCAGGGACAAAAGATTGAAGATCTACAAAAAACGATGGCTAATGTTGTTTTGTCGCAACAAAAACAAACGGAATTGTTGGAAAGCGTCAATTTGGCAAAATCAGATATTGAAACACTTAAAATTAACATGAAAGCGTTGCAATCTCAAGTTGGCGGAATGAATAGGCTTTGGTGGATTGTCACCGGGGTCTTTATGACACTAACGACACTGTTCGAAGCTGCGCAGAATGGGATTTTTACAATAACTGGCCGTCTTCATTAACAAATGGCAAATACGTTTATCAAGAAACGTAAGCGTCGGTATCCAAAGCCGACTCAATTCATTCCAAAGAACCAAAGCAAGTATCGTGGAGATTTGACAAATATTGTCATTCGAAGCAATCTTGAAAAGCGTTTCGCTCTATGGTGTGATCGAGCATCGTCAGTTGTTGGGTGGGTTAGTGAGGAATTGATCATACCCTACATTTCCCCTGTCGATGGTCAGAAGCATCGTTATTTTGTAGACTTTAGAATCTGGGTTTTGGATTCTACGGGGAAGGTCACAGAATATTGGGTAGAAATCAAACCGAAGGCAGAAACAATGCCTCCGGTGAACCCGACAAGAAAAACAGCCAAATCCCAACAAAATCTGCAAGAGGCCATTGCGACCTTTGCAGTCAATCAGGCCAAGTGGGAAGCTGCAACCGGGGTAGCTGAAAGCCGAGGTTGCAAATTCCTTGTTGTCACTGATGAGGATCTGGGGGTTTAGAACCCGCCACTCTCTGTCCACACGTGGTCTTTGCTTTTCTTCTGGAACTTTTCGACCGGAAGCATGACAGCCATAGGCCAATCCCGATATGGAACTAGGAAAGCTTGAGATTGGACATGGCTGAACAAGTAATTCTTCACGCAATGTGAAGTCATTTGATGAGTTGCAACACTCTGTAAAATATTGTAGTTCCACTGCAATCTACGCTGATCCCCGACACCTTCCTTATAGGGTTGAAGTGCTTTGAGCAATTCCAGCCGAGCACGCGGATAGAGATAATGCAGATTAACACCCAGAAAACCTAAACCATCTTCCCGCAACCGAAATGGAAAGACCAAGGGAAATATGTCGTAATAAGGCAATTCATCCTTGTATTTTGGGTCATAAAAATAGAATAACATTTGACCAGCAATCAAATTTGAAATAGGACGCAATTTACTTGCATCCGACTGCATGATTCGATTAGGAGTTACACTAACAGACCTTGCTGCCCGCGCAACGTCAAAGAACCAGTCCAGTGACTTTTTGCTCTCTGGATTGAAATTCTTGAGTTTCTGCTGTGTCAGGGAGAATTGTTTGAATACCTGATCGTACCGATTTGATGCTTGCATGTGAATGTATAACTATTAGTGGTGGCTCCATATAGTTATCAAAAAACGAAAGAGGAAAAAGTGGCTTCAAGTTTTCAACGATTCATCGGTACGATGAAAACAACCGGAACAGCCAGGACAAATTTGTTCGGGGTTAATATCTTTTTGCCTAGATCATTGATTCAGTTCCAAAGTTTCACAAATAATGTTATTGCACTCTATGCTTCGACTGTGCCCGTTCCAAATGTCAGTCTAAGTACATCACCCTATCAGAATTATGGTGAAGTCCGAACACTTCCGGGTAATAGACAATTCGATACACCCTTGACGATTGAATTTTACATGGATGGAAACTACAATACTCGACTTCTGTTTGAACAATGGATCAATTCTATTTCAGATCCAAACACCAAGAATCAAGGTTACTACGATGATTACATCGGAACCATTGAAGTCTATGGATTGGATCGTGACGAACAAACCTTGTGTACCTATCGAATCAATGAAGCTTACCCGAAAAGCGTTGGTGTCGGATCTTATAGTCATGCAGCAAGTCAAATCAATATGCAGACAACGAGTGTCACGTTTGTTTTCAAGAACACCAATTTCATCGGTAACGCAAGTTTGCAGAATTTCCAGGGCTACGATCTTCAAACAGGGTCTCTTTCGGGACTGCCATCTGCCATTGCTCCATTGTTCCAAATTGGCGGCTTACAGGGGCTAGGTGGTAATCTACTTGGAAATATGGATGCGGCTACCGTGGTTGGATCAAATAATCTACCACGGACGTTCATCAATATGAATGATTTGCCACTTGGCAACAATGCAGTTATCAACAGTTTCAGTACAATGTTTCCGTGAAATAAAATGAACAAAATTGATCAAAGTCTACAAAAAATTTTCTCGACAATGGATGAAACCGTTGCCGAGGATAAAGCCATTGAAGCCGTGATTGAACAAGAACGACTGATAGATACTCCTTATGATGAAGTGATTGTCAATCTTCGACGACTCATTGATCGTGCAGAAGAAGCAATGAACTCAAGTCAATCAGCCGCAGAATCGACCGAAGTAGCTGAGGATTTTGATGCCTATTCCAAAGTCACCAAAAACTTGATCGACATGAATCGAGAATTGCGGGATGCTATTACTGCCAGAGAGAAATACCGAGCAGCTATCCTTCAACAAAAGAAGGAAACGGAACCAGACAATAAAACTCCTAATAACACGACGAACAACATTATTGCCATTGGAACCACAGCCGATCTTCAACGCTTGCTCAAACAAACGATGGAAATCCCGGACTACATTGATGTGAAATCTAAAACCATAGGAGAATAATCATGGCCTTACCCAAGATTGCAACACCAGTTTTCATGGCGGTACTGCCAAGTAACAAAATGCAGATCAAATATCGGCCATTCCTTGTCAAAGAAGAAAAGGCTCTCTTGCTTGCCAAACAACAAGAGTCTGCTCCCGGCCTGATGCTTGCAGTATGGGAAGTGATTAACGCATGCACCTTCGGAGTTCTCGATATTAAAACATTGGCTATGATTGATCTGGAATTCCTCTTTTTGCGAATCCAAGCCAAAAGCGTTGGGGAAGAACAAAAAGTCAGTTTTCCTTGTACTGTTACTGAGGGATGCTCCGGTAGCGTGATCAAAACAATCAATACTGAAACAGACATTGTACCGATTTCCAATCCACAGCATACATCCAAGATTGCTATTACAGATACAGTTGGGATTGTTATGCGCTATCCAACCATGCAAGGCAACATTGACCGATTGACAAGTGAGAACTTTGACGAAATTGATATGCTGATTGACTGTATCGACTATATCTACGATAAGGACGAAACATTTCCTGCATCGGAACAAACAAGGGAAGAACTTTCTGATTTTCTGCAAACAATGACAGATGAACAATTTGGGCGTTTACAAGGATTCTTTGAAACGATGCCTTACATGGGTTTCAATCTGAAATTCAAATGCCCCGTTTGTGAACAAGATAATGAAATCGAACTCAGGGGAATCGAAAGTTTTTTCTGATGACGCTAGGGCATGAATCATTGGAGAATTATTATCGAACGACATTCTCCTTGATTGACCGATTCAAATGGCCTCTCTCGGATGTTGAAACGATGATACCTTTCGAACTGGATGTGTACCTAGCACTCTTAAACCAAAGATTAACCGAAGAAGCAAAGCAGGACAATTGAAATGCCCGCAGAAATAGAAGAACTAGAACAAAAAACAGGTCAAACCCAAAAACAAGTTCTCACTGTCACAGAACAGAAGGCGTCTTTGGCTAAGGCGACTCGTTCGCTCGAAATTGCCAATCTTGAACTTAAACGTGCTCAAAAAGCATATGACAAGACTGCCGAAAAGTTGCAGGAGGATGCTACAGCTTCGTATCTCAATACTTCAAAAGAGATTGAAGATCTACAAAAACATGCTAGCGATAATGCTGCACGAATCCTGAAATTACTTGGAAAGACCCAAACCGAAACATTGAATGCTCAGGCCAAGAGCATTCTATCGTTCTTTGAAAAGTCATACAATCCAACTGTCCTCCAAAAGATGCAAGACGATATTCTCAAGCGTTTTGAAGAACGACGCTTAGGTATATTCAAGCGTGGTACAGGTGGATTTGTTGACAGGGCCTTGACACGCCACGAGGATCGTTCGCAGTACGTCAAAGACATGAAGGCGACCGGACAGTACCAGGGATCGTCTACAGCCGAACTCAAGGCCCGCTATGACGCATCAATGGCATTGCAGCGCAAGCTGGACGCAGAGACCAAGAAACTTTTAGGTTTGCAGAATCGAGTTGGAGAAAAGGCCGCATCCCAATCCAAATTGTTCCAAAATGTTGCTGACCTGACGGAACGCTTGCGTGAGATTGATTCTCGGTTTGTTTCTGATAGTGAAAAACAAGAAGCCGAAACAGGAAAACTCGAAGCTCCCACTCCAATCAATGTCAAGGATTTTGCTCCAGATGTTGCAGCTAGAGTCGAAAAGGCCCAAGCTCGGGTTGACAAGTTGAATGGCAAGAACAAAGAGACTCCAAAAGCAACCGAAAACACCGGCCCAAAACCAAAGTTTATTGAAAAAAACAAAAAGACTCCAAAAGCAACCGAAAACACCGGCCCCAAACCAGAATGGATTCACGAAAAGGCACCATCAAAAATTCTTCCGGCAACCGAAAAGAATGGGGTCATGGAAAATTACCTGAGTGGTATTCTGGCTGCTGCTACATCCATCGACACACGCCTCAAGAACCATTGGGTGACAACTGATGTAAAGAAGCAAGATGCGACTGCTGAGGGATTGATGGGTACGTTTGGGGGTGGCGCAGTCAAAGGAATTGCTAGCGCACTCACAGGCGGGGTTGTTAATTTCCTCAAAGGTCTGGTTGGTGGCGGGACTGGTCTAGCATCTGTATTTGGACGTGTGGCAGGGGTTGCAGCCGCTGGCGCTCAGTTGTATAGCAGCTACAAGAATTTCGACAAAGATACCAAGGATTCCGAAGGGAAACGACTTTCACTATTCCAACACAAGAAAGGCGAAAGCATTCTTGATTCGCGTGCTGGGTACTACGGCAGGAATGCCTTAGCAGGCGGCGAAATCGGTCTACAGGTAGGCAGTATGTTCGGCCCGGTAGGATCGGCCATAGGCGCTGGTGTTGGCGCTCTAGGGGGTCTTGCATTCACATTCTTCCAAGACTACCACAAAGAAATCATGGAGAAACTCAATTCTTGGAAAACAAGCATTGGGGGATTCTTCACGAATGTTGGGAGTGGAATCAAAAATCTCAGCGCCAGTGTGGTTGATCATGTAACCAAGTGGAAAACAAATGCCGAGACTATTTACAAAAATTCAACCGAGGAACTTCAAGGGTTGTTCGCCAAACTTCCAGATTCGGTCAAGAATATTGGAGTGACTTTGTTCAACCTTCTTACCGGGTTTCCAAAAATGTTTTGGAAAGGGATGAAGGATGCTGCTGGCGCTGTTGGTGGATTTGTCGAAAGTATCTGGAAAAAGATCGAATCCGTTGGAGAAACCAAATCCCCTATTCCGAAAGTAGCAGGTAAGCCATTTGAAATTAAAGCGCCTATCCCGAATCCAATTGCTCTCAAGACACAGATTCCTGAAATCGGGATTCAAAAAAAGAAAACAGCCCCAAACATCACACATAACCCTGTAAAAGAAAGACAAGAAAATACCACCAACGTTAATACCGTGGTGGCACCAAGCAACACAACCATCAATAACTCAAAAACTTCGGTTATTGGGCACTACGCTCTGCGTAATGATGATCATTCGATCAACAAGTTGTTGACGAGTCGGGATGTTGCCTTTTCAATTTGAAATCTATACCAAAGCTTTCTGTTTTTTTATCCTGTTTTCTTTTATAATATAAAATCAAGCTAATGTATATGATATTAGCAATCAAAAGAATGATCGCTGCACAAAAACTAAACCATTGATGCAAATGGGGGTAAAAGAACAAGTTCCAGATTGACCACCCAAAAAAGAACAAATTAGTAATTACACTGAACCCCGCTACCATCTTGTGTTTAAGGATGACACGCACGTTGTTCAGAGTGAACCCAGCACCGGCAAGATTGAATGCTGCGTTGACTAGATCGGGAATCATTCTTGGTTATGCTGTGGCAACCACCCAGCACGTAGTAGATAGTCTTTGTGATCCAACAAAATTTCGGTGAGACTTCCATACCACGGCCCAACATGGGCGCAGCGACCACTGTCGTTTATGTCGAAATGCCCCCAGCCAGAACCCTTCACATGCTTTAACACGATTCCGGTTTCGTTTGTATATTGTGTCTTTTTCATGATTTACGCCATCAGTTCATTGAAGAATTCGCGGGCAATTTCCTTACAGCCAAGAATATCATCAGCATGGCCGATGCACAATCCAGCATCAATAATGGGTTGGCTATAACAATCATAGCCATCATCGACCTTTTGTGCCCAGACGGAATAACCAAGATCCGCATGACTCGCTATCTTCGCCATCTTGTTCATGACCAACTCCTTATCAATGTTTACAACTGAATTATAGACCACCAATAGCAAAAGTCAAGAAAAAATTTTCTTGTTTTCGGCGACCCAAGCATCCCCGAAGATCCAAGCATCCTCGGAGACATGAGCATCCCCGAATACCCGAGCATCCCCATAGACCCGAGCATTTCCATAGACCCGAGCATCCCCAAATACCAGAGTATCACCAGAGACCCTAGCAGTATCGTAGACCCGAGAATTCCCGAAGATCAGAGCATTCTCGAAGACCCAAGCATTTCCGAATACTTCAACCATTCCATAAACCTGAGCATAACCATACACCCGAACATGCCCATAGACCCGAGCATATCTAAACACATAAGCATCCTCATAAACCTGAGAATCACCGAAGACTTGAGCATTCCCATAGATACGAGCATCATCGAAAATCCGAGCATTCCCGTAGACACGAGCATCCTCATAAACCCGAGCATTTCCGTAGACACGAGAATGCTCGGAGACATGAGCATGCTCGTAGACCTGAGCATTCCCATAGACCCAAGCATCCCAAAAGACCCGAGCATCACAAAAGACCTGAGCATTCCCAAAGACACGAGACTCCCCGAAGACCCGAGCATCATCGAAAATCCGAGCATTCTCGTAGACCCAGGCATCGTCATAGACCCAGCAGGTTCCATCTTGGCTCAAATTTTGTTCTGATTCAATATAGCCGCCCGTTTCGCCTGCACGAACACCGGGTAAATCGCGCAAAGCGCGGATACGGTAAAGGATGTGGCCATCGACTTCAACAGAATCATCTTTCAACAATTCGTACTTGTTCATAGCAAATCCCCATTCTGTATATCATAGACCTTAGCATCGCCATAGACTTCCGAATCGCCATAGACTTGCACATCGCCATAGACTTGCGCATAACCATAGATCTTGGAATGCCCATGGACCCAAGAATCCCCAAAGACATGAGCATTGTCGAAGACCTGAGCATCCTCGGAGACTTGGGCACTGCCGTAGACACGAGCAAACCCAGCAACCAAAGCATAACCGGATACCAGAGAATCACCGTAGACTAGAGCACCCCCGCAAATCCGAGCTTTCCCACTGACTCCAGCGTTCTCGTAGACCTGAGCATTCTCGTAGACCTGAGCATGCCCATAGACCCGAGCATTCCCATAAATTTGAGAATTCCCAAAGACCCGAGCATTTCCATAGATTCGAGCATCCCAAAAGACTATAGCATTTTCATAAACCCAAGCGTTCACCAAAACCCAACAGTTTCCATTTTGACTCAGGTTCTTTTCGGATTCAATATAGCCGCCTTTGTCGCCTGCGCGAACACCGGGTAAATCGCGTAAAGCGCGGATACGGTAAAGAACGCGACCATCGGCTTCAACAGTGTCATCTTCCAAGAGTTCATACTTTTTCATGGAAATTTCCTTGAGATTGTGTAAGATTCGGAAACCAATTTTTTGAGGCGGGAAGGAGAAAAGGCCCTCCAACCATTTGCATACAAATCGAAATACTTGATTACTGTGATTGGACGCTTTTCAAGTTCGGCCTCTTTTTCACTTGGAACCCATCCAGAAGCTTCAATCGTTTCCTTCTTGAAAGTTCCGTTCATGACGCGCAACTCACCATCTTTCTTGATGTACTCCCCACTGAAATTCGATTGATTTGGCTTCAATGTGTCATTAACGAACCGAGCTAACCCAGCTTCCGTCAACAAAGTTGTCACCGAAATTCCAAATTTGGGATCATTCAGATTCAAAGTGTAAATTTCTTGCTCGTCGTCAAGCTTCGAATACCGATCTTCAACCTTATCATCTTCCATCATTGCTCTCCAAGAATTTGATTCCATCTGCTATGAAGCATTGTAGCATAGGTGTACTGTGAAATGCTATTCTTAGGGTAATAACCAAGCGCCCATGCATCATTGATTTCGATGAACAAAATGCGCCCGTTTTCTAACAACCCAATATCCAATCCATAGGATACTGGCATCTTTCTGTCAGTGAATTCGCGGTTCAGTTCTAAAAGGAATGGTGTTACATCATTAGCAGAAAACGGAAATTCTGCTTCATTGTCATCATATCGAGTATAGCCTTGCAACTCTCCATCCATGATATAGCAACGCCATTCGGCCACAAATTTGATAGGCTTCTGAAACCAAACCAACGGGTTCTTTCGGTACAAATCCATCCTGTAGGGATCTACTCCAATGATATGCGGTTCAAATTCCTTGGTGTGAAATGGTTTGACCCACATTTTTTCTGGAACTTCACTGTAAAAGCAAAGTTCCACTTCACGACCCATCAAATGATGAACGTAGCCTTGGCGACGAAAACACAAGGGATAGTCGATTGGCCGGGGGATTTGTATATCACATTTTTCCATCCATGCTTTACAAAATTCAACAGTCCCAACAGGAGTGAATTCTTTTCTGGGATCTTCCCCATCCCGAACATCACTCAATGACGCAAATTTGACAAGAATATCGTCACGCAAGTATGAAGCAGTAATCACCGCATTTTTCTCCGCACGACAAACATTATCCTTTTGCAGTATGAATTCCATAGTCATATGATTTCAATTATACATCGACCTCAATGACATTGATCTTAAAATTGTAAAAATCTTCCTCACTGAGCTTCGCAACATCATCATAATTTTCTGTTGCTACACATTGAAGCTTTCCTTGGTCAGACCAAGTTGCAATGTAAAGATTTACCTTTTCTGGTTTGATTCGATATTGAAACTCAACAAAATGAAAAGCAGGATTGTAACAATCCGACCATTGTCCAATTCTTTTATCAAAAAATTGTATTTGTTCTCCATTGACAAAAGCTTCTACAATTTTTAACTTAGATGGATCGTTTGCCAAATCAAGAACAAATTTCGCTTCTGTTCGGTTCATATTTATCTCCAGTAAAAGTTGATTCTGACTTGCTTGTTGCAACATCAGGATCTAAATTAGTCCAAGATTTTTCGCATGAATGCCAAGCGATCTTGTTCTCCCATCCATACGAATTCTGATGCACGTTCCTCAATTTGTTCAATGAGAGGAACAAATCTAAAGTCGTGTATCAATTCTCGGATTGTACCATCTTTCAGTTTGTTTATCAATCGTCCCGACTTCATCCTGGCCAACTTTTTCAAAATCAGGTAGTACGGAGTCTTAAGCTTGAGAGCGTTTCCTTTCGAATCATACGCAACATAGCCTTCGTAACGCATGGAATCGGCCTCTCTAATAAAATCACCCCATTTACCACTTAAAATAACAGGGGAAAACACATTGTCGATTTCAAACGGGTTATAGATGTATTCACCACTTTGAATGTTTCGCTTACCCAAATAGTGTACCCCATCTGTTTCAACGATGATGTGAGGATCAATCTTGCTACACACTTCAAATAGGTAAGTCCATCCTTCTTTCAATTGATCTTCACAAATATAACACTTCAAATATTTCTCTGCCAGATTTGCATAATCGCTATCCAAAGATCCAGTTGTCGAAACAAGGAGTTTCCCTTGATACATTGTTGCTGCTGCCATGAACCCATTGACTTTTCTGACAACAGATACGGGTTCGTCATAATGAAAATCCACCGGAGAAACGCCGTTGTTTGACTCACCGCGATTGAACATCTTCTTGAATGGGCGAGACACGATGTTGAAGTCTTGATCAATCACAAGTCCACGAATCTCAACAAGGATTTCATCCCAAATGCAATTCCACATGGCCGCATTTTTGTATTTGAGAACACTCAGACCAGGGTATCGTTTCGAATGGTTAGCCCTTACCAATTTTGGATGGTCTTGGACATATTTCTTGAGAATTTCTGGAGTTAGATTCATGATGCTTCCCTGAATTCGCCGTTTTCATCAAGCGTGTAGTAAACGTTTGGCTTGATACCGTTTTCCCCAACTTTGCTGGCCCGGATATGACGAATTTTACCACAATCATCATAATTAACCAAAACAATTGCTCCGGTAATTTCGGACTTTGCTTTTGAAAACCCCCCAAAAGATGCTGCAATTCCATTTTTACCACTGTTGATGGCTGTGCCGTTATAGGCATTATTGATGGCTGCGCCTCTATCCCCACTATTGATGGCTGTACCTCTATGGCCGCTATTGGTAGCTGCGCCCGCATAACCCCTATTGCTGGCTGCGCCCGAAGTACCAGTATTAGTGGCTGCGCCTTCATAACCATCGTTGCTGGCTGCGCCCTCATAGCCACTGTTGGTAGCTGCGCCTCTGTCCCCACTGTTGGTGGCTGCGCCTCTGACCCCACTGTTGGTGGCTGCGCCTTTATAACCATTATTGCTTGCTGCGCCGTTTTCGCCACTGTTGGTGGCTGCGCCAATGATCCCGGTGTTGGTGGCTGCGCCTCTTTCACCATTATTGGTAGCTGTGTACCCAAAGTCCCAATTGATAGCTACGCCATTTTTACTACTATTGATTGATCCCATTTCACTAAAATCACATCTATTTTTTGTATATGAAACTGCTGCATTGATAAGATCCGACAAATCGAGTGTTTCGACAACACGAATCGAAGAACTTACTGTCTTCGAGTCAAAGCTATGATCTTTTTCAATCTCCCCCGATTGTTCAACACGAGCAAACAAACTATCAGATGGATTGTAATAATTAAAAACATCAAGTGGATACTCGCATGCGTGGAACCCCGATTTGCAAGGAATAATTTCTCCTTCGTGATGGTACGTCTTTCCAACTTCATATTGAAAGCCAAAACATTGCATATTGCTATTAAACCCTTTATAACCAATGATCTTTTTCATCATTTTCTGCCTTCTGCGACTGAACGCGCCGTTGCATAGAGAGGATTAGTTTCAAACAGAACAACTTTTCCCCTTTCGAAATAGTCTGTAATTATGTCTGTGTTGTTTATGTAGTCGCCAGATCCGGCAAACACCTTTCCCAACGCACCATCGTAGTCTTTGGCGTAGATAGTGACGCACTTCCGACCGTCGATACGGTTATCGAGCGAGTAGAAAACACGCGCAGAGTTTTCGCCGTTTTTGACACAAAATTTGAGAAATTTGATCATGATGAAATCTCCTATCAAACACACGCCTATAGTATACCACCAAAATTTCGCTTGTCAAGCACTTATTGATCTACATCCGACTCGTAAAACTTAAGCAAGTCGTTGACTTGCTCAACAAATTTGTCATGAGGAACCATTTTTTGACGCATTCTGTTCATCGTTTCAACCGGAACACCATGAATACTTCCATAGTCGCCAGTGACAGTCAAAACCTCTACATGATAGCCAAAAGACGCAGCAAATCGAATGTAAGAATCAATTTCTTTGATTGTTAGACTGGTGTTAGACAACACTACCCAATCCACATCGTTTTTCATATCATCTAGTACAGCAATCTGATTCTGATTATGATACAAACCAAGCTTGCTTGCATCAAACTCATACTTTCCATCATTCATGAAATACATATCGGTTTCACGAATCTGGATGCTGTAGCCACGTAGAGCCGATATGCGGGCTAAATCATGGGAAAGCGTGGACTTCCCACTTCCGGGGAGACCACGAATAATGATGAAAGTTTTCTTTGGGAAATCGTACATGACCAACACTCCTTCACGCGAATTGTACACAACAGTTGACATCCTCCCCTCCCTAAAGAAAGGGGATTCCTACGGCGTTTAGCACAAAATATGCCAAATCGCTTCGGTGGGTTCCTGCTTCGCAGAACGGCCTTGATGCACCGATTCTCCACAGGCTAACCGGGCGTGTCCCGCCCTTAAAACTTACAACTAGACCTTATTATACTTGCTCTATGATTCAAAAGCAACAACAGATTTGTCGTTTGTGTTATTGACCACGCTATGAATGGCGGGGTCTGTCGCCCAACGAAGATCAACCAATTTCAACGCTTTGGACAATTGACTCACGATTTTTCCTCGAATCCCGGCACGAAGACCGGGATAATTGATTATTGCTGTTTGACCCAATCCATAGCAGCAGATTCCGTATCGAATCGGTCAGACGTTTTGTTCAAAAACGCATGTTTTGCATAGAAATAGCCGTGTTCCTTGATAACCTTCCAGACTTTTTGTGAATTAACGCGCTTAATGGTTTGTAGTGAGTGCATAATGTTTCCTTTGGTAAATGAGATAGTTAGAACCAACCGAGAATGCCACCAAGAGGCATCGCAAAAATACCGATGATACGCAACAACATCAAAACGGTAACTGGAGAATTGGACAGGGCAAAATAAACAACATCAATGATGTTGTGAACATACCCAATGAACAACAAAAATACGAACAACAGCCATGCAGTAATACCGACGGCCCCCAGAGAAGCAAGAGCGCCATAAAGCTTAATTTTCATCCTCATTTCAATTCCTTTTGTTCAAGTCCAAACATTTTACACACTTCACGAATCGAGACTCGCTTTTGATCAACTTCCCATCGAAAATGAACAGCACGTTTTCCATCTGTTTTCGTTAACACACTATAGCACCTAAACCGCTTGCCGTCAACTGTTTCAAACGCATTTCCGATTTGTGAGGCACGTTCTCGCAACCCTTTGATTTTTTCCTTGTTATCCATGTTCAATCTCCACAAATCCATTTTACCATCTTTGACCGCGTTGTCAATGCCTTTTCATCGACTATTTGCGTCACTTGTTGACAACTCTACTCAGATTGACCATCCGATACCCCCGCCAGTGTATTCAACTTTTGAAGGTAGAATTGACTTACCTTAGACGTTGCTCGTTTTGCAAACTTTTTCCATTCAATGCCATTCTCGACAAGTGTTGTCATTTCTTCCTTGGCCGCATCTTTCATGCATCGACCGATGAACATTCCTGTATCTTTAATCGTTGGAGTCGTTCCCAATTCGACCGCCATATCATCAAACATCTGATTCAACCGATTCTCGGTCATGACATAATCCACAGCTTCATCAATCTTGGCAATTTCTTCGACGTTGACAGCCGCTAGAGTCTTGACCTTTGATGCGGAGTGCTTTTCTCCCTTGACCTTGAACACCAATCGACCACCATCATAATCATGAACCCAAACGATTCCTTCACCAATACCGTCCTTGCCAAAGTAAGCAGCAACCGGGCAGTGTTCCTCAACCGCAGTGGTCAGTTCTGCTAATTTGTTTTGCGATAATTGAGGATTTGCAAAGTCAACGTCAATTTCGTATGTTTCAAATTGATGCACAAAATAAATCTTGTGCAAATTAGCCCATTCAGTCAGTTTTGTGTCAGAAGCAATCTCACTCAACTCGTCCTGAGAAAATGTGCGTTCAGTTCCACGATATTCTTGCACGATAGAGAAAATGACAAACATTTTTTCACATTGATTGATGCCGACTCCTTTTTGAATGTTTCCACCGCACCACTCTCCGTAAATCGTAAGTCGATCAAACTCTCCACTAAGCATATTGGCCAAGTCTTTGAAAACTTGTTCTTTTTGAGTGGCGAACAAACAAAATCCAGCATTATCTGATGTAAGCGTCAGGAAACGTTCTCTGGATTGATAGGACAACTCAAGAGGCAGTCCATTTCCCGGATTAAACACATTGACAGCCGCGTTTGTTCCGTGCAACTTAACAGTCCCACGGAACTTCAATTCCGGCAAAGGAAGTACACTTCCTTCGCTGTTCCTTTTCACATTAACGATCACATCACGAAACTGTTCAATACTTGGAAATTTCTTAAATTCATGCATATTGCGTGTGGAACCTCGGCTTTTATGCCGAGTAGGTAGAGCGCAGATTGCTTCGCAATCTTTGCTTTGTGGCGTACCTAAATCACTCTCCATTTTTGCCACAGTTGAATAGGTGGAGGCTTTTCACCCCGCTGGGCCGTGAGGCTCTGCCCGTAAGGGCCTAGTGACGGAGACCTTACGGCCTCGCTCCCCTCGGGAATGTTTGTAACCGGCTCCACCCTTTCGGATGCGGCTAGAACCTTCGGGCCTTTACCTTTGCCCAGCATGATCCCAACCTTCCAGTGTCCGGGACTGAGGAAGCATCCCGGAGTGGGTCTCAACGACCTGTTACAAACGTAGCGGGTTTTCACCGCTTTCCCTGGTCAACCTAGCTATCGACCTTACGGTCTCAAGCTCCGGCCCGAAGGCCGGGGTAGTTGACGCATATCCGGCTCCAAAAATTAAAAACATTGTGTCACGAGTTCAAAACTGGCGTAAAATCAACATACATTTCCGTTCCCGGAATGAAATCTTCTGCAACATCTTGTTTGAAAATCCACATTTCAATTGTACCAGAAGGAACCAACTTGAAGGACTTTTCGTTTTCTTCACTGGTTTCTGCAACTGTCCTTAGTTTGACTTCGGTTCCACAAGTTGTGAACGTGATGTTATCGACTACAAATTTCGCTCGTACTTTCATGATTGAATCCTTCACGCTTCCAAGAATGGCCTACCGCGCAATTCACCGATATGACCGCTTAGTGTTTTGGTTCCTTTCTCAACCACCGTTGTATCGTCAATCTTTTCGTACTCGGTATCTTTTTTCCGCAGATCAGGAGAAATGAGCCGTACACGATGACCCCACAGAGACTTGATTGCTTCCAATGTATACAACGCATCCAAAGAGTCAAGTTTACGGGTTTCTTCTTTGTTTGTAAAGTGCTCCAAGAACAAAGTTCGATCCCCTTCTACATCAACCCCAACCACCTGAATGTCAGGAACCCGATATGATAGACTATGTTGCCTTGAAAGTCTAATCTTGAGTTCGTCCAACATGCGCCCGTTACGCGGAATTTCTCGAACTTCAATCAAAGATTCATCGTTATTCATCGAAGTTCCAAACAAACCAAAGTCTTGAGCAACTTCCAACGACAAATATTGAGCAATAAACGATTCGTCATTGAAGTTCTGCATTGCATAATTTACTTCGGTCTGCCAGTGTTTTCCAGCTTCTTCTGCTTTCTTCTTAATGTCCATGAACATCTTGAACCCGAACCTGTATGGGTTCAGTTGTGATGTGTGCTTGTAAGAATGTTGCGTCAGCACTCCCGAATGACTTGCGTAGAACTCTAGCATAGATCCATCACTAATCAAACCCTTATCGTACAACCGATGCATGATGTAGTAATGCGTAAAGGATGCGTAGCCTTCATGCACGATCTGCATTTGACGTTGCGGAAGAAAATATTGACTGATTTTCCGAACAATGCGGATAATCTCACGTTGCCACGGTTCAAGATTTGGGGCACGCTTTTCAATGAAGTACAGAATGTTTTCTTCTGGTTCCATGTATCCAGGATCACGACCACCAACCACTCCATCATTTGCTTTTGAATGATCCATCAATGTATGATGCATCAAGTCAAATTCAGCGACCTTGTCTGTAAGCTTTTTAGGCGATCTTTTGCCCCTGCGCCGATACTTATCCACCCCATAGATTTGAATGGCATGGCAAGCGTCCAAGACCCGTTCAACAGTATCTATACCATGTTCGGCTTCGCACTTGGTAATGAACTTCTTTGCAAAATCAATGTATGGGATGATGCTTGTCGCATCCGTGTTCTCACGAAAGTAAACGTTGTTTTTATAGACAGCAGAATGCCCAACACTTGCATGAGCCATCACAAGCGTTTGCATCAAAGCATTGTTGCTTTCCATCAAATAGGCAATGCAAGGGTCTGAATTGATCACCATTTCATACGCTAGGCCCATCTTCCCATTTTCATAGTCTTGTTTCTGCACAATGGCGGATTGTCCAAACGACCAGTGTTTGTACATCATTGGCATTCCAGTCGTCACATAAGCTTCAAGCATCTGATCGGAAGAAATGATTTCAAACTGTGGCTCATAGTAAGAAATTTCTAATTCTTTTGCTATGATTTCGATTTCATGCCAAATTTTATCAAGCATGTCTGGGTTCCAATCTTCCCCCGGTTGAAAAAGCAATTTCGACTTGGCCATTACTTGATCCTTTTTGTAAAGAACTTCCTGAACAATGGGTATACATCAGCGACGCCTTGCACCATCCCATACGTAAAGTTCTTTGACTTGACAAACTTCTTATAAGTTTGAAGTAAATTCGACTCGGCTAATGAACTTGAGGAAAACAAACTTAGAGTAGAATCCCCCCAATCAGTTGCCAGATCAATCTCGACATAAAATGCGTAATTGATCAGATCGAGAATTTCGTTCATTGTCTTAGCTGATTTTCCATCGTCATAAGGCATGTTGTCCCCATCAGACGCTTGTGCAAGATAGACGTTGCTTTTGCCTTTCAGTTTTTTCGCATACTCAAGTGCAATCTTGAGCGCAGGGGATACCAGTGTACCACCACTATGCGTAGAATTGAAGAACTCGTTTTGATCAACAACATAAGCCTTATCAGTGTGAGAAATGAATACAAGATCGACATTATCGTAATTGCGACGAACAAAATGATACAAAAGCCAAAAAAATCGTTTCGCCACACTCTTTTCATCGTCACCCATAGACCCACTTACATCCATGACCATGATGACCGTAGCATGGGTTGACGGTATGGTTTCGATCTTGGATGACCTATAGCGCAAATCCATATCTTCAAACAGCGGAACTTCTTCAATGCGGGTCTGAATTTCTTTTCTTTCTTCTTCGGTCAAATTTTCATCAGCAAGTTCATCTTCAATTATACCACGCAGAACCAACTGGCGAGTGAATCCATTGATGTATGACCGGACGATATGCAGGCGCGACGGGGTTCCTTCTGTCTGAAACCCTGCATTTGTGCGTCTTGTTTCCTCAACTTTTGAAAGTTCCTGTCTAACAAGATCAGGCAGTTCCATCCCGTCAAAGAACAAATCCAGAAATTCTTCGGCACTCAAATGCACACTGAATTCATCACCTTCACCAGCATCATCCCCACCACTACCACCGCTTCGATCAATGTGAAGCACATCCCCAGGAACAAACTGATCATTTCCAGGGAGAACCAAATCCCACGATCCACTTCCGTCACGATGGATGTTTGGTTCTCGCATCAGCTTGTCCCAGGGAACTTTTACGTCAACTCCTTTTTTCCCAATGTCCTGAATGTCCTGATCTTTGATAGCATCATTCACCCGCTGCTTCATGACTCCCCGAATGCGCCGCAAGTAACGCTCACGCGAACTAATGGTTCTATCCGGGGTAGCCCTACGTCTATCAATGATGATTGCCATGACAAGGGTTCCTTTAATTACTATACTTGGCCCGCAGGAAGAACTCGACCAGAATACGAGTTTGGCGCGGAGTGTAGTTCAACTTTTGCATCTGTGCGACAAAATCGTTGTGCTTCTTGGTTTCTTCTTCTGTGCGCTTCGGGGTAAATGCGATCACCGGCAGAATATCCGCTGTACTTGCCAGGACATTCTTTTCGATGACCAGACGCATCTTTTCAAAACCGTTCCATGCTGGCATCTTGCCTTTGTTTGCACCCTTGTAGCGAACGATGAACATTGCTACATCATTACGGAAATCCTTCGGGTTACTGATTCCGGCAGGCTTTTCCATCTTTTCGAGTTCGGCGTTCAACGCAGCACGATCCAACATCAGACCAGTATTCGAGTCACGGTACTCCTGATCACTCACCCATGCGTCTGCATAGTAGAAGTATCTTTCAAACATATTCTGGCACAAATCTTGGAAGCTATTCAAGAATGAGGCACGAATATCCTTTTCCAGAAACTCCATGTAATTTTCCATCAGAGTGCCATCAAGGATGGTCAAAAGTTCCTGTTCCTTTTCTTTTCCAAGCTGTTCTTCACTGATACTGCGCTTGAGGACGTACATCAAATGAATCGGGTTCGCCGCAATTTCCTCAGTATCATAGTTGAAAGTCTTGGACAGAATCTTAAAAGCAAACCGAGTGCTGATTCCGTTCATCCCTTCCTTAACCCCAGCAGCATCCTTGTATTCCTGCAAGGGCTTTGCTGTTGGATCTTCTTGTTTCAGATTTTCACCGTTGTAGACGCGCATCTTCACATACAAAGGCGAATTTTCTGGTTTGACCAACCGACTCATGACCGCAAATTGCGCCATCGTTTCCAATGTTCCTGGAGCGCAAGGCGCAGTCGCCAAGGCGCTATTTGACAGGAGTTTCTTGTAAATCTTGACTTCTTCGTCAACCCGAGTTACATAAGGAACCGACACAAGATAGACCCGATCCAAGAACGCTTCATTGGTCTTGTTATTACGAAAAGCTTCCCATTCACTTTCGTTGCTATGAGCAATAATAATGCCGTGGAAGGGCATATTACCAATGGCCTTAGTACCTGTATACATATGCTCTTGTGTGGCCGTGAGCAACGGATGGAGCATCTTGATTGGCGCTTTGAACATTTCCACAAACTCAAGCACACCGTTGTTTGCCCGATTCAAGCCGCCACTAAAGTTGTAAGCATAGGGATGGTTTTGAGAATACTTGCCAACCATACGAATATCCAGTTCCCCAACCAGCGTGGAAATATCTTGGTTGTTTTCGTCACCAGGTTCGACCCGAGCGATGCAGATTTGGTGAAGCCGACTTGGATAGACCTTGCGAACTTTGAACTGCGACAGATCCCCCTTGAATTCCTTGATCTTTTCAATTGCCCACGGACTCGGAACATTCTTGAAAAGCATAGCAGGAAGGCCAAAAATTTTAGATGCATCAGGTTGATTAAAGAACAACCCAAATGGAGTTTCAAAGACTGGAGACCCATCTAGGATATAAACAGGTTCCTTTTCGGCCAATTCTTTGATTTTCTCGGCCAATGTGCTCTTACTAGAGCCAACAGGCCCCAACAAGTACAGGATTTGCTTTGCTTCTTCAAGCCCCTGTGATGCATGTCGAAAATAGGCGACAATTTGGTCAATTGTATCTTCCATCCCATAGAAATCAGAAGAAAAGGATGGATAGACCCGAATGATTCGGTTTTGAAAAATGCGCGAAAGGTGAGGATCGTTTTTGGTATCCAAAAGTGTCGGTTCACCGATTGCTTTAAGAATTCGTTCTGCTGGGGAAGCATACAAAGACGGATCTGAAACACACCGTTCCATAAAATCCTCAAGGCCAATGACTTCATCGTCAAACTGAGTTGAAAGTGCTTGTGTGAATGTATCGAGTTTACTCATTGTTTTGCTCCATTACTAAGTCGGGGTGTGAACAAGTTAGTCTAGTGTTTGACGCCAGCAGCGATCATTAGTGCATCCAAAACAACATCATGAACAGGGTTTTGTTTCATAATGTCGTCAACATCCATATATTGAGGATCAATATCGGTAACTCCTTTTGGGACACTGTACAACAAATTAACGGCAGTCCGAGTATCCATATAACGCCAAAACGGGATAAAATTACTCCCAACATCCTTACTCAATGATGCAGAAACGACCTGTGAAAGATGCCCACGAGTCCAAACAAAAAAGTCTTCATTAGGCAGCAATCGAGAATAGATGTAATCTTGAATTTCTCCAAGCGCAGCTTTACAAGTTGTTGGCTGGGGATATTTTTTGGATTCCCCCAAACTAACTTCTTGCACTTCTTTTGGAAGGGTTTTCCAAAACTCAACCGTAGCAGGATCAATTACACGGTCTCCGACTTGCTCCGAAGTATCAAACTTCACAAGTAATGTGTCTTCGACCAACTCACTGAACAACTTTGGGGTTTCAACGTCAAACTCGACAATTGCAGCACTCACAACGACCGAGCGTTCGGATAGCCCCAAAGTTTTGACATTATAAGAAAACATTTTCATTTTATGATACCTTGCGTTTCGAACAAATGTTCAACATACAACGATGCACCCTTTTCGTCATTCATATTAAAAAACCGAACCGAATAGGACTCGTCCATTTTATTAGTTTCATCAAAAGCAATAATACAAATGCTGTTCATTTCTTTGATCAAACTAACACTAACACGGAGATTTCCGCGTTTATACGGCCCCAAACTTTGAATAACAAACGCGATCTTTTTTGGGTTTTCGTGTTGCATGTAAACATCAATGTTTGTTTTCATAATGTCGCGGTTTATCGCCCCCGATTTTGTACTTAGCAATGATGTTCCAGTCTTCCTTTTCTTCGTAGGACAACACAGTTAGACGACTGAGTTCACGACGCATAATATCATCCGTGGCGCGAATGGCTGGATTCACGATCTTGATCAGTCCCCATTGCTCCAACAATGTTGCGATACAATTGCGACGCTGTGCATCCCCAACAGTCATTGTTGTAGAGCGACCATCTAGGGCAAAAAGTTCTTTGAAGTGAACGATGTAGTATCGACCGCGCTTATGCAAAATGTGTGCAGTTTGCGTTAGCGATTTGTTCGCTTTACTGGCTATGCCGATGCGTGACAAAGTTTCCCGGACAGTCAAGAAACTGCCATCTGTCAAAAGCTTGACCTCCACCATGTCATCAGGTGTCCAATCAAATAAAAGTTCAGTAGTAATCATGATTTATCCTCGTTTAGATTTCAAACCACCCATGTTTGTATAGGTATCTACAATTTTCTTCATTTGCTCGTTAGTTAGCAAGCCCTCCACTTCTTGCGCCTTTTTGATACTCATTCCAAAAACCTTTGCTATCAGGCTGACATTTTCCGAAACCTTGTCCTTCTTACCCCACTCAATATACTTCTTCGCTGTTTTCGGCATCGCATGTCGGTAAAACATGAACTGATCATGCTTTGACAGCGTTGAGTGCCGATTCATAGATTCAGCATAAAACAGGCAATCCCTACGTTGCGAAAGTGCTCGGTTGACAAGGAACGGATTGTACGCCGCTTCTAACTCGTCAGACCATTCGACGTTCTTTGTTAGAATATCGCTGATCAAGCCAAAAATGTCAAGCGCCATTTTTATCTGTCCCAGACAAAACAACCACCAAGCCAACATCGTGTCGCAAGTAAACACACAATGCTTCCCTGACCTTTTGACCGGCAGCATTCACTGCCAACTCCATCGGTTCCATGATACTAGAAGGAGTAGAATACAAAGAATGAACAAAAGTTCCGGTTTCCTTGTCACGAACAATATTCAAAATTTCAGTGACCCCATCGTGTTGTGTCTCCACAGTTTCAGTTTCGGCAAACCACATTGCCATCCCATTCACGAATTTGACTTTGACTTGTCGATCCTCATAAATGCTCAACGTAACTTCCTTCTGCCTGTTGAAATACCTGACAACACCAGCCATCACAAACATCAAAAAAATAGAATAAACAAGATATGAAACGATAATTTCAAACATTTTTCTTCCTTAAAATTTAACTACGCCCATGATTTCAGTCAAACATGCTGTTGTACAAATTTCTTGATCGGCACTGAACGAAGACTTAAACTGATAGTCGGCAAGAAGCAAAATTATATCAGGCAAACATTCAGGACGAACAGTATCTTGCAAAATCTTGTAAAACTGCGTATAGAGTGATGATACATCAATATCTGAGTTTCGCCCAACCCATTTACGCATGCTAGAGAAATTTTTATCACGCAATGCGGTCAGTAGATCATCAAAAACTCCAATATCGTTATCATTCAAAACACTCGAATCAATCGTATTGTCGGTAGCATGACGTTGCAACGAGTTCAGAGTGCGCCTAAAATCTGGAAAGTTCTTCGAAATGAGAGCAGCCAGAGACTTTTTATCGTAGGTCGTAACTCCTTCCTGATGTAGAATCTCCATACTACGAACCATCATTTCCTTTGCTAACACAGCCTTTTCGTTGCTTGGAATCTTAAAGTCAACGACAGTGCAACGACTGTGAATCGCTTCCGAAATCATGCTCTTGAAATTGCATGTAAAGATAAACCGAGCATTCGAACTAAATTCTTCCAAAGAACCATTCAAGGCTTTTTGCGCTGCTTGTGAAATGTGATCCGATTCATCCAAAATCACAATCTTTTTTGAATCTGTCAAACTAACCGTTGAGCAAAACTGTCTAATCTGATTCCGTATCATGTCAATGCCGTTTTCTTCGGCAGCTTTGACAAACAACACATCAGCACCAATTTCACTGGCAAGCGCCCGCGCAACTGTAGTCTTTCCACTTCCGGGAGGGCCAGCTAGAAGGAAATGAGGAATTTCACCCTTATCGACATATCCTTGAAAGAGTGCCTTCAAATTTTCGGGGATGATACACTCAGAAATCGTTTTGGGCCTATACTTCTGTGCCCACAAAAATTCGTCTGGGTTGATCGAAATTGTTACATCTGTCATGATTTATCCTTGTCGCATTTTTTAACATGCCGCCCTCCATAAAGGAGGATAATTCCTACTGTTCTGCGCACGAATCGCTTCAAGCGTAGTCACTTCGACGAGTTCATCAGTTCAAAGACGATAGATGATCTAGGGCAGCATCAAGCGTCGGGAAGACTCGTTCGCAGCACTGGCGAACCATTTCGAAGTAGCGCTTCACCGAGGGGTTCTCGACCTGATCAACCAAGAAGATTTGTTTACCCAAGGCTTTTGCAAATCCGATTTCCAACGCCAGCGCATAGCCGCCCGGATTCGAAGCCTCCATGTTGGCCAAAACAATGTCGGAATGGCGAACCGCCTCTAAGTCCCAACGTGTGTATTCGGCGGGGTCTTGAATGTTGTGTGTGCTCGGGTCAAGCAGCTCAAACGATCCGCCGAATCTGGCGGCAACTTGAGATTGCCAGTTGGATTTGAACCCACCGGCTAGGTACATCTTTTTAAGGGGTGTGGGGAGTTTTTTTAACATTGGTGTCCTTCTTAACTGTTTTCATTGCTTTATTATACTCGGTCTATGATTCAAAAGCAACAACAGATTTATCTTTTGCCCTATCCTTCCTTACCCCAAACTGCGGGGTCTGTAGCTCAATTGGTCAATGTCAATCAGAAATTGGTCTGAAAAACACATGATCACCAATAACCGCCGTTCTCTCCATTTTACCACTCCACGATGGATTGACTTGTTTCGTATGATAGAACAGTGCTCCACGTGTAGGATCTTCCACGGAATGCGACAATACCATACGCGCAGCGTTGAATGCCGATTCCCATGCACCAACATAAGTAGACGGAATATAAAGATGTTGGAACCAACCCCGTTTAACAGGCTGTAAGAGCCACGAAAATTGGTAGGGTGACTCAACTACCTTGCAAACACTATCGGGGAACCTAGCGTTGTTTACGCGGTTTAGGACGACCCAACCAACCGCTATTTGACCTTCCAATGGTTGACTAGTCGCTTCAAACATGATGTTATAGGCCATGCAAATTTCCTCTTTCAGAGAAACAATCGGATGCGGAATATAACCAGCATCCGAAATAGTGTGCAGAGGGATCATCACCATGAACACGACTAACACCAGTCTAATCACCGCCCGCATCAGTGGACAGTCCTCGATTCGAGCGAATCAACAGTCACTTGGCCTTTATTTGCAGATTCCTTCAAAGATGTATGAAAATCTTCCACTGTTGAATATTGAACCACATTCAAAGGATTAACTTCATCGCTTTCCCCTTGTTCGACCGCACCAGATTCACGTTCATCGTTGACGGTTTTTGAAAACTCAGACACCGCCAAAGCAACCCACTTCATTGCGGCATGGGCCGATTCTTTGTCTACCTCAAGAACGCTTTCAATATCGCCCAAGATGTTGTTCGCAATTTGTGCGTATCGACTATACAAAACCATCGAATCAACTTGTGAACGACCCGCTGTAACTAGACCTGAGATAAGCTCCAACGAGTAGACAAGTTTGGCTATTAGACCAGCCGCCTTACCGTACTTTCCCACAAGTTCCGAAAAAGCAATTCCAACTGCATTTTCGACTTTCACATCATTAGAACCATTACCATTGCCATTGCCATGCCCAGAAAGATCGCTCATGATTTAACTCCTTGGTTATTTAACGAAACTCACTTTTGTCCTTCACCAGAAGAACTCAAGTCTACAAAACTTATGGGATTTGTCTATGTCATTGCCCATAATGAAACTAAAAAATCATACATCGGCAAAAAAACTTTTTGGTCACACAGAAAGCTCAAACCATCTGACAAACGCAGAACAACAGTCGAAAGCGATTGGAGAACTTACTGCGGGAGCAACAAGGAACTTCAAGCACTGTTCAAAAAGAATCCATCACACTTCACCCGCACAATCCTTTACTTATGCAATACCAAATATGGAATGTCCTATAACGAAGATCGGCTACTATATGCCTACAATGTCCTTGAAAACCCCGATCTTTTTTACAACGACAATATAGCAGGAAAATACTTCATTGGCAAGTTTGACCAGTGGTATCGCCCTGCTGGATACGGAGTCTTTCCAGAGCATCTTCAAACGCAATCGGTGTATAATCCGTATGTTCAACCGATACACACAAATATCGGGGGTCAACCGATCCATCAGGCAACAACACTCGACGCGAATGCAAATGACCATGCACATTCCCTACACACCACGTTGCAATAGACGTTGGATGAATAGGGATATGACTCAGAAGCGCATTCCCAAGCTTATGAGATCCACGAATATCATAGAAATATTTCAAATAGTCTGCCACTCCATAAATGTCGTGGTTCCCCTTGACCAAAATCTTCTTGCCGTTCATCCTACCAAACGCCTCAAGTCCTTTTTTGGTCATTGATACATCACCCAACACATAAACTTTATCGTATTGCTTTACCACGGCATTCCAACGCTCAATCATGTCCGATTCCATATCGGACAAATTTGTCCACGGACGAATCAATGCATCGTTGTCATCACGAAAAGTCACGATGCGTGGATGCCCAAAATGTAGATCGGCAGTAAGAAAACAGTTACTCATGATTTTTTTCTATTCCTTATTTTGATCGAATTCAACCGCTACGTTTTCACTGCGGATCTACAAATACAGGGCGAGCAAAACCCCAATGGCAGCGCCGAAAGCCACCGTCAAGACGAAAGCTAGTGCTCGGCTTTCCCGTTTTGCGGGTTTGTAGGTTTGTGTGTACTTGGTGCGCTTGGCACCTCGTGTCAGTTCTCGGTTCGCATTATATTCGGATTCGCGCATGTTTAGCTCCTTAAAATTGTTGATAGAGAAACGTGTCACCTTTAGACCAAACAATAGTGGTGTTGTCGTTAAGAAATTCCTCTACTAGATCACATTTATCGGAATTATCCTCGCAGCCCGAAACGTCAAGTCCGTAGTAATAGAGGAATTCATCGACAGTTGATTCCGCATAGTTGCAGCAGATTGTAGGTATGTCCAGTTCAATTTTTTCTCCGGTATCTTCTTCATATTGTTCAAAATAATCGAATAGCGCTTCAAGGGCTTCGTTGCTAAATTGATCTTCGCAACCATGACGCCGGATGGCATCGCAAAACTCCGAAAACGTGATGCGTAGATACATGATTTACTCTCTTTCTCTTAGCTTCATCGCACTATTGCGATAAGTGAACTATAGCAGATCAATTCGCGCTATAGTCATTGGTTAACAGACTTTTACATCTTTACCTATGTTAGCCATTCTGCTGCGCACTCTTTACGCCATCTTCAAACGCTCGGGTAATAAGTTCCTCAAGTTCATTTTCTGACAAAAATGCCATCCTCGTCACAAGTTTTACCTTTGACAAACCATAGACATATGAATCGGATTCATCGAGCTTTTTGATATTAACCATTTCGTTAATATAGTTAAGGTTCTTCAATTGGTTAAACAGCATTTCAAGCCCTTGCTCTTGTAAAGCTTCTTTACCAAGAGGGGATGCCGGATCGCCGGGTGGAAAAATCGGCTTACTTTCAAAATGTTCCAGCAAAAGCGCCTTTTCATCGTTGATGCGCGTTTTCAAAATCTTGTTCATGACCAACTCCTTATCAATGTTTACAACTTAATTGTAGATGATCCCTAGCAAAAGTCAAGAAGAAATTTCTCGATTCCCCGAAATCAAATAGTCCCCATAGACTTTAGCATTTCCGTAGACCCGAGCATTCCCAGAGACACGAGCATTCCGAAAAACATGAGCATTTTCGTAGACCCGAGCATGCCCATAGAGTTGAGCATTCCCACAAACACGAGAATTCCCATACACCAGAGCATTCTCGACAACCTGGGAGTTCTCGAAGATCCACGCATTACCATAGACCATAGCCTTTCCAGAAACCCATGAATTTTCAAAGACCATACTATTCTGGAAGACTTGAGCATCCCCGAAGACCAAAGCATTCCCGAATACCTTAGCATCATCAAAGACCCGAGCATTTCCGAAAACTAGTGCAGTCCCGTAGACCCAGCAGTTTCCCTCTTGACTCAAATTCTGTTCGGATTCGAGATAGCCGCCTATGTTTCCTGCGCGAAAATCGCCAAAATCGCGCAAAGCGCGGATACGGTAAAGAGTGCGGCCAGAAAATTCGATAGATTCATTTTTCAACAGTTCATACTTGTTCATCGGTTTGCGCGTGAAACCTCGGCATTTATACCGAGTAGGTATAAAGCAGAACGAGAAGCGTTCTATGCTTTGTGGCGTACCCAAATCACTCTCCATTTTTGCCACAGTTAAAAGGTGGGGGATTTCGCCCCGCTGGGGCGAGGCGAGAACAAAGAAGAAATATCACATGACGCGGATTTTTGAGTTCAGCTTCTACATCATATTCGCCATCACAATGCTTCATAGCATATTCAGCAAGATTCACTAGGTCTTCAAGACTATCCAATGCTAGTTTCAGCAGTTCAACATCGTTCATGACAAATTCCTTATGCGTTGTTCTCGAAGACATGGGAAGTTTCAAAGACCCGAGAGTTACCAGAAACTACAGCATCCCCATAGACGCGAGAATTCTCAGAGACCCGAGCATCGCCGAAAACCAACGCATCCCCGCAGACCTCGGCATTATCGACTACCCGAGCATACCCAAAGACTTTACCATTTTCGTAGACCCAAGCAGTCCCCAAGATCCAACAATTTCCGTGGACACGAGCACCCCCGAAGATCCGCGCATCCATGTAAACCCAAGCATGCTCGAAGACATGAGCAACGTCATAGACCCGAGCATACCCACAAACCCAAGCACACCCGTAAACCGCAGAATCCCCGTAAACCCGAGAATTCCCATAGACCTCAGAATCCCCGGAGACAAGAGCATTTTCAAAGACCCTAGAATTCTCAAAGACTTGAGCATTCTCGTAGACATGGGCATTCCCGTAGACACGAGCATTATCGGAAACCCAACAATTTCCATCTTGACTCAAATTCTTTTCGGATTCGAGATAACCGCCTTTGTCGCCTGCACGAACAGCACCGAAATCGCGCAGAGCGCGGATACGGTAAAGGACTCGCCCATCGACTTCAACAGTTTCATCTTTCAAAAGTTCGTACTTGTTCATGATTAACTCCTTATCAACATTTACAACTGCATTATAGACCATCCACCAAAGAAATCAAGAAGAAATTTCTTGATTCCGGGAGACCCGAGCATTCCCAGAAATCCGAGAACACCCAAAAACGCGACCATTTCTGTAGACCTCAAGATCCAAACTTGAATACAAGTTGCAAACCAAGAACCCCAGAAGTGCCTTTGACAGTTGGAGGAATAACCATCAAATTAAAACCATAATTTGAGTGACGATACGCCACGAGTAAACCACCAATAACCGGAGTTTCATATCCGGTAGCTGGGCCACCAAACGCACCCAATGCAAAGTCGCCAAGATGAATAGGTGTATAAGAAGCAACAAAATAGACAGTCTGTTGATAATAGCTGTTCTTGTACTCTCCGCCAGAAATTCCCCAATTTCCAACATCATACTCTAATCCAACACCAGCGTTGACCTGATCGAAACCACGGTCAGGAAAGTGTCGGCTCACCGTTGTCACGGCACCATATAAACCATCAGCGTGTGCCATCGGCATCGCAACAAGTACGCTCAACATCATAAACAAACTCAAGAACATCTTTTTCATGATAAATTCTCCAAATGTTTGAAAAACGAGATAAATTCACGAACCTCAATTAACATCATACCACACAGACGCCACCTTGTCAATCATCAAAAAATGCTTCCAGACTCGACCGTTCTTCAACATCCAGATCGGCTACCGAACACATCTTAGACAATGGCGACAAGAACAGCTTATCAAACATTGTATCATAGTCAAACATCTTTTCCATTCCCAATTCTGGTGGAATTTCTCCAACAAATCCAAACACATTTTCCCTTGTTCTGTTCGGAGTTTTCAAATAAAAATACTTCATTTTAGATCCGTTGTAGATCATTGGATACTGAACACTATCGAACTTTCCTTTCTCCATCGCATCATTGTAGAGCAACGCTGCCCTCACATAGATTGGAGTTTTGGCAACGTATACAACACCGTTGCGATTTGACGACTTATACTTTTCAAGCCCATTGACGCCAACCGTAAACGAAATTTTGTTGATCGGAGACTCGTAAAATGCTTTCTTCACATCCTTGACATATTGGATGATCTTGGCCTGATCACCGTCCAAGATGTAATTCAGAGATTCTTTCAAACGGTTTTGAATAAGTTTTGGTGTCGTTGAACGTACAATTTCCAAGCCAACAACTTTAAGAACCGGCTCGTGATAGTAAACACCCTCATTGTATAAAACGCGCATGACATAGCGTTTCTTCGCAACATACAAGATGTGATCACCGATTGCTTCGAGTTTGAAACTAATGAAATTTTCTTTGAATCCGACCTTTTCAAGTTGGTTGTTAACAATTCGTTGAATAGCAGGTTGGAGCTTATCAATTGCATATCGTTCAATCATTCTGACGATTTTTGCTTTGTCTGTTCGATCTACAATTGGATAAATAAACTTTTCAACAATGGATTGAAGGTCAATATACATGCTGTCTGTATCACCAGCAATCACGTTGGCTTGAACATTCCCCAAATATCGACCCAAAGACATTTCACATGATCGAATGATGTATTGACCGCCAGCAGTGATTGCTTCTGCCAAGTCAATGTCGAAGAATCTGAAAAACTTGTTGCCAAGCGCCCCATATGCAGAATTGAGCAAAAGCTTAAAGGCGTTCTGCATCGAGTTCAAACGAGATATTTCAATTGCAACATTGGTTGCATCTTCGCCACTATACTCTCCAGATTCAAGACGCTTCTTGAGTGCAAGCATTTCCCCCTTAACCTTCTTGCGACGGATAAAGTAGTATCGAAACAACCGTGGAATGAATCCTTCTTTCGTTAAATCAAACAGTACCCCGTTCGCAGCAATGCAAGTCCCTTCTGGGCGTTCCACAGCTTCGACACGATCCAAAAGCGTCTGGGGATTTACATTTTCCATCCTATACAGCTTTGTATCGGGGCTAATGTTCCATGTGATAGCTGTGCTCGGATACAGGGAAGTCGCGTCCACACTGCACGACCATCCATAATTTTTTGGAATTGGTTCAATAACATAGGCACCATCATAACTTTGCGACCGAGCTTCTTTTGGTGGATCAAAGACAACATTTCTTCGTTCAAAGTCGTTGTAAATGATGCTTTCCCAAGTTTTGACTGGCGAGTATGCATCTTCAAAGTTCTCTTTTGCTTCATACCCTACAGAACAATGTTGATCAATGTATCCAAGCTTGTTGTCCAACACATCCACGACCCTAACGTCATCAATGTTATAGAGGACAAACCGATTCCAATGTTTCGTATAAAGTTCGACAAAGCCACCTGATAAATCCTCAAAGGTGTTCTTTTGAACTTCCACGTTTTCATGTTCAGCAATAAATCCAAGCGTCCATGATTCTCGGCTTCCCGATGCATACTTTTTATACAGCGCCAACAAGTCAAGTTGCGAAACTCCGGGAATCCGAATAACATCAATTTCTTTGTTGTTGTAACCCTTTTCAACATCTTGGTAAACAGTACCCCAAGGAGAAAGGCTATTGGCTCTTTCTTCACCCACTACTCGCGCAGAACGAGCATAGATGTACGGCATATCAAACCCGTCTGAGTTCCACCCACTTACAACATCCGGGTATGAGGATGCCCATTCTGCCAAAAACTTGTTCAGCAAGTCAGCTTCGCTAGAACACTGAATGTAGTACCATTTCAACGGTAACTCACCATCAAAAGGTTTGACTCCAAACGTCTTCCCAATTTTTGTTGTTCGATTGTACAAAGAAATAAGGAGAATGGCCTGAACCGGATTAGATGGAACAGGAATACCCATACCGGGAATAATTTCGGTTTCAATGTCAACGATTACAACATTCAACAGACTCACATCATAGGATGTTGGCAAAGTTGCCATAAACTGTTGAATATAGTTCTGGTTCCCGTAAATTTCTTGGCCATGAACACCATCAAATTGCTTTACATAAGACTTCGCATCGTTAATACAGTCAAACTCATATGGAACAACATTGTCACCACCTAAGCTTTTCCATTCGCTTTCACGATCTGTTTTTTTAAACAGCTTTGGCTTAAACTTAACACGCTCAAGGGTTCTTTGATGCGTGTAAGTATCAATCCCTCGTACCAACAGCGTGTTGCCATACGGGGCAACATGTGTATACTGGAATGTCGATTTAGTGTAGTCCATGCAAAATTCTCAAAAAGATCAGTGTACTCTACACCACGATGAAAAACAAGATTACATCACGTAGTAAATTCTGTAGGGTCTCCGGCAGTTATAATAGCTCCGCATCCTGTAACAGATCCTACACAAGCAACCTCTTTTCCTTCCACAATTTTTGTGGTTGCTGGTGTTGCGACGATTGGTGTAATACCATGTCCCTTTATCGGACATATATGTAAATCACCAATCCTTGCAATCAACTTACCACCCGAGTATGAATGCTGAGTAGACACAGATAGTATATAACCACCATGACTACTCGGATCACCAAGTCTCGCTACTTGATCTGCCACGATTAGAACCGAATGAAGTATTCTTTAGAGAACGATCCCCATTTGTCAGCACGCGGCCCAATCAGTTCGCCACGGTCTTCTAGGGGATAATACAGAGCGATGCAATCTTGATCAAGGGCGCGGGCCAGTTCATTGCACAGTCCAGTGGGGTTATTTGAACGCATCTTCACAACCAGAGTTGGCTCTGTATCGGACGTTTGAGTTCTGAATTGTGCGCTGCCCTCCGCAAATTTATTGCACAAATTTCGTGCCACCGACTCATTGGCTCGAACTTCATCTGGGGTGTTTGCACGATCATTGATATACAAACCAACGTTCAACTCGATCAGTTTTGTGTCATCCGATTCAATGATAATCTGTTTGACGGCATTGACAAGATCTTGGCTAATTTCTGACAATTGCATGGTGTTTCCTTTGTAAGTATTCAGTAGTTAGTGTAGCAGAAGTTGTAAACCTGATGGTGAAAAATGTCTGTGAATTGGATTTCGTGTGCTCCTAGTTGTTGGTATCGCGTTGTTCCGATAACTGAACTATAGCAGAAAAATTTCCGATATGCTCACTTGTTAACAGACTTTTACATCTTTCGCATCCTTCCCCGCCCCGAAAGGGGGGGTCTGTCTCTCAACTGATCAAATCTGAGGGTAAACCAAGGAAAGATGCTCAAGAACAGCAGACCAATTTGGATAAAATTGTGATCCAAAATGAATGATTTTTCCAGGAAAATTGGAACAGTTCGCCTTGTGAATCCGATCATCGACAAGAAAATCTCGGTATGATCCAAGAATTCCCTTGTCTTGAGTCAGGATGATCTTTTTTTGAAGATCCGGCAAATACTCCTTAATCCAATCCACCTTTTCTGCATAGGAGTGCGGAACACTTGGCGGCGGTTTTGAAGCAACCCAAACATCAAACCCCATTTGTTGTATTTTTGCCACGGAAGCGATTGCATCCGGCATTGGCGGCATTTCCCTAAAAAAATTCGGATGATCCATGAACCATTCATCCGTGAAATCATCGTTACCGAGCTTGAATCCAAGATTAACAGCATGCGACTCGAAATCAACCAGTACACCGTCCATATCAATAAAAATTTTTCGTTGTTTCATATCAAACTCCTTACACACATTCTACATCAATCAAGAAACGAAGTCAAGGCATTCGACGATTTAGGCAAGTAGCCAAGTGATTGAAAGTCGATTTCCAGGCGATCACGTAGGGGCATTGACATAAGTGACTGAATAGTTTCAATGTCGAGTTCTTCTTCCTCGATCATTTCTGTCAAAAGTTCCAGATGCGTCTTTTTTTCATTCAAAACACGCATTTCGATATAAGATGCAAATTCCGCTGCACTAGAGAACACCATGTCATTTCACTCCAGGTTGTTTAACGACTTTTGGCCGACCAGATACGGCCTTGAAAATTCCATCAATGATACGCCCAACTTGGTGTCTGCCGTTTGGTTCTACACGAACAACCTTGGTTGGATCTGTAGAATGTGGTTCGTAGAAAACATCTTGGGATGCAGAAAGAGTAGCAAGATCATCAATGGTAGCAACTGGTGCCACGACTTCGGGAGTTGTAGGATTCAAAATCAGATCATCCCACCCATAAATCTTTGCCAACTCTTTATAGGGAATGTTAGGGTACAAAAGATCAAGCTTTTGATCCTTTACAGCAATCAAAATTTCACACTCGGGCTTCGTCAAGCCGGTCAAGAGTTCAATGAAAATAGACTCGCGCTGCACTGCGCGAACATCTGCGCGACAAAACACATAAAACCTGCGCAGTTCGTTGTTCAGATTCACAGCAGTCATTGCGTAAGGAGCCGGATCAAACTTGTAATTCTCTGGTGCCCCTTCTGGAAGTAGAAACTTTTGACCAGAACGAATTGCATGATTCAGAAGCAGCTTGAGCGCAGAAGATCCAGCAACATCATGAACACGATCCGGGTTTTCATTGAGCCACACAATCAGTTCATAAATGCGTGTCGGAGGCGTATTTTGATTCATCATTTTCGCGTGAAACCTCGGCATTATTGCCGAGTAGGTAGAGCGCAGAACGCTTCGCGTTCGTTGCTTTGTGGCGTACCTGTTCACTCTCCTTTTTTGCCACAGTTGAATAACCATAACCATCCGCACGTTGTACCAAAGTACAGTGCTTGTAGGATATGCCTTGAACGACACCCGTTGCGGTTTGTATATTGAAGTATCCATTTGCACGAACCACTAAGCGCCCAGAATGGATTCCAGATTTCTTACCAGTAGGAACACTGGCCTTAACCATATCACCCGTCTGGAAACCTTTGATACTCTTTTTCCTAGTTAGGTATCCACGCGGAAATCCGAATGCATTCAACTGTGTGCGCTGATAGCGTCCTCGACCTGTACACTTAATTGCCAGTGTCGGTCTTTGCCAGCCCGTAACGGAACTAACTCGACCTACGCATACCGCATCAAGCGCGTGTGTTTTCGGAATACCGAGTTGCATACGATTGAATTTCGTCAAACCGCCTGAACCTGTTGTGACCGGAACGTTAACAGCTTTGAGCGCATTGAACAACGCCCAACGGGTTGAATTAACCGCCGATGCGTCTTTAAGAGGTCGTTTTGCTTGAGCCAAAATACGATCAAGTCGTTTGGTATCGTTCGCCAAGAATACGCGAACATCCTGCGCACCTTTTTTCTGGTTGCATGATTGGCAAGCCAAGGCCAGATTCGAGACCCGATTGCTTCCGCCTTTAGATCGAGGATGGATGTGCTCAATCTGTAATGGCACATCTTTTGCACCGCAGTACGCGCAAACCCTGTTCCACTTGTTGAGCAGATATTCGCGCACTTCATAACCGGCTAATGTGCCTTGTTGATACTCAACACCAGAAATTTCCACATTCTGCATTTTTTGCATATCAAACCGAACCAGTTCCTGAGCAATACCAGCAACCGGCACCACACGTTGAAAACGATTGACCCATGCAACGGTTGTATCAACCCGGTGTTGTAGAGAAGGAGCTAACCAACCTTTAGGTTTTGTCCGATTGTCGAAACGGGCTGGCCTATACCGCAACTTGGAACGACGAAAACTTCGATGTTGCCTCCGTGCCGTTAAAGCCTCGCTAATCTGACGCCCGCGATGCAACAATTCAAAAAGATTAAGCACATGGACACCAACACTAATTTCACCACTTTCCGCATCAATTTTCTCTGATTCTCTGACCACTGCAATACCTGTAAACTTACTACCCGGATCAATTTTTACCTTGATCGGTTGTAATACACAACTGGAAACTTCACGATCAACAATGCGTATCGAAAACGGGATCAGCCGATGAACACGCGCACGACCAGACGCGAGCAGTTTTTTTGCTCGTTTCTCGCTGCACGGCATCAGCGGTTTTCCTCGTTTGTCGATTACAAATACTGCCATTTACTTCCTTAAATGCGCTTACGCGCCTAGTGACGGAGACCTTACGGCCTCGCTCCCCTCGGGAATGTCTGTAACCGGCTCCTGCCTTGCGGCAGCGACTAGAACCTTCGGGCCTTTACCTTTGCCCAGCATGATCCTAATCTTCCAGTGTCCGGGACTGAGGAAGCATCCCGGAGTGGGTCTCAACGACCTGTTACAAACGTAGCGGATTGGATACCGCTTTCCCTGGTCAACCAAGCTATCAACCTTACGGTTTCTAGCTCCAGCCCGAAAGCCGGGGTAATTGACTAAAAATCGTTAATCCGATCAACTAAATGTCGGTTTTTTTCCAAAAAATAGTTATACATGCCCATCTTGTTTTTCTTTGGTACTTCTTTTTGATACTCTTTCACAATCTCTTTCGCTAAAGAAGTAGGTATCTGACTCAGATCAATCAAACGTCGATTCCGAGTATATCCAGCTTCGGCTTTCCAATACCGCCTACCGCTGTTAGTTTTTGTCTCGGCCAAAACTTGTTGCGTAATTGGCAACTGTTTTTTCTTATCGACAAATGACATATCATGGCTTCGAGCGTTAGGAATTCCATCACTACGATCACCGCGCATGATCAACTCGTGAAGTTGCTCTAGTGCTTGTTCTTGCGTCAGTTTGAAATATTCGTCTTTGATAGAACTGTATTGAGCAACATTCGGAAACCGATGTAGTTGCTTGAAATCCTTATCACCAGACACAATCAAAATGTCTTGTGGCCTTTTCTCTCCAAACTCGTCCTGAATCAGTTCATTGAATTGCGACCAAATAGTCAATACACCAATAATATCATCAGCTTCCGCATATTCGACTTCAATCAACCTGTACGGGAAACATTGCTTGATACCAGTTTTCATATCATCAACAGTTTCTCGAATTTCATCCCACGGTAAGGTAGACGCTTTGCGTATTGCTTCGCGGCTATGCTTATATGGAGGAAAAACACTTCGACGCCAATATTTATCGTTGTCGATTGCGATACACAATTCCCCGTACTTTGTTCCAAACTTTCGTTTGATTCGAATCAATGACGAAAAAAGGCTTTCCATCAAAAGTTGTGACACATCAGACGGGCGAGCCGCAAAATCACGCTCAAGAACGTGAGAGTTTGCGTGGATCATCGCACTGAAATCAACAAGGATCATTTGTCCAATTCACCAAAATTGGTGGATTCTACCTCCAGAGCGACGTAGTATTCCAATTTGCCATCAGCACTTCGGAACCGGCTAACACGTTTACGATGCAACGCAACACGATACTCTGTCGGAATCATCTTCATGTTTTCTGTTCGCATGTAAGCTGTAAACGGGAGTTTTGTACTTGCTTCTCCCAAATCCAACACGAAAGCGTTTGAAGTATCGTTCTTTTTATCAGCGACTAGAGCAGAAACAGTACCGCCACCGTCAGAAGTAAAAGCCACGTCATACGCTCTAAGAGTCGTTGATGCACGCATAATTCTCTGAAAATCGTGTTCTTTGATGGTAAATTCAACATCTTCTCCCGGAAAAGCAATTTTCTTGCTTCGATAGATCAAAACAGATGGGTCTGCAAAATAAAATTTTACACTGCTTCCAGCACCTTCCAATCGAACAAATTTTTCCTCAAACTTGAGTTCTGGCGGTGTTTCAAACAACGCACAAGCCCCAAGAAATTCGGACAAGTCGTAAATCCCAAACTGCACAGGAAACACTTCTGAAACCTTTGCATACCCAACAATCGTTTTTTGGGCATTCATAGTGTTCAATTCACTTCCGGGCATGATCAAAAGATTCGAATTGATCGAAGAAAAGTTTTTGAGAACAGCTATCGTTTCTCTTGATAATTTCATAAAAATTCCTTTGGTAGTCAATTTGCAAATTTTAACACGACAACGATTGAAAGTGAAGGGATGCTTTTTCTTTACACTCCAAAAATTTTTCAATGTACTCGCGTTTCAGAGGACGAACAAAAACTTGAGGACTGCCCATTTGACATCCTCCCCGGCTCAAAGGCGGGAGATTCCTACTGCGTTCAACACAAAACATGCTGACTCGCTTCGGCGGGTTCCTGCTTCACAGAACGGCCTTGCTGCACCGATTCTCCACAGGCTAACAAGCGGTATCCCCGCTCTAAAATGTTAATCGCGCCGACCAAATCGGCGTTTTCCTTAAAACCACATTCTACACATGCAAACTTGGCTTGTGTTTGGCGGTTCTCTGCGGCAACATGACCGCAGTGCGGACACGTCTGGCTTGTGTAATGAGCCGGAACTGGAAGCAGAATGCCACCGTTCCAAGTCATTTTGTATTCCAGTTGTCGCCTGAATTCGTCCCATCCCTGATCGAGAATGGCGCGATTCAGTCCAAACTTCTGAGCTACGTTTTTACCCGGTGCTTCGCTATTGCCTTTAGAAGACTTGGACATATTCCGTACCTGCAAATCTTCAATAACAATCATAGCGTGGTTTTTGCTGATTGTGGTTGAAGTCTTGTGCAGGAAATCTTTGCGGGCATTAGCGATAGTGCTGTGAATCTTCTGGACTTTAGCTTTCGCCTTTTTCCAGTTACTACTGAACTTAACCTTTCGAGACATGGCACGTTGGTACCGTGCTAGTCTTTGTTGATGTTTCTTGAAACTGTTAAGCGGTTTAATATAGCTACCATCGCTCAAGGTAGCAAACCGAGTAATGCCCATGTCGATTCCAATGGCGCTAGTAGCTGTTGGAATAGGTTGTTCAACTTCGCGTTCAGTTTGAATACTCACAAACCACTTGTCACCGGCTTTGCTGATAGTGACATTGCGTACATTGCCTAGCACATCACGACTGTTGCGGTAACGCAACCAACCAAGTTTAGGCAGGTAAATACGGTTGTTGCATTGTTCTAGTTTGATACTTTTCGGGTCTGGATAACGAAAACTGAGGTGTTGCCCTTTTTTCTTGAACTTTGGAAAATCCGCACGCTTGGCAAAGAAATTGGCATAGGCACGTTCCAAATTCTTGAGCGATTGTTGCAACGGGTGAACAGGAGAATCTCTTAACCACGTAGTATCGGTGCTGTTGCGCCATTCTGTGAGCATCTTGCACAACCCCGCATAACCAAGCTTTTTCTCGCGTTGCTCGTAACGCTCTTTCTGCATCGCTAAAGCCTTGTTGAAAACAAACCGGCACGACCCGGCGAAGCTACGCATTTTGCGTTGCTGTTCGCCGTTTGGCATCAGTTCGTATTTGTAGGCTTGTAGACGTTTCATGGCTTTATTATACTAGGTCTATGGTTCAAAAGCAACAACAGATTTACTTTCGCGCTATCATTCCCCGCCTTGAACGGCGGGGTTTGTCGCGCAACTAAAATCAAGAACAGATCGAACCCATTAACTGGCTGTTCCAACTCGTTCAGAAGCCTCGATAAATTCTTTGACCAACGAAGAACGAACAATATCATTGATCGTAAACCGTATCCCCGTATGAGATTTCATGCGATTAGCAACTTGCATGAATTCCCCCAATCCACTAACTTCATGACGCTTGAATTGCAGATCATCCTGACGCACATCCCCACAAATGATGATCTTCGAATCATGCCCAACTCGGGTAATGATAGTTGACAGTTCTCCGAAGTGCATGTTCTGAGCTTCATCGACTATGATCACAGAGTTGTTAAAAGTTGTTCCGCGCATGAAAGATGTGACCATAAAACGGATATGCTTTTGTTCAACAAGTCGTTGGTATGCATCAGGACGACCAAGCAAGTCTGCCGCAATCTGCGTATAGGGAGTTTCATACATTGCGGCTTTTTCTTCAACAGTACCAGGGGTGAAACCAATATCACGGCCCTGCACAGCAGATCGAACAATAATCAAATGCTGATATGGTGTCGATTTATCCAACACTTCATCCAACGCAAGATACATCGCCAAAAAGCTTTTCCCGGTTCCAGCACTTCCCAACAAAGTCATAAAATAATCACCACGTCGATAGGCTTTGAAAACCTCGTTTTGCGCCATTGTCAATGGCTTAATTTCTTTCAAGTTGTTATGACTAACTTTCAGAGTCGTTGTACGCGGGGCATACTCAGGCGCAGGACGTTCGATTTCTTGGACTACATTACGTTTTGCCATAATTATTTTTTTAGAAAGTCTGGTTAGTTAATATCAGGAGGGAGATACGGAGCCAAAACTGGTTCTCTCCAACCTGCCGGTTTTACGACTTTACCATTTTCGTCACGGTTAGCATACATTCCAGATCCTTGACAAGTTGGGCAATCTGGATTCAATGGATCAGGAGCATCGCACAAAGAAAACTTTTCAAAATTTGCCCTTGCCACTTCCTTCCATGCATCCGGCGTTGCATAGCCACCAGCAGCAGTTGCACCAATTGTGACCCAAACAATGTCTAGCAAATGATCAAGCAACTTCGCGGCTTTTGCTTGTTGATTATTAAATACGGAGTTGACAAAATCGGGTGTATCTTTGTTTTTGAGTTTTTCAGCAGCCTTTTTGAGTTCAATTAGGAGTTCTGGTGTAAAAACGTCACTACCTTCGAATTCAGTAACGAGTTCCGACATTTCTTCCATCATCAACCCAAGTTGAAATTGTAGAAGCTTAGAATCAAATCTTCGCATCCGTTGAAGTTGTTTCGCAATCATCATCCATGAAACCACGGAAGAAATAGGGTTTTCACTGATTGATTGGAACACCGAAACGGCATGAGCTTGAACTTCTTGTTGTGTTACAACAACTTCTGCGTCTACGTGCTCTGTTTGTTGCTTTTCTTCTGTATTCATAAAATTTCCTAAACAACGGCAAAGTCGCCGGGAGATTTACGGGGCTTCAAATGCAAAACGATACATTCACCAGCATCATCATAAGAAATATCAAAACAAATCAAGGAAGATCCAAAATAAGTCAATACTCCATTAGTATAACGAATTGACGTAATTTTGTTTTTTGATCTTTTGGAATCTACATTATAAAGTTCGGTAATAAGTTCCTTCATCGTTTCATTAAAATCATACCGAAGCCTAAGATTGACCGATGTGATAATCGTTTGGAATTGTGCTTTGTCAGAAACTTTGATTTCCATGCAAACAAGGGGGATTGCTCCCCCTTCCCTTCTTAAGTTTTTGCTTCCAAGTGTGCAAAATAGTCTTCGATGCTTCCTTCGTCCGAATCGAAGTTTGACTCTGCGCTTGTACCGCTTTCTTTCTTTTCCATCAAGGGAGCAATTGACGGCTTTTCAGGCGCTGATTTTGCAGGTGGCAGACTTGACTGTTGAATACTTCCGCCAAGCCCGAAACGAACATTGTCGGTGTTCCCGATAACCGCCAAAAACTTGCGCTTGAGTTCGTCGTATGACTTGAACTGATCTGGAGCAACGAATGAAGACAATAGTGGCAATTCCTCCATCATCTTCACAACTTTGTCAATATCAGCGTTCAGAGGCCCCTTCTTGTACCACGAACTTTTGTCATAGTTCATCTGTTCATCAACTTTTGTCGCCCGAAGCTTAAATGTTGCACCATCGTCCCACATATCCCATGCGCTTGCAATTTCAGTTTCTTCATCGACAAACTGTGGTTTCGCCTTTTCCATGATCATTTCAAAAATCTTCCTCCCGTATCGGAAAAAGAAAACCTTTCCTTCATTGTCGGGATTACCCGGATCACGAACAACATAAATCTTTGAAATATAAAAAAGCTTTCGTTTACGTTGACGCGCAATCGCTTTCGCTTCATTAGTACCGACCTCATTCCACAAGATTGTGTTTGCTTCTGCTACCGGATCGTCTTCGCCAATGGTAGTACGAGAATTTTCGATATACCACTTACCTGTCGGCCCCTTGAATTCATGTTTGTACAGTTTAACCCAAGGCAGATCATCACCATCCAAATTGATCAAAAATCGAATATCAGCAGAAGCATTTCCACTCTTATCAGGAGTGTATTTCCAAAACCTCGGATCTTCGTATGACGAATTACTGTTCGATTTACTCATTTCTTCCGTGATTGTAGAAAAGCTAGAGGCAGCTTTAGCACGGAGTTTATCAAGTTGTGTAGACATTTGTATTTCCTTTAAGATGCGCCACAGAATAACGTGGCAAAAGTGGCATTAACGCCTAGTTTTATTCACGAATGAACCGCTTCAAATCGACACCATACTTTGATTCGATCTCGCTTATCTCGTCATCGTCATCATTCTGAACGATTGACTTCGATTTTTTAGTTACATTGGATGAACGCTTTTGGAATTCTTCATCTTCAAGCGTTTTCCGAAACTTTTTACAGTTTTTAACAGTCTTCATGGTGAAAATTTTAGAGAGTAATGTTATTCTTCGCCGTCCAGAAAAGCAACGTTTGCCGAGCAATCGTTAAAAATCTCATTTTGACACCTGTTCCAATATGTAGGCAGTGTATCCCAACGGAAATTGAAAAGCAAGACTTAATCGAACACAAAGCCACTATGACGTGAGCGATCCGTCGAACGATCAAACAACGGAACATCATCACGATTCGCAGGAGAATCCTTATCGGCTTTCGGCGTATCGAACAACGGCGCATCAACATCAAACAGCTTCATGCGACTCTTATCGACGCCAACGATGAACCGCCGCATCACCGAAACATCCGAATATCGGTTTTTCAGTTGTTTGAACAGCAGTTGATTGGCCTTTTCAAGTTCTTCGTTCGTCATCACAACAAGAAGCAAATCGGCAGTCATAGGGCCACCAACGCTATCGGAAGTGTCCCCCAAATCAACATCGGAATTGTTCATCCCACCACGATTGGTTTGCGTGCTTGTTATAAGTGCAACATCGTATTCTACAGCCAAACCGCGCAGTTCTTCCGCAATCGACTTCACATAGGAGTAAGTATTCACTCCAGTTCCCATCTTCAATCGCTGACTTGCAGCAATGTTCATGTAGTCCACAATGACGATCTGAGGGCGGAAATCTTTCTTAACCTTTAGTTCCTCAATGAGAGCACGAAAATGGCCAGCATGAGCCTGAGCAGTAGGATACTCTTTGATGATGATTTTACCACGCTTGAGCGCATTGATCTTTTCAAGATAAATCCCCTTGTTCATCTTTTTAAGGTCTTGCAAGGGCACATTCAGTAGGTTAGCATCAATACGTTCAGCAATCCGTTCCTCGGCCATTTCGAGAGTAATGTAGAGTACATTGTAGCCCTTCAACAGATAGCTTGCTGCAAAATGACAATTTACCAAGGTTTTCCCAACACCAGTTGGAGCCATGATGATTGACAAAGTTTTCGGCATCAGTCCACCATTGGTAATGGTGTTCAAACACTCAAGGTCAAATGGAATCTTTTCCTCAAACTTGTGGCGCAAATCAAACCGCGCTTCCGCGTCCTCAATAAAATCATGTCCGATCTTGGTATCGAAATTGATCTGCAAAGCATTTGAAAATAAGGTAGGCAACGAATCCTTTTTCATACTTGGATGGTTCCCTTCGATAATCTCAAGTGACTCCATAATCGCCAAAAACAAGGCTCGATCCCGACACCACTTTTCCGTTTTTTCAATCAACCACTTTTCATCTGTTACAACGACTTTATGAAGTTCGCTTAGGAGTTCATGACTTTCGGAAATCACTGCATCTGGAAAGCCGGTCAACGAGTTAACATCGAGGCTAACCATCGTCATTGTTGGAACTTTATTGTACTTATTGAAACTTTGTTGAAACGCCGAAAAGATTGCTTGTTCTGGTTTCTCGCTGAAATAATCTGGTTTAATATAAGGGGTCACATATCGTGCATACGTATCACTGTTCAAAAGACCACCAAGGATTGCTATTTCAATTCGTTTTGGCAAGTTCATAGTGAGAGTTGATAAGTGCATTGTTCTTGGTTCGACATTTCTTTCACAACTTCTTCCAACACACTATACAGACTTGGGCGACTATCTTCTTCAAAATCCTTTTGATTAACCCACTTGAAAACCGAATTCTCTGTTTTACTTTGGATAACCATTGTAGGCAAATTTTCAGCCCAAGCATCTAAAATCTTCACGAATACCAATAATGTATCCGTTGAAAACTGAAACATATTGTAAAAGTCAACAGTCACGTCATCAAGCTTGAGCTTCGTCATCTGTTTCTCCGGTTTCTTCTACAGTTGCAGGAACCTCGCTACCAAACATAAACGCACTCTTAGTATACGTGTCAATCATATCAAGAGTAGCAGGAGTAAAATACTTTTCTGGATCTGCGTAAATCCTAGATTCAAATGTCTTTTCTTCGCCAATCTTGATAAACTTTCCCTCTTTCGACCAGATCCCCGCTGCAAGGGCAAAATCGAGAAGTCCGTGATACCGAGACAAGCCATTTTCATAGGACAAGCTTGTTTCGACTTGCAACCCTTCGCGTGTAAAGCGGCTTTTTGCCAACGTGATTTTCAGAGTGTTCCCAACAACGAGCGAACCATCCTTTTCTCGGGTTTTGCTGATCATCAGGACTGTGCTAGCAGCATAGTTGCCACCTTTGCCACCACCTGTCGTTTTTGTCGGAACATACGATCCAATTGTATCACTCACATGGTTTGTCATGATCAGTGGGACATTCAAAACACCCATTTCGAGCGACAAGATCCTGAAAGCCCCACGGATCAATTGAGCGCGTGTCATGTCCCGCGTATCTTCACCTTCCTTCGCATCCCCAATTTCTTTACTCGTCGAAAGCATCCCCAACGAATCTAGCACCATCATCATTGGAGGACGATTTTTCATTTTTTTGTATGATTCCAAAACCCTAGCAGCTTGTGTTCGAAATTGTTGTACTGTTGCAACAGGCACAACAAGAATTCGACTCGTATCCATCTTACGGGATTTGAACATATTCAAACTCAAAGCACCTTCTGATTCAAAAAACACAACCTGACCAGTCGGGTTTTTACTCAAGAAATCGGCCATGAAGGACATGGCAAAGTACGTTTTGCCGACCGATGGATCACCTGCCAACATGATCGTTTTGTTTGATGGAAACCCCCCATAAATTGATCCGCACAAAAGAGCATTCAAGGCATAGCTGCCAGTGTCTATGTATGTTGATACTTGACCGATAAGGCCATCTTCGACTACTGATGCATATTCATTGCCGAGAACAGAGACAATATTTTCCAAAAAAGTGTTTGTTGCCATAGGAGAAAGATAAAATAGTGATGGAAGACAATTCTATGCTGGCTAGAATTGAACGCTAGAGATTGACTACATCAAACGTCTGCAACCTTGTCCAGTTGCGAACCAGGAGTGCGATGATGAATGTCCCGTAGAACCTCTTTGAATCCCCCAGGAACCTTTTGGCGTGACAGGCGAATAGGATCTATAAAGGAATTGATAGGGGGCGTCAAATGGACTTGCTCAAGTTCGGGGTGAGTTTCCAAAAAGGTTTCACGTTCAGAAATTTTCATCAACTGTTCGAACGTTTCACCAGTTTCTTTGTTGCGAAATTCATATGTGGGCATAGCGGTTCCTTTTGTTGTTTGGTAGTTATCACGAGACTACGAAGTTTACTTTCTCCCGTAGGAACCACGCTTAACTCCAGAAATGCTTCCGCGACCACGTTTCTGTCCATCTGTTGAAATGGTATCTGTATTATAATCCATATTCTTTTCGTATGTCAAGCCTTGATTTGTGTAGTAAATTGTACCACATCGAAGTTTTATCTCTGATTGGTCTTTTCCCCACCGATAATCTACCACGGAAACGGATGGATCTGAATTTCCTAGATCACACACCTTGCTCAAAAGTTCATCTAATGAAATCATGGACGATAAAGGGGCCTTTCGGCCCCTCCCTCTTGTTATGCCAGTGCCAGAAGTTCTTCCATCGCACGATCTTTCATGTCCGAGGAAGCGCCTGTAAAACTATCAGCAAACTGCGCTGACTGATCGCGGCGACCTGTACCGTGAGTGTACATATTCGTAACCGCATTCAACGCGCCCCAAGCTGTACCCTTTGCCATGTCTGCGCCTGCACCTTCATTGTACAGACTCAACAGTCTATCGAGCCTACGAGTGGCACCCCACTTTTGATCTTCTTCGGAAAGCTTCGGATCGAACACCAGCTTCTTGAAGAACTCATTGACTTGTTGATCTGCCATCGGCGTTTCGGCCAGCTTGTTGATCTTATTGATGAACACGACCCAACTATCATCAAGAACGCCCATGTCAATCTTGACCGATTTGGCATCGAATTCGGCATGGTGAGTCTTGCGAATCACTTTACCGCCTTCACGAAGCGCGACATTCAGCGTGTTATTGCACACCACCCGAGTTGACACAAATTGTGCTGTTGTCGATTGAGTACCATCCACAGAAGTTGTCAGAAGCAGGTTTCCACGAACTTCATCATTGCCATTGATCTTGGTTTCCTTGCCAACTTCGGCAAGTGCCCAAAACTTTTTGCCGCCAAACAAGGTTCCAGCAGTCGAAAGCTTCATTCCATTCAAGGCGACCAGATCGCGGAAAAATTCAAGAACCTCTCCAGGTTGTACAATCTTGAAACTTTCACCCATCACCGAAAGCGGCGCTTTCGTATCGCTACGGTAGAGCACTTTCTTACCAGGAAACGGAACAACCTGATACCCTTGATCGTTGGTGTAGTCAAAAAATACATCCGAACGCTCGACTGTCCAATCCAAACCGGCAACCTTTTTCCATTCTTCGATGGACGCATTTTCTGGAAGTTCGTTTCCAAGACCGTGCCAAATTGCATCCCGACTACCGATGAAAGCAAATTCAACGGAACCATCTTCACGTACTGTAAGTTCATGAGACATGACAAACTCCAAAGTTGAGAAAGAAATTACAAACCACAATTGAATTGTACATCAATTTTCCCGACTGTCAAGAACCTTTTTCAACGTTTGTGGTAGCGGCCATAGAAAACGCCACCCGGAACGTGAATTGCCCCGCCCTAAAGGACAGAGCTTCTAATTTCGACGGCACGAGCAAGGACAGAAGGGTTCTTCCCTCTGACTTGGCTAACAGTGCCTCGATTAGCAGTACCGGCGATTCCCGCCGCTATTATTCTTTGCGCTTCATTGCTGATGTTTTTGGCGGCATTTATGTCCCTATCATGCAGAGTGCCGCATTGGTCACATCGCCAAGAGCGAATACTTAAAGGCATTGAAGGTTGAACGTGTAGACAACACGAACAAGTTTTACTCGACGGGAAATAGCGGTTTACCTTCACGAATCCTTTGCCCGCTTTCGCGGCCTTGTATTCGAGAAATCTGGTAAACATGCCCCATCCCGCATCCCCAATAGCCTTTGCCAAGCAATGATTTTTCATCATTCCTTTGACGTTCAAATCCTCAACGGCAATGACTTTGTTTTCGTCAACAAGTCGTCGAGAAAGTTTGTGCAACCAGTCCTTGCGAGCATTAGCGACACGTTCATGCGCCTTTGCCACAAGGATTCTAGCTTTGTTTCTGGTGTTACTATCTTTCTTTTTACGGGAAAGCTTTTGTTGCTTCCGTTTTAGGTTCTTGGTTGCTTTCGCCAAGTGACGAGGATTTTTGAACTTCGATCCGTCGCTAGTGACAACAAGATGAGTAAGACCAACATCTATGCCGATGATCTTGCCGTCAAAAGAAACTTTTGGTACGTCAAGACCGTTTTCAGTCAGAATAGAAGCAAAGTATTGACCCGATTGATTCCGGCTTACAGTGACGGTTTTGATCTTTCCCACAATCTCACGATGCACGACTGCCTTGATGTGACCGATCTTCGGCAAATAAAGTTTACGCCCATCAACAATCTTAACGTCTTGTGGGTATTGGATGGACTGTTTACCGTGCTTCGATTTAAAGTTAGGGTACTTAGCACGATTCTTGAAGAAGTTTACAAAAGCACGAGAAAGATTAAGACTTACAGCTTGAAGTACCTGAGCATAGGGTTCAGCAAGCCACTCGTATTCTTTCTTGAGTTCTGGAAGGCGCTTGGTCAAATCGAAATGGCTAAGACCTTTGCCGGTTTCTTTATATGTCTTTTGCGTTTCTGCCAAGCTGTTGTTCCACAACCACCGCGCACAGCCGAACGCCTTGGCAAGAGATTCTTCCTGCTTGGCGTTTGGATAGATGCGAATTTTGGTGGCTGTTAACATATCTTTAGTAGGTAGTGTACCCTAATTTTATTCAAAAGTCAATAGAACACTTACATTCCCCACCTAAAGGAGAGGGTTTTACGTGTAATCGGATAACGATGCACGATGCACGAAGCATGATAGCACCTTTTGAATTGCTCGACGATTTCATCAGTATGCAAACCTTCCGCGATACATCCGATCAAGGCGAATTTCTTCTGCTTTCAAGTCGTCGATGTGATCGCGTTCAAGCTTAACATATTTGTCATATTCTTTCTTCGCCCTAGGTTCCAACGACGAGTTAATAATTTCGTCTGACAACAGACCCATCAAATCATCGCCAGCGTGAATGGCGCTAATGATGTAAACCTCACCATCCTCTGCATCTACGCCGTAGCGCACATCCAGCGGCACACCTTCAATCTCGGTACTAAATGTATCAATATGATCGCTTTTCATTTCAATTCCTTTAGTCCGTCTTGTCTTCACTGCGATCTTTGGCAATGAACCCATAATAAACGAGCAAAGCCCACAAAAACATCATCACAGCAAGGATAGCAGTCTGGACACTCAAAGAGAACAACGGGGTCACTGCAAATAGAATGATGATGCCACTAAAGCAAAGTAGCACTTTTTGAAGATTGCTTAACGGTTTCATTTCAATTCCTTTCAAGATCATGACTTGATCATAGTCGATTCAAAGATCTTTGTCAAGGGGGATGTACTCTCCACCTTTCAACAAATTATGCCACATACCAATCCTGCAATAGAACAAATTAAGACTGCTTTCAGAAATATACTCACTAGTAACGATACTATTGATCGTTACGGATTCACCAACCGAACGCTCCACAGCAGCACTAGCGGCGAAAGCATCAATTTCAATCGGGTTGTTCATGTATGCCTTGCGATCATTAGAATCATAAGGGGCTTCAAACAATTCTTGACTATTAACACTTTGAGCAAGGTGCGCAAGTTCGTGCGTAAGACAACCAACGGTTTCAGCAACGATTGATTTTTTTGATTTTTCCGTATTCAGTAGATGTTCTTTCAAAGCATTGACATAACAATCAATCTCAATTGAATGCATAGAATTTCCGGTAAAGATTCTACCAACAACGAAATATGGAGAAGAATTGACCGCCCTAGGATCATAAGCCGAAATTTTTCTAAATGATAGAGTAGCAAATCGAGTAATCTCGTCAACAAGAGCCTTCGTTTTATAGATTGGAAGTGAAGAACTTTTGAATTCGCCCATGATGTTCATGATCATTTTAGAAGGATCAAATTCTTTAACAAGATGGGAAATTTTCATTTTTGAGGCTATGTCACACATGATAAACTCCTGAAAGATTCGCACGACGCCCACAAAACAATGATAGTCCATTAAACCTTTCTTGTCTAGCCCAAAGTTGTAAATTATCGTGACATGGTTGGTGCCGGATGTAGGAATGGAACATCCAGACTCCTGTACTAGAAAGATTTTTTCATGCTTTACTTCGGTCACTTAGTTTTTTGGACTTTGACATATCTATCTCTGTGGTACACGGAACGGGAGTCGAACCCGTATGACCTATTAAAGTCGGTGGATTTTAAGTCCACTGTGTCTACCAATTCCACCACCCATGCACTGAATTACTTACTACAAGTAGTTCTACTACAATTATAGTTGGTGCCGGATACAGGAATCGAACCCACGACCTCCAACTTACAAGGTTGTTGCTCTACCAACTGAGCTAATCCGGCACATTCCAAGACAAAGATCAATGATTGAAATCATACCAAACTTTCAATCCCATGTCAAGAACATGGGATATAGAAGCATGCTTCACAGGGCGAAATCTAAAACTTCATCACCAACATCGTGCTCGACCATGCCTAGCATATAGTTTGCAGGTTTTTCTTCTTGGGGGCTAGACTGCATCTTACCCATATCAATCCATTTTTCCATAAACTTTAGTGGATTTTTTTCAGGAAAGGCATAAGCGCAGTCGATTTCAAAAAATTTATAGACTTCCATAGAGGAAAACAAAACAAACGAGAAAAGTTTATCACTGGTAAGGCCCGGAAACTCTCGGTTGTCAGAAAGAATATATTCGGCCCATTCTTTCTCTGTTTCAACGACCAAATCTACCATTTCTTTAATTTTAGGTTTAAGTCGGTACAAAGCTTCTGAACCTCTTGGTGTCGATTTTTCAATTTTCAAAATTTCATAGTCTGCCAGAGAATGAATTTCATATTCATCTTGGGCGATTTTTTGCACAGCTTTACCAATTGGCATAAACTGTCCGGTCTCTGCCACGGCAAAAGTAACTGCGAAGGAAGAAATAAATTGGATACGCTCCAAGATATACATCGCAGCCATGTACAGAATCACCGAATCGTAGACTGCTGGATCGTCTTTGGCGAGTAGCCCAAGAGCAAGTTGATGTGAAATCACATAAGTTTTCTCTAGGGCATCCGTGATAGGCTTTAGGCGATGATGGGCTTCTTTGACTTTGAGAATTTCATCCAATATGTCGTCCGGGTTGTCAAAAGAAGTTCTGACAATCTCGGAGTATGTAAAGGAATGCAAACTCTCGTTTTCGCCAATGCGCTGCCACAAAGCCCAAAGTTCGGAACTACTCGTGATATTTGCGCCAATACCTGCAACCGACCGACTGACTACACTGTCGGCTTCCCATTGCCAAGCAAGTGTTTTAATCATAATATCGTAGGTATTCTTATCGCAAATTTGAAACTCACGCTTACAACTGGAAAAATTAAACTCGTTTTCATCCCAATCCAAAGCTTTGAGTTTTTTGTAAAGATTCCATAGTTTAGGATACTGTTTATTGATGGTATCAACTAGACCCGGAGACTGCCCCAAAAACAAAGGAGTCTTCTTATACTCAGAGTAATTCAAGTTAATAATGGATGATGGTAAGTTCATAAAAGTCCTTTGTATGTTACAGGGTACAAACACCAGACTCACAACCGACACTTTCGGGTGTCGAGTCACGTTCATCGTCAGATGTTAAACTATTAGTGTAATACTTACTCTTTAGCCCGTATTTGATCATGGTTAGATAAAGATCGAGCATTTCCTTGGTTTTGATACTAATGTTGGCTGTTCTGTCTCGGAACAGATCTGCACTGATGGACTGATCAGTAAATTTTTGAATGATTGCGTAAAATTTGACAAGATCAATTTCTGAAATATCCCAAGCTCTTTGATAGGACTGATTCATCAAGTCACCATCTTTAGCACACCACTCAACCGCGTTGGTGCCGTCTGTTTTCTTCAAAGCCAAACCACGGATAGGATACAGCCCGTTAGGAACTCCAGAAGCCTTGGAAGAAGATTCGCTTGGCATATGAGCGATCAAACTTGAAAAACGAATACCGCCATTATCAATAATCTTTTTTCTCAAATTCTCCCAATCGTACTGATAGGAAGGTTCAACAAGTTCGTCTACACTTTTGTTATAGGTATCAATAGGCAACCATCCTTGAGGCCATTTTGTTTTGTGTATCCAAGGAGCATTTCCTTTTTCCATACCCAATTTCAGGGCTTGGTTGATAGCATGCCACGCATGGCGTTCAGCAACTTTGTGCGCAAAAGCAAACCCTTCGGGCGTATCGAATTTTTGATTGTTTTCTGCCATGAGGGTAGCTAGGCCAATGATTCCAACCGCTGCATTGCGACGCATCTTTGTCGTGTATTCTACGTGTGGCAGTTCATAATCGCTAATTTCAATACATTGATCAATCATTTCTAAGCAATGATACATGGCCGAAGCATAGGTTTCTTCGTCATGAATATTGCAAACGACAATGCCGCCGATGGTACACTGAGAGACTTCACCACGTTGATGATCTTCCTTCTTAAACAGATCTTCCATCGACTCGTATGGGGCAGTTGGCTGAACAATCTCTGCACAAAGATTCGAGCTATAGATAGGATCTATATAAGAAGTGTGGCGATTGACTTCATCAATTGATAGATGATATACAGTGGATACATCGTAAAATTGCCCGATAAATTTAAGGGCCAATTTACGCGCATTGAAGTATTTCTTTTTGAAATTAGGATCGTTTTCGTATTTTTCGTAAATAGCTTTGAAAGTGTCAATGTCTCCACTATAAAAGGCTTTGTGTAAATCGGGAGCAGATTTAACATTAAAATGAAAACATTCTTTGTTTTCAATGACTTTCTGAGCAAAAAATTTATTAGTCAGAATACCAAAATGCAAGAGTCGGTTTTGAACATCAACCGTAGTCTTTGGGTTTTGTAGCATTGTAATGGTTTCTGCCTCGGGATCAAAGCAACTGTAATAAACCGTACATGCGCCACCCCTAGACCCTTGTATGTTCGCACGGACAGCGCCAGCAAGTGATCGGTAATATGGCAGCTTTCCTTGGTGCGAAATAGCTCCATTGCGCACACTATCACCTACCGAACGGCACATAACGTTGCTTCCGATTCCGGCAGACATATAAGTCTGTGTATAAGCAATGAAATCCCCAATCGCCAACGACCTAGCCGAGTCCCCAGCCGCATACAAACAGCAAGAGGCCAACCCATGATGAGGGGTGCCTAGATTGACATAATTTGGGGTAGGTGCGTTGATTCGGTTAAAAGACAGATGATCATAAAACTCTTTAACATATCGAAGTTTAACATCGGGACTCTTGTTAGCGTGAATCGCCATAGCCATTCGCATATAGATAACCTGCGGGGTCTCATAAGCTTGACCTGTTTTTCGGTTTTGCAGTGAATACTTATGTGACATATAGCGAATTTGAAAAAACGCTAGATTAAAGTCCCTATTATGATCAATGATTTTTTCAATGGCTTCATATTCTTCTTCGGAGTAGCCTAGATCAACCATCAGTCCCAGGTCGATAAGGTTTTTATGGATCTCCTTTAAAGGAGGAATCTGGTCTCCGTAAATATCTTTTCGCAGTACCGCGCTGTACAAACGCCCCGCCATAATTTGATAAGGCCAAGAATCTCGGCCCAAACAAACATCAATGAGTTTTTTCTGTAAATCTTGGGAAGAAATTTCTTCTGGACACTCTTTAATGGCGTCTAAAACAACACCACTCCAATCGACACGATCACTAATATGTTCAGAAGCCCACATACTCCACTTGTTAAGTTTACTAGGATCGAAATTTTCAATAAACTGATTTCTTTTAATAATTTTTTTTAGCATTTTTTTACCAGCAATGAAAGAAAGTAATGGTTAGAAAAAGAAAAACCCCTCGAACAAGGGGTGGTCTATGATGTACAGAAAGATCAGAAAATCTTACAAGTTTGGTGACTACTTGCGGCATTGATTATCAAATTGGTCTACAAGGTCATGAAAAGTGAACGCGAAATCCAAAAATTCCTTTTTTTTGACATCCTCCCCGGCCCGAAGGCCGAAGATTCCTACTGCGCTACACGATAATTTGTGTAGTCACTTCGGCGGGTTCCTGCTTCACAGAACGGCCTTGCTGCACCGATTCTCCACAGGCTAACAAGCGAAATCCTCGCTCTAAAATATTGATTGCACCGACTAGATCGGCGTTTTCCTCATACCCACAGTCCACACATGCAAACTTGGCTTGTGTCTGGCGATTCTCTGCCGACACACAACCGCAGTCCGGGCAAGTCTGACTGGTGTAATGAGCCGGAACTGCAAGCAGAATGCCACCGTTCCAAGCCATTTTGTATTCCAGTTGTCTCCTGAATTCGCTCCATCCTTGATCGAGGATCAAATGGTTCAGACCGGATTTTTGTCTGACTTTCTTGCCGTGTTGTTCACTATTGCCCTTTGAAGACTTGGACATATTCCGTACCTGCAAATCTTCAATAACAATCATAGCGTGGTTTTTGCTGATCATTGTTGAGGCTTTATGCAGGAAGTCTTTCCGGGCATTGGCGATACTGCTGTAAATCTTCTGGACTTTGGCCTTCGCCTTTTTCCAGTTACTACTGAACTTAACTTTGTGACCCATTCGCCGCTGGTATTTTTTCAGGCGCTTCTCATGTTTCTTGAAACTGTTAAGCGGTTTAATATAGCTACCATCGCTCAATGTAGCGAAGCGAGTAATGCCCATGTCGATACCAACGGCAGTTGTGGCCGTTGGAACAGGCTGTTCGACTTCACGTTGCGTCTGAATCGAGGCAAACCACTTTCCTGCCACCTGACTTACCGTGACATTTCGCAGTTCGCCTAGAACATCACGACTGTTGCGGTAGCGCAACCAACCAAGTTTAGGCAGGAAAATACGGTCATTGGTCTGATCAAGCTTAATCTTTTTAGGGTCAGGATAACGAAAACTGACGTGTTGATCTTTTTTCTTGAACTTTGGAAAATTTGCACGTTTAGCAAAGAAGTTCTTGTAAGCGCGTTCTAAGTCTTTAAGCGTCTGTTGCAACGGATGCACAGGAGCATCCCCGAGCCACGGCGTTTCCGTTCCATTGCGCCAACCAGTCAAGTGCTTCGTCATAGAAAAGTAGCCGATGAACTTGTTCCCAGCTTCGTGATTTTCTTTCTGCAACGCCAAAGCCTTGTTATAAACAAACCGGCACGACCCAGCGAAGCTACGCATTTTGCGTTGCTGTTCGCCATTCGGCATCAGTTCGTATTTGTAAGCTTGTAGACGTTTCATAACTTTATTATACTAGGTCTATGGTTCAAAAGCAACATCTAAACTATGACGGCGAAAATGGCGGGAACCGTGAGACTCGAACTCACACGCCCCTTTCGGGGCCTTCGGTTTTCAAGGCCGCTGCCGCTAGTCCAACTCGGCTTAGGTTCCCAATTCTAAATGGTCTGTGTGGTAGGATTTGAACTTTTATTCAAAAGTTAAAGCAAACTTACATTTTACACCTAAAAGAAGTGGTTTTAGGTGTAATCGGTTAGATAATTGGTGGGTTGCCAGGGAGTCGAACCCCGTTACTCCGTAGAGCGTCTGATTTACAGTCAGGTGCATTCGCCAGTGATGCTCGCAACCCAAAAATCGTGAAAATTAGTTTTCTAATGGTCTGTGTGGTAGGATTCGAACCTACGACAACTCGGCTCCAAACCGAGGACTCTGGCCAGACTGAGCTACACACAGGTACAAATGACATTGAAACAACTTGGAGCGACAACTGAGAATCGAACTCAGGTTAGTAGATTGGAAATCTACAGTTCTACCATTGAACTACTGTCGCAAATCTTGTTGGAACTAGTCGGATTCGAACCGACGACCTTCTGCTTACAAAACAGATGCTCTACCTTCTGAGCTATAGCTCCAATTCGTTTAATTATTAACAACACTCAAAATTCAAACGGTTGCGGGAGTGGGATTCGAACCCACGGCCTCCGGGGTATGAACCCGGCGCTCTACCAACTGAGCTATCCCGCGAAAAAATGTTTGTACTACTCTTTAATTATATCCCACAAACTAACCAATGTCAATCTTTATTTAGCTCGGCTTTCAAAGCAATCACACTAGGAAAATCATCGGCCATATTATCAGAAAGATTTGCCAGATCCCAACCACGAAGGTAAGCATCCAACAACTTATCCACACCACGTTCAGCCACTACGCACCTACGAAGGAAATCATGATTCAGTGCAGGAGCACGCCCTTTGCCAGCTTTGAAAGCATCAACACCGGCCTTGAATGCATCGTTTACGTTCATAGCAATCTCCATTTTTGCCACAGTTAAAAGGTGGGAGCTTTTCACTCCGCCGGGCCGTGAGGCTCTGCCCGTAAGGGCCTAGTGACGGAACCTTTCGGTTCGCTCCCCTCGCCAATGTTGTAACGCAGCTTCGTCCTTTAAGGGACTTGCGACAAGCTGTTTCGTGCGTACCCTATGCTTGTCTACTCCTGCCGCTTGCAGAGCAATGGACTGAGGAAGCATCCATTGGTGCGTCTTGTACTTCGTTACAACGTAGTCACGATGTTTTGTGACTGAGGCTGGTCAACCGAGCTATCGACCTTGCGGTTTCTAGCTCCGGCCCGAAAGCCGGGGTAGTTGACATCAATCTCCATTAGTTTCGATCAACCTACAACTGAATTATACAGCATCTACGGAAAAAGTCAAGAAGGAATTTTCTTGTTTTCGAAGACCCAAGCATTCCCAGAGACCCGAGTATTCTTAGATACCACACCATCATCATAAACCCGAGAATTCCCATAGACCCGAGCATTCCCACAGATCAGAGCATTCCCACAGATCAGAGGATTCCCGTAGACCCGAGCATTCCCATAGACCTGAGCATCATCGAAGACCCAAGCATTCTCAGAGACCTTAGCATCATCATAGATCCAAACATACCCGTAGACCCGAGCATTTCCGTAGACCCGAGCATTCCAAGAGACCCAAGCATTCCCGTAAATCCGGGCATTCTTGTAGACCCGAGCGTCCTTGTAAACCTGAGAATTGCCGTAGACATTAGCATCCCCATAGACCTGAGCGTTCCCAAAGACTAAAGCATACCCATAGACCCGAGCATGATCGAAGACCGAAGCGTTCCCGAAGACCCGAGCATGATCGAAGACCCAAGCGTTCCCATAGACCCGAGCATGTTCGAAGGCGAAAGCACCCCCGTAAACCCGAGCATTATCGTAAACAAAAGCGTTTTCAGATACTAGAGCGTCCCTGTAGACCTCTGCATTCCCGAAGACCCGAGCATTTCCACATACCTCGGCATTTTCGGATATTTGGGCATCCTCATAGACTAGAGCATTATCAAAAACACAAGCATTCCCCGAAACCCAGCAGTTTCCCTCGTGACTCAAATTCTTTTTAGATTCGAGATAACCGCCTTTGTCGCCAGAACGAACATCACCAAAATCGCGCAAAGCGCGGATACGGTAAAGCACACGACCACCGACTTCAATGCTTTCGTCTTTCAACAATTCGTACTTTTTCATCACAAATTCCTAAAAAATCAAGCTAGTGAATTAGTGTAGGGAATTCTGTTCCCAAGTTTCCCTACAGACTCGTAGCCTATTGCTTAAGCAGCAATCGCTTGGGCGTAAACCTCGTCGTTAGCGTTTACAGTTTTGCTCTGATTACGTCAGTCGCCTCTCGTGTTGCAACCTCAATTTCTTTAGCATGTCGAATCCAGATCGCCCCCATCAAAAACACTCCTTAAAATGCTTATGGTGGAGGCGGCGGGAATTGAACCCGCGTCCACGCCGCTTCCATCTTAGTTGAATAACAACAATTCTGTGAATTTTGTTGGTTTAGTATGTAGAGAAACCGAGTTTTTGGTTACTCTCCAATCACCTTTTCACTTAACTGAACAGACTTAGCCTTTTTCTCACCAAGTTCGGCAAGAACAAGAAATCGTTTGAAATCAGCACGTTCTGCGTTTGTTTTACACTTGTACGTCGCAAGACGCACCTTGCTACCTTTGCTCAAACGAAAATGACTATCAAGACCTGTCATGATTTTTACTCCAAAGATGAATTTTTCTATCGAAAAGACTAAACTATACCACAAAAATTCGATTTGTCAAGACCCCATCAACAATTTTTTTGGAACTGAGTCGTCGAACTCATTTTCATTACGAGTGTACCACTTTCCACCAGAAACCGCAAAATCCGTGATCGGAATGTAGTCAAAATTGGTTGATCGTGTCTTTGTGTCAACATTGACAATGACGAATCCATTGTGCCACTTTTCGCCCTCTGTGTAACTTGCAGATCGTTTGTGCCCTGCACCAATTTGTTGCCATTCATAAGCACCATAGACCGGACTAAACATCGACCATACATGGTGCGAATGATGATGCCCATTCACTCCTGGCAATCCCATATTACGCCCATAGGGGTAGTGGTGACAAAGAACTGATTCGTAGTAGACCTTATAGTTGTTCCCGAGTTCTTTCTGAATATCTCGCTGATTCCATGATGCCATATCTGCCTTGGCAATGTAGTTAATCTCGTATTTTTCAAGACCAAGCAACTTTCCGATTGTCATGCCATGCAAATCAGACAGCACAGCTTTCAAGGCCGGTGTTGCATCTGCCATGTGCTTCAAAAGCCGAAGTTCGTGATTTCCCTCAATCAAATCAATCTGGCTATCTGGACACACTTCACGAATAGGATTCAAAATGTTATCATGAACGAATTTTATCCGGTTCACTACATCCCAATCACGCGGATCAACTGTATATCGTCCAAATTCGGGCAAATCAAACACATCGCCATTCAGCACGATCACATCTGGTTGCACACGTTTAGCAGTATCAATCAAGACACGCAAATAAAATTTGTCAACTTCAATATCGTGTAGATCCGAAGCCACCAGAATGCTCTTGTAGCGGTTCGAATTTGGTCTGATGTACTTGTCGCCCCATTCCGACCTTTCCCGCTGGAACGACCTGTAGTGGTCTACACTGGCATGTTTGGCAATTTCTCGTTCAAGCTTGTGTTGTTGTCTGGTTAAGATGATCCCGGATTGTCGCTTAAATTCGTGAAACGTTCCGAAATGAACTGACCAAGCTGATTCGGCGTATTTTCCGTGAATCCGATAGTAGTTCCTACTAATCACGCGGTCTGGTTCAGACACAGCCATGATCCGCAAATCTTTGATGCATTCTTCCTTGGTTGCATCCTTGATCTTTGGAATGATCGTTTCTGATAGGGGTTGATCTGTTTCGTCAGTATCTTTTGTCATCATTTGATTTCAGGTTCGGTGAATGAATAGCACGCTGTAGTTACGCAACTTGATCTACGGTTGGCGTGTCGAGAACAAGATCGCAACTACGGGGAGACCCAACGCCAATGAACTTGCCGTTAAGATCCCATCCGACAGGATACCACTCGTTTTCGGAAGCTTTGTACGCCCCGATCATCTTGGTATCGGTTGTCATGAACACCAAAGCATCCGAACCCCCTAGTGTCTTGAATGACGAACATTTACAATTGTTTTCTACATTTTCGGTCATGTAAATTTCCTTTAATCGGTGGTGCAGTTGATGGTTTCATCTCGTGCTTGCCAGCCAGCAATGAAATAGCTTCCTTGAATGTCGAACCATCCTTCATCCGATCCGTATACTCGCACAAAATCTGATCTAATTTTGTCGTGAACTCCATCTTCTTCTGGTGTTTCGCCATGATCAGATTCGTGACAATAATCGGGTGGTGGCGTCTGATCTACAGGTTCAATCCAGCTTGGACAGCCGCAGTATTTACAGCGGTATGGAGGATTGTTGATGCGTTTTGGTAGTGTTGTCATTTTATTTCACCGGGATCTGTTCGACGGGCCACTTATCTTTTTTCAAATTTTCAGAAAACTCTACTTCGTCTTCAACCTCAACGCCTTTTGCCCAATAACTCGGAAGGCAGTACGGAATTTTTTTGGTATTTAGAACGACAACCTTGGATTCGCCAAACTGACTTGCAGTTACATCCACAATGTAGTCGCCAACTACAACAAAGCAGTGACCATGATTGTACTTGATCTTGGATTGAAAGCCAACCTTTTTGAGCGCCTTATGCAACAAAAATGCACCGTGAGCACACATCCCGACAAGGTTTTGTTTGAATCCCTTCTCAACAGCAACAGCTTCGACTTCCTTACGAACTTCTCTTGCTACACTGATCAACTCGTCTTTCATGATCTATTCCTTATCAATGTCTACAGCTAAAGTATAGACGATGGTCTTCGATTGTCAAGCTTGACATTGAAACAAGTTGTGAGATACAATGGCATCGTGTTCAGAAATTCGGTTCTTCCATCTATGAAGAAAAGCTATCGAACATTTGCTTTCGATGAAATTTTTAAATGATAGTCAAAAAGTTGAACTTTTTCACTAACTACAGTATCGAAGCAAGATTGACAGGTTGAATCACCTCGTAACAGAAGATTCCAATACAGATGTTGTTTGTTGGCATCTGGGTTCATTGTAATACAACAACCGTGATAGGACAAGACCTTACTGTTCCACGGAAAAGTCGAAGTCAGGCATCTTCATCCCCAATCGACTCTAAATAATCACCGGATTCTCGTAGTGTCGCTTGGTAGAAGCCCAACCATTTAGAGAATCCAAAAACCATAGGTTTCTGTGACGCGGATAACGGCGCACCTTCTTTCCCTATGTTTCACAATTTTTGTGAAGAACTACAAAAAGACCGGGATGCATTTCATAGTTTTCCTTTATTGTCCGTTCTAAAGTTCTTCCAAAATAAAAAAAACTACCTTTCCTAAAGAAAATAGTTGTTCTCTAAAGAAACTAAAGTAAAAAACAAAATAAAATCACCAGATAACTAGAGACCACTAAGTAAACCAAGGAACCAAGGAACCAGAGACCACTAAAGACCACTAAAGACCACTAAGTAAACCAAGGAACCAAGGAACCAGAGACCACTAAGTAAACCAAGGAACCAAGGAACCAGAGACCACTAGAGATTACTAAAGGCCACTAGAGACCACTAGAGATTACTAAAGTCCACTAGAGACCACTAAAGACCATTAGAGAGCCGACAGTGACCTATAGACCAGTAGAGAATAGGAAATTAGTAGACCACTAGAGATTACTAAAGGCCACTAAAGGCCACTAGAGACCACTAGAGACCACTAAAGACCACTAAAGACCACTAAAGAGTCTATAGTGACCTCTAGGCCCATGAAGTTACGTCCTAAATTTTTGTCTTAACACAGATTAAAAACGCTGTAGCGTTTGATACTGATTGACATGGTGAAACCATAGTAGGTCTTGAAGCGCACTGCAAAACATCAGTTCCGGTTGTTTTTTTCTTTTTCACCAAAAGACCCAATTTTTGAAGAATGCGGTATCTTGAAACCCTTGACCGCGTGTGTAACAAAATGTAACAAAAGTGTTTCTCAAAGGTCTACATAACTACTTGAACTTATTTCAACGCCTCTCTCCACCATGATTTCCAACACCGATTTTGCAACTGTCAACAGTTATCAACTTACGATTTCCAAACTTCCCGGAGTTGGGTTTTTTTGCGTCAAAGCTTCATTGCCGGGTATCCGTCTTCCAAGTTTAGCTCAATACAGTCCCTATAAACCCATTCCTCAAGCCGGTTCTGAAATGACTTTAGAACCGTTTTCTGTTGACTTTTATATTGATCGGATGTATAATAATTATATTGCGGCAATGAATTGGATCTTGGCGCTTGGAAGAACTGATGATACTCAATATCAGAATTTCTTGATTTCAAACAACGTATCGTCCCCTCTTGGAGAAGGATTGGTAGATTCGAGTGATGGGTCTCTCATTGTTCTGACAACCAATAACAACCCCGCACTTGAAATCGTCTATCACAACTTGATCCCGGTTTCTCTAGGAACCCCATACCAAGCTACGAGTGTTGGAACGGATGTTCAGTATCTCCAAGCCACCATGACGTTTGAATATACAGACTTCACTTTGAATCAACTAGGTGGAGCGTAACCTTTTGTGGGAATTCAATGTTTCAAAGTATCGAAGAATTAAAGCAAGCTTGGGAAGCTGATTCAAAGATAGACATTCGAAACCTTGGTGTTGAAAGCATCAAGTCGCCATCAATTCATTCAAAATATCTGTCTGAATACATTGACGCAAAGAAACGTATCATCAAAACTCAGTCCGACTACAACATCCTTGTTGGAAAAAAGGTACGTTACTGGCGTGGTGAAATGAGTCCAGAAGAAGTTGCCGAACTTGGGTGGAACCAGTGGCAGTATAACAAAATTGCTATGGGACAAATTGATCAAATGGTTGATGCAGATGAAGAATTGTCGGTCATGTCAAGCAAGCTTAATTACTGGAAGTTATATGCAGATGCAGCAGAACGCATTTTGACCTCAGTAAAGCAACGTGACTTTTCAATTTCAAACGCAATCAAGTTTATTCTTCACATGAATGGGGAACAGGTTTGAACGGCTTCGAAGACGATACAATTTATGTTTCACCTTTCAACGAAGCCTTTATTCGTGTGCGTGGCACCGAAGCGGTTGAAATGCATCTATCGGATCACCTGAAATTTCGTTCTCCAACTGCAAGATGGTCTAAAAAGGTCAAGATGCGCCTACAAACGGGCGATGTGTATCTGTACAACCGCAAAGACCATCTTGTTTTGAAAGGTTTGTACAATCGAATCCTACTATTTGCTAGGGTTAACAACTACAAAATCAAATCGACGTTGACTGATGAAGCAACTGTTCCTATGGAACGTGCTGAATCGTATGCATCAAAGGTCTTGGTCAACATTAAAGACAAAGGTGCTGTTCACCTTGACAAATATCAACAGGATGCGGTAGCCAAAGCAATCCACTACGAACGATTGTTGTTGCTCTCTCCTACATCATCCGGGAAATCGGCAATGATGTACGCAATGGTTCGATGGTACTTGTCATACAAGAAGCGCATCGTGATCATTGTTCCGTCAACATGGCTTGTTGACCAGATGTATCAGGATTTTGTCCAGTATGCAAAGGACATAGACCCAAAATTCGATCCAGAAAAAACCTTTCACCGTCTATACAGTGGGCAACCCAGAAAATTTTCTCAACCATGTTTGATTACGACATGGCAGACTCTAAGCCTTTTGGAAACAAAATTTTTCAACGGCTTCGATGTGATTATTGGGGATGAAGCTCACGGATTCAATGCTAAGGTTTTGTCGTTGATGATGAAAACCAATGTACGTTCAAAAGTACGGATTGGAATGACCGGGACAATAGATGACCTCAAAGTGCATCTTTATAATCTGGAAGGATATTTTGGGCCAACCTATCAGGTTAGCACAACAAAAACACTGATGGATGAAGGTCGGGTTAGTCAACTATCTATTGAGTTTATTTGTCTAAACTACAAAAACTTTGATCAACTGTTGGAGTCGAAAGGATATGCTTCAAAGCATCGACTTGAATATACCGAAGAAGTTGATCTAATTCAGAATGTTCAAAAAAGAACCGATTTTATTGCTCAACTTGGTGCTAAAGTCATTAAAGGTACGACTCTGATCTTATTTCAGAACATTGCTCACGGAAAGGCCATTGTAGAATCTTTGAAAGCTATGAATCTTGATGACATTGATGTGCATTACATCGACGGTCAAGTTGAAGTCGATGGCAGGCAGGAAATCAAGTCGATTGTCGAATCGAGCAAACGTCATGTCATTGTTGCAAGCTATGGAGTTTTGCGTCAAGGGGTTTCAATTCCATCCATTGATGCTATCATTTTTGCCCACCCAACGAAAAGCAAGATACGCAGTCTTCAATCCATTGGTCGGGGACTTCGCCTGAAAGACGGTAAATCGTCTTGTACCCTTTACGATATTGTTGACATTTTTTCAAGTGCTGGCAGAGCAAGCTATTGCTCGGTGCATGGTAGGGAACGTGCATCTTTTTATCAGGCCGAACAGTTCGATATGAATATACGGCGTTTGAACCTTGAATTGTAGCATTTCAATCTATGTCGTGGTATACTTTATCCTAGTTTTATAAAGGATACAAAATGAAATCAAAACCAAAAAGAGAAAAGGCCGAAGGGCATAAAGCGGCATCCCATTATGTCGATAATCGGGAGTTTCTCAAGGCTCTCCAAGAGTATCATCAGGAGTTGAAAACTAATCCCAACGCCCGAGTAAGCGAGTTCATTGGGGAATGTATCCTCAAAATATGTTCTGGAGTGTCTAAAAAGTATCAGTTCAATAATGAAATCAATCATCGCTACATCAATGATATGGTTGGTGATGCTGTTTTGGTTTGCCTACGGGCTGTTCCGAAGTTTGATTCGTCAATGAATACAAGCGCATTCAGTTATTTTACGACTTGCGCGGAACGTGCATTCCTGCATCGTATCGAAGGCGAAACCAATCAAGTGATGATTCAGTACAAGGTGATCGTTGATTACTTTGATGAAATGGGAGAAATTCCAGACGGATTTTCAGAAGATGATGCTGCGATTCGCAGTGAAGGCATTGATACTGATCAAGTCGAAAACATGCGGCAAAAAATTCTTCAAAAGGAACTTGCGCATATGCAGAAAATCAAAAAGGTCAAACCGCTGACTCCATTGGAAGAACTGGACAGCATTGATGATCTCGAAGGATTGGAGGATTTCGTTTGAAGGTCGCCATTCTAGGGGATCTTCATTTTGGGGCCAGTGGCGATTCGGCTCGGATGCACGCTTACCAAAAGCGCTTTTTTGAGGAATGCCTTTTCCCTACTCTCAAAGAACGCAACGTTGAGCACATCTTTCAGCTAGGGGATGTGTTTGATCGACGGAAGTTCATCAATTACTATACGATGGCAATGTCGTATCAGAACTTCTTTCATCCTCTTGAGAAAAATGGCTTGAGGATGATTACGATTGTTGGCAATCACGATATGTTCTGGAAAGACGATATGAGCATCAATTCTCATTCGCTCTTGTTGTCTGATTACAAGAATATTCAGTCAATCTCCAAGCCAACAGTGATCAATGTAAAGGGTTGTCGATTCGCCTTTGTTCCGTGGATTTGCAAAAGCAATCAAGCAGAAGTGACAGAATTCCTCAAAAATTGCAACGCTGATGTATGCATGGGCCACTTTGAAATCGAAGGATTTTCGATGAACAAAGGGAGTGCTCCTGGAAGTGGTTTGTCTCCGAAGGTTTTTGAACGGTTCGATCATACGTTTTCTGGTCACTACCATACTCACTCAATCCAAGACAACATCATCTATACTGGCACCCCTTATGAGTTGACGTGGATTGATGCTGATGATCCCAAGTGTTTTTTCATCTATGACACGGATGCCCGTACTTACGAAAAGATCATCAACCCCTTTACATTGTTTGAAAACTTGTGGTACAATCCAGCATTAGATACAAAAATGTATCTTAAACAAGAACTCGAAGGAAAGTATGTAAAACTTCATATCGCTTCTGATGCTCCAGTGACAGACTGGAACCACTTCAACAAATGTGTCTCGGAAATTACGGATTCGGCACCTTCTGAACTGAAAGTGTCGGATCACTCTGTTGTAAAGTCTTCTGAACAAGCTTCCGAAGATGTAGATGATGCAACCAACGTTCTCAGTGCAATCAAAACGAACATTGATATGGTTGTATCTGACGATGCTATTCGATCTGATTTGTTTTCTTACATGAACGGCGTATACGAAACCGCACTCGAAACAATCGTTGACAAAGATGGTGGCCTGTGAAATTTCATAAAATCGAATTCAAGAATTTTTTATCCTATGGCGCTGCACCTACTGTCATCAATCTTGACTATGATGGAATTACGTGCATTGTGGGTCGCAATGGTGCTGGAAAATCCTCTATACTTGAAGCTATCTGTTTTGCTTTGTTCGGTAAAGCGTATCGAGCAATCAACAAAGGCGATCTGGTCAATACGGTCAACAAAAAAGAAAGCCTAGTCACTCTCTATTTGAGTCACAAGGGGCACGATTACCGCATTGTGCGTGGCATGTCGCCAAACGTCTTTGAAATTTATGACAATGATGTTTTGATTCCGATTCCCCCCGATGTGCGCGAATATCAGAACAAGTTGCAAGCGTTGTTGCGAATCAACTACAAAAACTTTACCCAGAGTATTTTTATCGGGAATGCAGGATTTACACCGTTTATTCAACTAAGTGCCGCTGAACGAAGGAAAGTTGTTGATAATCTTCTTGATATTGATGTGCTTGGCGTAATGCTAACCAACGTCACAAAGGATCTATCAGCAACGGTTACACGCATTGCCGAATCGAAAAACACTATTGTAAAGAACAAGATCGAAGTTGATGGATACCAACAAGTCATTGATGTAATCAAGAATCAACAAACTTCCTTGGTCAATGAACTCGACTCCAAGATCGAATCTTTGGATGCTGAAATAGCATCTTTGGGAGGGCGCCTAGATGGGCATACAACGGCTTTGCAGATTGCCAAGGATGGGTTGGCCTTGGTTGATAAACAAATCGAATCCGAAGTATCTGGAAAGACTGCCGAAATCAACAAACTCAAGTGGGAAATTCAGCAATTCAAAGTGTCCATCGAAAAGATGGGAACCGATACAATTTGCCCACACTGCTATCAATCCGTATCGGAAGAACATCGGCAAAAAGTTAGGGATGGGTTCGAATCGTCTTTGAATGAGTTGACACCAAAATTGAAGTTGTTGACCAAAGAACGTGATGAAAAAGAGTTCGAGTATGCAGAAAAGCGCAAAGAATTTGAAGCAACGGTAACAGCAGAAAGATCGGAAATTTCTACCATCAATGGCATCATAGCTGAAAAAAAGAAAACAAAATCTGGTCTTCTTGAAGAAAAGAAAAAAGCGTCCTCGAACAACTCGGAGTTGCTGGAAGATACAAAAAAGAAGATGAAGGATGTGATTGATCGTACCAACGCAATATTGAAAGAACGAAAGAAAGACATTCAATTGCAAGGCATTCAAGAACAAGCCCAACAACTCTTACGAGACAGTGGCATCAAAAGCTACATTATCGGAAAATACCTTCCTATGATCAATAACAGCATCAATGAACGCCTTGATGCAATGGAGTTCCCTGCTACATTCGCATTCGACAACGAATTCAAGGAACGGATCTTTATTCGACGCCGTGACGATGTTTCATATTTTTCTTTGAGTCAGGGCGAACGCCAGCGCGTTGATATGGCGATCCTTTTTACTCTCAGACATATCGCGGCACGCATTCATGGTGCAGATTCTAATTTGTTGATTCTGGATGAAACTTTTGATAGTTCATTGGACGATACAGCGTGCAACTATCTACTTAAACACCTCAAAGAACACGAAAAATCTGTGGTGATCATTACCCATAACGATTCTGTTGCAGAACAAGCAGACCGACTTTTGACAGTCAAAAAGAACGGCAACTTTAGCGAGATTAAAATTGAATAAAAAAACTATTTTGCTTCATCCAGCAGATGAACAAGGATGCGGAAATTATCGAGTTATTCAGCGCGGAGTGATGTGGAACACGCACTATGCGCCAACCAACGACTTTTTCTGTAAACAGTCTTTTCATTATTTGAACAGAGAAACTCTGTTGACAGAAAATGTAAAAATTGCTTTTTATCAAAGACAAAATACGGTAGAACAAGTTAAACACATCGAATTCTACAAAGATATGGGAATTCGGCTAATCAATGATACAGACGATCTTTTGTGGAAGATTCCGCCGTCTAATCCGGTCAAAAGTGCATATGGGGTAGAAGCAGTCAAATCATTGAAACGGTCAATGCAACTCGCTGATATAAACACAGCTAGTACGATTCCGCTTGCTCAAGAAATCAAGCGATTTTCTGGAAATAGTAGCATCGTCATTCCAAATTTTGTGTTTCCCAACTTTTTTGTTAAAGAACCAAAGCGGCGATTGCCGGATAAAAAGTTTGTTGTTGTATGGGCCGGGTCTCAAACTCATGATGAAGATTTGTCACCGCTGTTTCAAGTTGCCGCAGAAATGAATGATATTGAGTTTCGTATCATTGGATACAAGCCCAAAGGATTCAGAGAAGTTTCGAACATTGTTTATGTTTCGGGTGTATCATTCGTTGATTATGACGCTCTTTTGAAAATAGCTACTGCTGATGCATCACTGGCTCTTGCTCCTTTACATCCATCACTTTTCAATGAGTGTAAAAGCAATTTGAAACTTTTAGAGTATGGTTCTCAAGGATTGCCAGTTATTTCATCGGACATTTACCCATATCAAGACAACCCGTATCGAGTTGAATGGAACAAAAAACAATGGAAAAAATGGGTAGACCTGATTCGATTTTTCAAAGATAACGAAGAAGAACGGTTCAAAGCCGCCGAAGCATCACTTGCTTATGCAAGGAAATTTGCTGCTGATCATCCCGACAATCTACAGCAACTCAAAAACCTTTTTTCACTTTAGGATACATATCATGGAAAATCAACAAAACGAAGAACTTCAAGCAGATCTTTCAATGGAAGATTTTTGGAAAACTGCCGTGTTCGCTGCCGAAACTTGTCACAATGTCAATCGTGTGTATTGTCAATCCTTGGGCGATTATAGCCAACCGACATGGGATGATGCTGACGATGAAACTAAAGCCACTGCAATCACTGTAGTAGTAAGCATTGTAACTCATGGCCGGGATGCAAGCCCTCAAAAGTCCCATGAATCGTGGATGAATTCCAAGAAACTTGATGGATGGGTCTATGGCGAAGTCAAGGATGCAAAAAAGAAAACACATCCTTGCATGGTTCCCTACAGTGAACTTCCTCCTGAGCAAAAGTTCAAAGACGAACTTTTCTACACGATTGTTCGCACGTTTTTTCCATTGAGCAAAGAAGTAGAGGAAAGTCGCATCATCACGCTCTGAATAGGTTTTCTAACTACATGATGGAAAAAACATTCAAAAAATATCTACAAGAAATGTCACGGAGCACAGCGCGGGGTGTCGAAGCGCAATTGAACGCCATTGTTGCCGACACTCCGTTTGACATTGTGTTCACGAACCATTTTTATGATCGTCTGGAAGGACGAGAAGATTCGGTGACGCCCGCCGAACTGGTTTCATCTTTCGAAAAGTTCTTTCGGAAGTTTCACGAAACTCTTACAACGATGGTGGGTAAGACACATGCCGAAATTGCTGTGATCCTCAAAGATTATGCATCCAAGCTGAACATTCCTCTGGAAATTGAAGCCGGTAAAAAGGATAGCATGGGCAAATACACCATCCTTGGAATTACGATCATGCGCAAGAATCCCCGCGAGTTCCGTAGTAGCGGGAGAAGTGAAAAGCAGTTCGATGTGTATTGAAAGATGAAACCAAAAATCATCTTTTTTGTTCCTGGTGCCTTTTCTGGGCAAGAATCGTTCAACTTCATTCGGCAAAACCTTGCGATTTCGTTCACAGAACCTGTTGTCACTTTTTCCTACGACATAACCGAAGAACCTCTCGAAACGATTGTTACTCGATTGGTCAAAGAAACTCAGAAGATCGACAAAGAAAAGTATGATGTGGTGATCATTGGTCACAGCTACGGTGGCTTGATTGGGAGGCTGGCTTGTTTACAATTTGCTTCTGCAAGGGAACTTATCACGATCAATTCACCGCATCATGGTTTCCCAGCCTATTCGTACAATTCGTTTTTGTTCCCCATTTCAAACATGATGTTTTACCAAAACACCAATGAATACAACGAGTTGATCAAGTTCAATGGGCGTTGTTCATTACCAGAAGGGATACGCCATCTAAATATTACAGGAGACCGTGGGGTTGATTCTTGGTTTTTCAATACAAACGAGAACGATACTGTCGTTCCTTGTAAGTCACAAACATTGGTTACAAATAGAGTTCATTGGTATTCGTGTGAAGAATGGTTTGAAAAATCCTGTCCTGTTCATGATTTGGTGGAGATTTGTTTCCATTTGAATCATTTTGAAGTTCTTTTAGCAGAGAACGTGTGTAAATCTATCGGTATATTTTTAGGAGTCTAAGATGACCAATATCAAAGCGTTTTTTAAGTTGACTGTTCCGGGTCATGAAGAAATCGAAATCCCATTCGAGGATGCCGAAGTTCTTTACGGTCAACTCAAAGATATTTTTGGAGCAAAATACACGTTTCCAATGGATAAACCCATCCCCCGTCCGTTTGGCCCCGAAGATTACAAGGTTACTTGCTGAATAGCACTATTGCAGATAAAGGCCCCTTAATTGGGGCTTTTTTGTGGGCGCTTTCTTTGTACTCTAAATACTGAATAGACCTTCCAGATTTCATACCAATGCAAACATTCAAACAATATTTGAGCGAAGAAGATCAGAATTTGGCCAGCATAGCCACGACTATTAACCGATGGTTCAAAGGGTACTACATGAACGCGCCTTTGACTTCATCTGATGAAGACACTATGATCAATGCCTTCCGTGAAGCCATAAAACTCATTCCTAACCCTTCTCGTCCACCGTCTAATACCCTGTATAGGGTGTTTCCTGATCGTGAGTTTAAGACCCTCCTAGACGCCGAAACGAACAAGAAGCTTGATGCTTTGAAGCCGGGACAGTTCGGAGCCTATGAAAAAATCGTGAACGACGCATTGGATGGTCGTAATGTCTCACTTAACACAGGCTTAAAAAACATTCAATCATGGTCTGATTCGCAAGATGCCGCAAAACGTGTCTATGAGGAAATTGAAGACCATCGAGTTCCTTACGTCTTGGCTCAGAGTTCGTTCAGTAATAGTGAAATTCTGTTTTATTACAAAAACATAAACGAGTTTCTTAAAGCAACTTTTAACAATCTTGGAATTACCAGTGCTATCCGCAACTCTTTGGATAACTTGAGTTATATTTTTGCCTATCAGAAAGAAGTTGTTGTCGATACCCGCAACCCACGTCCAGTCAAGATCCTGTCATTTTTCTATTGATCTATGAAAACATTCAAAGAATACTTGTTGGAAGCAACAACTGTTGTACAACAAGATGCAACCCCCTATGTCAATGCTGTTGCTCTATTGCGAAAATGGTTTGATGGTGATTATATGGCAATGGATCAGTCAACCTTTAGTTCGAGTCAACAAAAACTGGTCGATGCATTCAAGTTGTTTACAGACTATATCAAACCAGCAAATTTCGGCCCATCGACTTTGTATCGCGTCTTTCCAGAAGATCATTTGAAACAGTTTCTATCAGACAGTGATGTCAAGAAGTCCGAATCTTACACACAAGGAGACAAAAAAAGATTTTACAATGCGGTTCTCAAAGGAAAGAACGTCGATTTATCAACTGGAATCAAAGAAATCCAAAGTTGGACTGAATCTTTGAGTTCGGTAAAAACTTTTCACCGAGATATTCATTTTCATCAAAAACAACATGAATGGTTTTTTCTTGTTAAAAGTTCATTTTCTGATAGCGAAAAACTATTCTACTATGGTATGTTTACACCAATTATAGATAAACTTAACGATTTTGATTACACTACTACAAAACTCAATCAGAAATGGCATGATGTTTTATTCGATTTTATTTATTTAAGACAGTCATATGAAAACCAAAAGGAAACAGTAGTTGATACCCATCAACCAAGAGAAGTTGAAATTCTTGAGGTTACTAATCCCCTTCACGCATGAAAACATTCAAAGAATATCTTAACGAAAATAGCGGGTTGATCACTACTTCTCTTGACGAAGATCCAGAGAAGTTTCTGAATACCTATTGCAAAGCGTTTGCTAAAAGTGATGTTCCGTTGTTGTATCGGGGAAGTAGTCATTTGTACGAAGTCGGAAAAGAAAACCTTAAAAGGAATCGTCTGACTTTTTTGGATGCAACATCTTCTTATCGAGAATCGAAATCAGGCCCAAACTACAATACGATGATTCTTGATTATCTGTTCAAAACCAAATTTCCTCAATTTCCTTTACGTTCAAAAAGTTTGATTGCTACGACTGACATTTCTTATTGTAAAACTTTTGGCCCAAGAAACCTGATTATTCCGTTTGATGACGACAAGCTTGGTTGTGTAAATGATGGTGATATATGGTTTGTTAGATTGAATTTTACCGAATCTGTAACTTTCTTAAACTTTTTTCGGGCGCTTACCGCAGCATCTTCTGATTACAGACTACCAACTGATAATATTGATGAATTTTTTGCTGCTCTAGACAAGGGAATCAAAGAAGACAAGTTCACAAACCCGTATATTCCAATCGTGATTCCAACAAAGGCCAAGATCATTGCAGCCTTTACAGAAGTGATTGAGAACAAATTTAGAGCATGTAAACCGGCATCCTTCGATAATCCGGGCGAAGTATGGTTTGGGCCAAAAGCTGTCGCTGTCCCTTTTAACAATTCATTTGATTACGCATACATTGAAAGAAAAAATGGAAAGTGGGTTATCAACCAATAAAACTAATATGAAAACATTCAAACAGTACATAGAAGAATCTATCAATGACCGTGGAATTTTCAAGGCGGTCTTTGTCATTGGTATCCCCGGTGCTGGGAAGTCCTATGTTGTCAACCAACTTGGCGGTATTGGTGCCAAAGTTGTCAATACAGATCGAGCAACAGAGTTTTTAACCAAACTACTCCATACTCCGTCAACCGATGATAACTGGTCTACATTTCGAGATCGGTCTTACAAGATTACCCGCGAGTATCTAGTACAGTATGTCAACGGGATGCTTCCTCTTTTTGTGGATGGAACATCCAATGATGTATCGAACATTCTGAATCGTCAGGGGATTTTGGAATCTGTTGGTTATGATGTAGGGATCGTTCATGTCAAGACCTCTTTGGATGTTGCACTACGCAGGGCAGACGAACGCGGGAAGAAGATCAACCGAACAGTGTCCCCGGATTTTATCAAGCAAGTCTATAATATTTCTGAACAAAATGCTAACTACTTGGAAGGGAAGGTTAAGTTTTTTAGGACAATCAACAACGATTCTGATGAACTTGGCGATTCGGAAATCAACAAGGCGTTTGGATCTGTGGAATCGTTTTATGGTCAACCAGTAGAAAACGTGGTTGGTCAACGCAACATTCAAAAACTCAAACAAGACCATCAGAAGTATCTGGTTCCTACCATTTTTTCAATGGATGAAATTCAACGCAAGATAGACAGTTGGTATCGAACAGCATGATCACATTCAAACAGTACCTTAACGAAGCTATTGTATCTTTTGGTAACAATCCAAAAGGACAAGTTGTTATTCTTGCCGGTGGCGCTGGATCTGGAAAGGGGTTCATTCTACAGTATGGAATCGACATTGATGGTAAACACATTGATACGGATGAAATAAAAAGTTTGGCTTTGCGCTGGCCTCAATTACAAGATGCCGTCAAAGAAAAAACCGGCATAGACATTCAAAAACTAGATCTTCGCAACCCATCCAATACGGAACAACTCCACGATATTATGAAAAAAATGGGATGGTATGATGATCGTCTTTTGAATCTCATGGCAAGCATTGCTGCTGGTAATCCAGAAAACCGGCCAAATTTGATTTTTGATGTTACCTTGCAAAATTTTTCTAAACTTGAAACATTGTGTGATGATGTTAAATCTGTTGGGTATTCACCGCGTAACATCAATATAGTATGGGTGTTGGATAGTGTGAAAATGTCGATTCAAAAGAACCTTTCTAGGGACAGGGTTGTTCCGACTGACATTTTGGTTAAAACACACGAAGGAGCAAGCCAAACGATGCGCGAAGTTTTAGACGACTATGATCGTGTGAAGCAATATGCCGATGGTTACTACTACATCGTGTTCAATGCTGTTGGAATTGATAATAATGTTTACCATGACTCAACAAAAGGAATTTTTGTAGATGTAAAAGGCAGACTTTTGATCAAAACTCCCGGAAATGGGATTGATCAAAGTAAATTGACAAAGGAAGTGGTCGAAAAGATCAAATCATACGTCCCCAACCCTGATATTTGGAAAGACACCCAAACTTAAAAATTATGGCACTCGCAACAGAAGTCAATTGGATCGACGTATCCTTATCCTTCCAGCCTATTCCGGGTTCGGGAGACATTGGAGTTAAGAAGAACGAAGAAGCCATCAAAGGGGCTATTCGGAATCTTGTGTTGCGTTCTCACTATGAAGTTCCGTTCCATAGTGAAGAAGGTTCTGATGCTGCAAACATCTTGTTTGAGACCTTCAACCCGGTTTCACTCACAGCGATGCGTGATTCTTTAATTCGACTTTTGAGTACATACGAGCCTCGGGCGTTTGTGAACGATGTTCAAATTCTCACAAATCCCGATAATAACTACATTATAGTAACGATCATTTTCACCCCGATCAATTCAAACAATCAGGTAACGGTAACAGTTCCGCTAAAACGCACCCGGTAAAGCAATGACTACGCAGCTATCAACAACACTCCAAAGTCCAATTCCGCTGACTGGCTTCGATAGTATCAAGGCTGATTTGATTGCTTATTTGCAATCGCTTCCGCAGTTTACTGACTATAACTTTGCCGGATCTAATCTACAGGTTATCATCAATCTATTGGCGTATAACACGTATTACAACATTCTGTATCACAATCTAAGCATCAATGAAATGTTCTTGGATTCCGCATCCAAGCGAGATAGTGTTGTCAGTCGAGCATCCGAACTCGGTTATTTGCCTCCAAGTACAACATCGGCTGTGGCGATGGTCAATTTGCATGTCAATCCGGGGGCTTCTGGTTCCCCGGCACAAGCCGTTTTACCGGCTTTTTCTCAATTTTCTACATCCATCAATGGAACTACGTACAACTTTTACACGCTCCAAAGCTATGTCGCGCCTGTCAATACAGACGGAAGCTATGATTTTAATAACGTCACGATTGTCGAAGGAACGCCAGTCAAAAACACCTATACCTTTACTGGCAACACTTCGACTCAGATCCCAATTGTTATAGCCAATCAAAACAGTGATGTAAGTACGTTGTCTGTGAATGTCTACGCCTCTGCTGGTAGCGACACTTATACAGTTTACAATTCAATCAATGATCTAACTTCTGTCACATCGACAACCCCGGTTTACTTTATTAAAGAAATCCGAAACCAACTGTATGAAGTGAGTTTTGGTCAGGGTGGATTTGGAATGACACCTCCGGCTAATTCGATTGTGCAATTGACATACTTGGTCAGTAGTGGCCCAGCCGCCAATGGTGCCTATGGATTCGCCTTTGTACCGAATCAATTTTTGGGCGCTACTGTTGTCGTTACAACGACCTCAAATGCCGCTGGTGGCGCTCCATTGAGTTCCTTGGACACAATTCGCTTCAATGCTCCGCGTCAGTACGCTGCCCAGAATCGTGCCGTGATTGCTGAAGATTACATTCAGTTTGCTTACCAGTATTTTCCATCGGCCCAGAGCATCAATGCTTGGGGTGGTGAGGACAATGTTCCGCCACAGTACGGCCAAGTTTTTATTTGTGTTCAACCTACTGGCGCTGCGTTGTTGACCTCTGCCCAATCTTCTCTTTTGGTTTCCCAACTAAAAAACAAGGCAGTCACAACTATCATTCCTAAAATTGTTCCACCAGATCAACTTTTGATCAATATTACTTCCGATGTTTATTATAATCCATTATTGACAAACAACACTCCAAATTTTTTGCAAGCTAGTGTAACCAGCACAATTTCGAACTTTGGGTCAACGATTCTAAAATTTGGGTCGATGTTTAGATATTCGAATCTGCTGACTGCCATTGATCAAACTGATCCATCTATTCTCGGAAACACAACTTCGATTACGTTGACTCGGGTTTACAACAATCTTTATATCTACTTCGGAACAACAAGTAGCTACTCGTTTGTTCTTGGCAATCCAATCGAATATACCGGGAATCCAGAAGAAGCCATTTTGACGACCGGATTCATGATCGCTGGTGACACGGTTAACACCTATTACATTGACGATGATGGAGTTGGAAATTTGAGATTGTTCTACTATGACATAAACCAGAACAAAACCATTACAAATACTGCAATTGGAACGGTGGACTATAGTTTTGGCCAGATTTCAATTCCTTCTCTGAATCTTTCTAGCGTTGTTGGTGGGCAGTGGAGTTTTAACATCAAACCACAATCCTACGATGTTTATTCATACCAGTCTCAGATTTTGTCAATCAATCAATCTGCAATCAATGTCAATGTCATTGTTGATCCAACGTCCACTGGTCAACTGGTAAGTTCAACTGGTTATCCATTTAGTAGCATTCGGTCATGACCGCAATAGTCAAACCTTTAACATCGAACTTTACACCGGCTCAGGTTCCGCATTTTGTTGCGGAAAGCTACCCGGTGTTTGTTCAATTCATGCAGGCGTACTATACGTGGCTCGATAGCTATGTTCCTCGGGATCTGGAAAATGAACAGAACGTTGATGATAGTTTGAGTGGGTTTCTGTCGCATTACAACGCAGAGTTGAACTATCTTAGTGGTATTTTCGCAGGGTTAACTCCGCAGCAATTCATCGAAATATCAAAACAGTTTTATTTGTCGAAGGGATCTGCTGCATCTTATCAGTTGTTGTTCAATCTTTTGTACAACGAAAGTGTAAGTTTGACATATCCAAGTTCTCAAATATTCAAGCTTTCGGATTCACAATGGATACAAGATCGGAGTATTTTTGTCAATATCACGGTCGGTAACGCATTCAATCTTATTGGACAAACGGTAACAATTCAAGTTGGGTCAAACAGTTATGTGGTTTTGGTGTCTGCTGTTTCTGTTGTAAACGGAACGATTTATGAGTTGTCTTTAGATGCCTCTGCCCGAAACGTTCCTATGAATTGTGTTGGATATATTGTTACAAGTTTGGTGGGGGTTAGTGGCACCGTTGTTGGAGTTGTCAACCCATTTGCATCAACCATCTACCAAGCTGGAAACGGGTTCTCGGTTGGTCAGACTTACAATGTTCAGCCAGTAGGAAGCACTTCTTCGACCACGATTAAGATTACAAGTGTCACATCTGGCGGTGGTATTGGAAGCTTCGAAATCATTAAATTTGGATCTGGATATACGGCTCCTTTTAACGTTGTTATTGTCCCGACAACGAATTCAACTAAAGCAACAACAACTGTTTACAATCCATATGTCGATAATCTCGGAAATTTTAGCGAAAGTGGTTATATTTTAACGTCAAACTATTGGATTGTTAATCAGTCAAATACGGCTGTTCAGTATGGAAGTGCAGATTATGTAGGTCAGGTTATTTCGTCTTTTTCTTCGACTGAAAATACTGGTCTGGCTTCAACGACAACTCCGACTAATTTAGCCATTGTTTCTTTCGGGATTGGTGGTGTAGCAAATTATCCTGGCTACTACCAGACAGCTAACAGTCTGTTGGACAATCCTGCATCTGTCTTGCAAGATAGTTTGTATTATCAGCAATTCTCGTATTTGATTAAATCGACGCACCCGTTGAGTGATTTTGAACAGTATGTCAAGAACTATCTCCATCCTGCCGGAACAAAAGTGTTTTCGGAATATGGTATTGAGACTGTATCTCCGTTTAACAACTCTCCACCGCCAATTGTACAGACAATAACAACATATCCGTAACAGCAATTCTCCATACCTAACTACTAAAGACTAACAGGACGGCCAATGCAAGAAAGCCTTAAATTAACAGGGGAACTTGAAATTATCACTAGAGATTCTAGTGGAAAAGTCAAACTTCACCTAAAAAAACCAAATTTGATTGTTACTGTTGGAAAAACTTGGGCAGCTAGCGCATTGATTGGGGCTGTCCCGTATATGAATGCAATTGCAGTTGGTACAAGTTCAGTCCCTCCTAATGTAAGCGATGTAGTGCTTGGGGCCGAACTTGCTAGGGTAGCGATGAATACGCCTACGTCTTCGGGATCGACGATCACGTATACAGCAACTTTTAATAGTGGTGTAGGAACCGGAACGTGGGCGGAAGCTGGAATCTTTAATAGCACAAGTCCGACTAGCGGAACAATGCTTTCCCATACAACATTTTCTCCTGTTACCAAATTATCAACTGATGTAACAACAATTACTTGGTCGATTACAATCAACTGATGACTACACAGACATTCAACACTAGTGCTTTTAGTACCTCGATGGCTCAACGTTTCGTGGACGATGTGCTATACAACACTGGAAACTACTTTGTCGGTTATGGATACGGGATTCCTTGGGGCAATCCCGATATTCCTCCGACCCTGTATGACAATGCTCAAACCGAGTTGACTGCTCGGCGCAACCTCATTTTCGTCAAACGCTTGACAGATCCTCAAATTGTGTTTGGAACTGTTCGCCATGATTGGGTGAGTGGAACGGTTTATGACTTCTATGACGATGCAATATCCCCAACAAACCCGGCACACTCTGGCGCTACAAGCCTTGAAACATCCATTTTTTATGTTTTAACACCACAAAATAACGTTTATAAGTGTCTATTCAATAATTATTCTTCTCCATCAACAGTGATGCCTACTGGCACATCAACTAATCTGTTGTACACTGCTGATGGATATGTGTGGAAATTCCTGTACACGGTTCCTCCTTATCTGGTCAATTCGTTTCTTGATTCGAATAATTTGCCGGTTGTGCGATCTGTTCAATCGAATTTTTACAGTGGTGGGAGCATTTCTGCTGTAACGATTACGAATCCCGGAAGCGGTTATACAAGCGCATCTATCAGTATTAACGGGGATGGATCAAGTGCAACGAATTCGTTTTTGATTCAATCTTTGACGATTACTGCTGCTGGTTCTGGATATACGTCAAGTCCAACGATTACTTTTCAAGCTCCGCAATCAACAGGAACCGGAAATGTTACTGCTGTTGGAAAAACAACTATCAATGCTGCTGGTCAGGTTACAACGGCAACTTTAACTGTAACAGGATATGGGTATACATCTTCACCAACGATTACTGTGAGTTCTCCGGTTGGAAGCTATATTCTTTGGAATCCGGGAACGGTAGTGATTGGTGGTCAAGTTTTGTTTACTGGAACAAACTACTATACAGTAACACAGGGCGGCACAACAGGCACAACGGCTCCTACGGCAACTTCTGGAAGCATTTCGGATGGGGGGGCAACATTGGCTTTCTCCGGTTCTCAAGCCATTCTTACGGTAAACGGAGTCTCAAACCCAGCAAAATTTACACCAAATATTGCGAATGGTCAAATCACTTCGGTTACGATCAATGATCCCGGAATTGGTTATAGCTATGCCGATTTGGTCGTAACTGGAAACGGAAGTGGGGCTTCTATTTCCCCTGTTATCTCAACATCCGACCTGACAACAAACCAATCAACAGTCGAATTAACTGCCGTCAAAGGGTCACTAAGTTCAATTCTTGTAACCAATGGTGGTCAAGGATATAGCACAGCAAATGTTGTTATTAGCGGCGATGGGAGTGGGGCGACTGCAACTGCTACCGTCACCAACGGTAGAATTACCAATGTCCTTCTTACAAACATTGGTTCTGGATATACCTACGCAACTGCAACGATAACCGGAAATGGAAGTGGCGCTACCTTGCGTGTCATTGTTGCTCCCATGAATGGTCATGGGTGGAACGCGGTTGATGAACTCAAATGTTCGTCTATTTTGATTCGTGCTGGCATTGGAAGTGATCAAAACAAAGGATTTAGTCCTCAAACGTCTTATCGGCAAGTTGTCTTTTTGCGCAACATCAACTCATATGGATCTAAAAACAGATTTCTCGATTACAGTGGAAGTGCATGTTTTGTTGCAAATGGTACAGTGAGTTTGTCACAATTTTCTGCCGGTATGATTTTAACACAGGGTTCTAACCAATTTCTTATTGTTGCGGCAACGACTACAGGACTACTTTTGCAAGCTCTAAGTAATGTGGCTCCTACGCCAAACACTACCTATTTGAATCCTAGTAACAATTCTTTTATTCCGACATCTATTGTCAATCCCGATATTGATGTGTTCTCGGGAGATATGCTACAACTTAATGCATTGGCTCCGTTTTCTCCGTCAGGAACACAACGGGTCAGTTTCAACAGTAACTTGCTTTTCTAACCAAAACAAAACATGAACCTTAATATTGCTCCTTACTACGATGATTTTAGCGAATCGGATCAATACCAACAAGTGCTTTTTAAGCCTTCTGTTGGGGTTCAGACTCGTGAACTCAATAACGTTCAGTCGATCCTTCAAAACCAAATCGCTCGGTTTGGTCAGAACGTTTTCCAAGAAGGCTCAATGGTTATTCCCGGAAACGTTACTTATAACGGATCTTATAATTATGTGAAATTGCAGAACTCCTATAACGGATCGTCTGCATCTTCAAACATCGTACAGTTGGTTGGATACGAAGTCGAAGGACAAACCAGTGGCGTCACTGCATTGGTGGTAAACTATTTCAATCCTTCCAATGGAACTCCAACGTTGTATGTTCAATATACATCGACTGGTACAAATACGACTCAAAAGACCTTTCTGGATAATGAAGTCATTGCTCCGACCAACCCGCTGTTGGCTGCATATTCGGTGCAGGCTCTTGCAAGTGGATCGACCGGAACTGGTTCTGCATTCAGTGTGGCACAGGGTATCTATTTTGTTCGTGGGTATTTTTCTTTGGTTCTTCCGCAGACTATTTTGCTAGATCCGTATGATTCGACTCCAACTTGTTCGGTTGGCTTCCTTGTCAACGAAAGTATTGTAACAGCACAGTCAAACAGCGTATTGCTTGATAACGCGCAAGGATACCCAAACTACAGTGCTCCGGGTGCAGATCGCTACAAATTGACGCTTACGCTGTCCTCCTATGCTAGTGGTGCAACAGTCCCAACAAATTTTGTTCAAATCACAAGTTTTGTTAATGGCGTGCAACAAGGGCCTGTCAATCAAACGACTTACAGCATCATTGCTGATACATTAGCAAGTCGCACGTTTGATGAAGCCGGGAACTATACAGTCAATCCGTTCAGCATCAAACTGAAATCAAATCGTAACAACTCTCGTGGTGCTTGGGTTGCTGCAACAGTCTATCTCGCCGGTGATGTTGTCACGTCGAACGGAAACTACTATACGGCACTGATTCAGGGAACAAGCTCGACAAATGCCCCTACAGTTTTGAATGGTATTCAGACCGATGGAAGCGTTGTATGGATGTACACGATTGCTCCGTATTTCAATCAAGGTATCAATCTTCCATCCAATACGGATACATTGTCAACGGCGCAAACTGCCGACTCCTACGCTGTTGCTGCAATTGGCCCTGGTAAAGCATATGTCAACGGGTATGAGTTGCAAAAAGTTGCAACGACAAACGTTGAATTGCTCAAGCCACGGACAACTGCTCAAAATGATGCTGCCGTTGTTAACACGGAATTTGACAACTATATCCTCATTACGAATGTACATGGTCTTCCAGATTTTACCACGTTACCTGTTTGTACGCTTTATGATCAACTGAACACAACTCCGGGAGCAGTGAACGGAAACCCTCTTGGAACATGCCGTTTGATGAATGTGAGTTATGTTTCCGGTACTCCGGGGACGACTACTGCAATTTATCGGGCATCTTTGGGCGATATTCAACTGAGTTCAACGGCGACCAATTTCAATCGTCAAGTCAAACAGATTGCCTACAAACTCGGAAGTACCTATTTTACAGCCAGTGTTTCGAATGTCTTGATTCCAATCCAAGGGTCTGTTACGGCTTCTGCATCGACAACGTTGACTGGTACTGGAACCCTATTCTTGACGCAGGTTCAAGTTGGCGACTGGCTTTGGATGGATGCTAACAACTATGCTATGGTTACAGCGATTGCGTCGAATACATCTTTGACGCTATCGACTGCCGTGAGTGTCACTGGCGAAGTGCCTAATTTGATCACCACAAATCTTGTTAATTCCCAAAACAACCATCTTTTGTGGGCTTTGGGGAATCCTAATGTTGCATCTGCCCGAAACGAGTTTGGCCAGATTACTACATCTTATACCGTCATTCAAAGTTTTTCGGCTACTGCTAACTCTAGTGGCGTCATTGTTATCTCCGTGACAAACAGTGCAACCGATACGTTTGCACCAACGACGAATGCGGCCAACTATATTGTTTACGATACCACTTCAAATTCCATTGTCAATCCTGCTTCTTTGTCTTTAAATGCCGGATCAACTCAATTGACTGTGACAACGACTTCGGCTCTTAGTAATCATGTATTTATGATTGAGGCCGCTGTCAACCGTGTTGGAAACGGCACAGAAAAGACTAAAACGCTCACTGGCGGCACATTGACATTGACCACGGCGGCTGCTACCTCTGGAACTGTTATTCCTCTTGGTGAGGCCGATGGGTACTCTCTGATGCGTGTGATGCAGGACACAGGATCTTTTGCGGCCCCTACGGGAACTTATGGAATTGATATTACGGCCAACTACAACTTTGATTCTGGCCAAAGATTTTCTCACTATGCCCCAGCTTCGATCATTCGAAATACTGGTGCTCCTGCTCCAACGGCCCCCATTCAAATTTCATTCCTCTATTTCTCACATAGTGCCACTGGTGATTACTTTACGGTGAACTCTTATTTGGGGACTGTAGACTACAAGTATATTCCAAGTTTTTCCGGTATTTTCTTGGGGGATGTGATTGATTTTAGATCCCGCGTCGATACTTCTGGCTCGGCTCCATCTGTGAAGAACGGATTCCCGGCTGTTGGATACGATACTTCGATCAGCTACAGAAATTATTTGCCACGAAACGATATTATCGCTCTCGATTCCACAGGTACGTTTAGTGATATTATGGGGGTTCCTGCTACAAATCCGCAATACCCTGTTGCGCCTACGAGTTCAATGAGTGTCTACAAGATTCAACTGAGTCCATATGTTCCATTCGTGAATTCGGAAAGCATTTCCTATACAGAAGTTGACAATCAAGTTTACACGATGGCTGACATTGCTCAACTTGATCAACGTATTACAAATTTAGAATACTATACTTCTTTGAATTTGTTAGAGCAAAACACCCTGAATCTTCCTTTGACGGATTCAAATGGTCTGCCTTTGTACAAAAACGGAATTGCAACTGATAACTTCGATGGAAAATCAACGCTCGGGGATGTAACCAACCCGGACTTTATGTGTTCGATGGACACAACTAATGATGTGTTGCGTCCGTTCTATACGATGCAAAGTTTGCCTTTGGTTGAACAAGCAACGTCAACGGCACAGCGGTCTGCTGATGGATACCAGTTGACAGGTAACATTCTTTCTTTGCCCTATACGCAAACAGTCTATGCTTCACAACCATACGGCACCAATTTTCTGAATGTCAATCCATTTGCTGTGTATTCGTTCATTGGAAACTTGAGTTTGACTCCACCGAGCGATAACTGGTTCAGTACAACGTATTTGCCCGATCAGGTTACGCAAGTAGTCGATAATTATACCAATATGAATCTTGCGTTGCAAGCTTCGGGGGTTCTGGGAACGCAATGGAATGCATGGCAAACAACATGGTCTGGTGTCACATCAACCAACTCAACTGCCGATGGGTACTATATCGTTGGTGGAAATGGTAATGCAAATTCATTGACTTTTACTCAAGCCGGAAACACTCCTTATGCTGGCGGGATTGCATCGCATTATCAGATCAATACATCGAACGTTGCTGGTGCTCCTGCTGTTGTTTCTTTGAACGGCGCTGCTGCTTCTCAAATCTACAATCAGTATTATGCTAATGGTCAGAACGGTGGATGGTTGCATGGAACGTTCCAAGTCAACACGATCAATTCAACAACGGCGACGAACCAAACTCGTACAGGAATCCAAACAACATTGGTTCCACAAACCACCGACTCCATTAACAGTACAAGCACGGTTTCTCAGACTGCTATTCCTTATATGCGTCAACGCAACCTGCAATTTCATTGCAGTGGGCTAAAACCAACATCTGAGTATTATGCATACTTTGATTCGACAAATCTGTCCAGCTATGTTTCTCCAGCATCAATGATTGTCTTTACGGCAATCAGCGGCCAATCAAGCACATTTGACCATACGACAAACGTAGGATCTGCATCGAACACATCTGCGCGTTCAATCGCTGGTGATAGTGTCACGGTTCTCTCGGTTGGTGATGTTCTTACGGGACAAACATCAGGTGCAACTGCAATCGTTGTTGGTCAGGAATTCAATATTGCTCTTGGCCGTAATGAGTTGTATGTTGTCAATGTCGTTGGAACCTTTGCGGTTAATGAGACTATTAACGGTTCTGTGAGTGGTGCTTCGGCTATTTTGAATAGCTATACGCCAAACTCAACTATCTTGACGACAAGCAACGGTAACGCATATGGTTTGCTGGAAATCCCCAATAATTCGTCGGTGTCTTTCCGATGCGGAACGGTTAATGTTGTTCTAAGCGACAATCCAACATCTGCCCTGACTTCTAACGCAACATCATTTGCTGTTGCTCAGTTTGTTGCTGATGGTACTTTGAATACCATGCAGAACAATTTGACTGCTACCACGAACGGGCAAATTGTTCAGTCGCAAGTAACTCAGAATCAAACCATCTATGGTAACACATCGTATACCCAAGCTAATTTCTTGGGATATTACGACCCATTGAGCCAATCATTCTCGGTAACTCAAGCGAGTGGTATTTTTGCAACAGGTGTGGATCTGTTCTTCGAATCTGCCGATGCTTCGGTTCCGGTCACTGTGCAGCTTGTCACTATGTCGAATGGCTATCCTTCGACGACTATTGTGCCATATTCCACAGTAACGCTTCCGGCAAACCAAATCAATATCAGTACAAACGGATCTGTTGCAACTCGATTCACATTCCCCGCGCCAGTTTATCTCAACGGGAATACAGAATACGCGATTCGCATTATGAGCAACAGCAACGCTTACAACTTGTTTGTAGGAACGTTGGGATCTGAGGATCTGGTTACTGGAAACTTTGTATCCCAAACTCCGTATGCTGGTGTGTTGTTCGAATCGAAGAATTCTTCGACTTGGCAACCTAACATGACAAGCACGTTGAAGTTCAATTTGTATGCTGCTCAATTCAGTACAGCCGCAGCTACCTTCAATTTGCAATCTGTGAACGCTCCCGCCGTTCCACTGCCTGTCAACCCATTCTCGGTCACTAACGGGTCAAATCAGGTCACTGTGTCCTTCATCAGTCACGGCTTGTCCAATGGGTCAACTGTTACGTTGTCTGGCGCTACAAGCGGAAATGGATTGCCTGCTCTGAATGGTAACTATGTCGTGGAGAATTGCACTTTAGACACATTCACAATCACGGCTGGAAGCAATGCGACGCAATCTGGTTTGATGGGTGGATCTACGGTCGTAGGAACAGGGAATGTTCAATATGATGTTCTGATGACAGACATTCAGGATCTTAATTTTTCGGGAACAACGACAAGCTATGCAGTCAAGACCACAAGTGGCAAGTCAATCAACGGCACAGAAACCCCCTATCTCGTAGATGGTAACTTTACGCCGATCACGAATAACGCCAACACTTACTTTGCAAACACGAAACTTGTGGCGAATGCCCAAAATTCGACAATCAACATGGGTGGCAATCCAAGTCTTGTTGTCCAGGCAACTCTGCAATCGAATTCTGCATGGGTGTCCCCGGTCATTGATATTAGTCGGTGTTCGGCCACATTGATCCAAAACAAGATCAATAGTCCTGCAACCAATAACGAAACTGTGGCTTACGGTAGTTCGAGTTATGCCAAGTACGTGACGAAACCACTATCGTTTGCAAATCCAGCATCGAACATTCATATTATGTTTGGTTATAACTTGTATCCACAATCAAATATTCTGGTCTATTACAAGACTGCTCTGAGTTCATCGGGTACAAATATTACCCAAGAAACCTATACGTTGGCGAATCCTGATAGTCCTCTGTCTGTTAATTCGGGTAATAACTTCATGGATGCGTCTTATACCATCATGAATCTTCCTGTTTTTGATACTGCGGTCATTAAAATTGTTCTGCAATCCACGAACGAAGCGCAGGTTCCTCAAGTTGAAACTTTGCGCCTTGTCTTTACGAGTTGAGAGGCAACCATGCAAACCCTTATTGAAGTCGAACATCAACCCAACCTGTTCCGTGATAAAGAAACAAATATGATTTTGAACTCGGATTCAAGCAGTTATAACCAACGCCTGAAAATCAAGGCTGCGGCAAAGGCTCAAGCTGATGAAGTCGAAAACATCCATAAGGATATTAGTGAAATTCGAACTATCCTTAACTCTATTGTAACAATCATTCAAGCGCAAAATCATGGCAAAAGTAACACGAATCAAGCAAGTGCCTGACACCACGGAAGTTCAGACTACACCCGAACCCGAACGCCTTGTTGCTCCGCTGAGTCCTGCTGCTCAAGGCAAGCCGGAAATCATGGCATTTCTGGATATGATTGCTTTGTCCGAAGGAACTCCACAAAGCCCTTTGACGATCAACAATGGATATGATGTGATTGTAACAGGTGTGAACGGGCCTCAAGTTTTCACGGATTATAGCAAACATCCAGGAATTTTGGTTCTTGTTCGGAACAATCCACCACTCTATTCAACTGCTGCTGGACGTTATCAACTTTTGTATCGTTATTGGGTTGCATATTGCCAGATTCTCTCGATTCATGACTTTACCCCGGTTTCCCAAGATTTTATTGCTGTTCGCCAAATGTCAGAACGTGGTGCTCTTGATCTTATTGATGCAGGAAACATCGAAGGAGCAATTAGTGCATGTTCGAACATATGGGCTAGTTTGCCGGGGAATTCCTATGGTCAACACGAAAACACGATGAATAGTTTGATTCAAAGCTACCAGACAAGCTTGTCTAAATACACGTAAACTCTTTCTTTTAGGTGAGAAATGTAAGTGTGATATTGACTTTCCAAAAAATATGGTACACTAACTACTACAGATATGTTAATAGCCACCAAAATTCGCATCTACCCTAACGCTAAACAAGAGGAATCTCTTGCTAAGGCGTTCGGTTGTGTTCGTTGGTTGTGGAATAACAGTCTTGTAGAAACGCAAAAGACATATCAAGAAACTGGAAAGGGGCTTGGTCAATTTGATTTGAATAACCGGATTCCAAAACTCAAGAAAGAATACGAATGGCTTGCCGAAACGCATAGCGGTGTGTTGCAATCCGTGAGTTTGAATTTATCTCGTGCTTTTGTGAACTTTTTCAAGAAACGTGCCAAATACCCGAATTTCAAATCGAAAGACGGTAAGCAGTCAATTCAGTTTCCTCAAGGCGTCAAGATTGTTGAAGGTCGTAAATTGTATCTTCCCAAAATTGGTCATGTCAAAGCGGTTGTGCATCGTGAAATTGTGGGAACCATCAAAACCGTCACTGTGAGTAGGAACCAGTCGGGTCAATATTTCGCTTCTATTCTGACCGAAAATGGTGTTGACGTACCAGGAATTTCATTTGACGGTAACGTTGTTGGTATAGATGTTGGTCTAACTCATCTTGCCGTCACGAGTGATGGATCAAAGTTCGACAATCCTAAACATACAGCCAAGGCTCAAAAGAACCTAAAACGAAAGCAGAAGAAACTTTCCCGTAAGGTGAAAGGGAGCAAGACCAGAAACAAAGCCAGAATCCTTGTGGCAAAAGCTCACAATCGGATAGCCAATGCGCGTAAGGACTGGCTACATAAACTTTCTCGGCGGTTGGTTGACGAAAACCAAGTCATTGCCGTTGAGGATTTGAACGTCAAGGGAATGATGAAGAATCATTGCTTGGCGAAGGCCATTGGAGACGTTGGTTGGGGAATGTTCACTAGGTTTCTCGAATACAAGGCCATAAAACAAGGCAAAGGATTCGTGAAAGTAAACAGATTTTTCCCTTCTAGCAAAACTTGTTCGTGTTGTCTGTACGTTCAACCTTCAATGCCTTTGAATATTCGCTCTTGGCGATGTGACCAATGTGGCACCCTGCATGATAGGGACATCAATGCCGCAATAAACATCCGTAACGAGGCGCAACGTATGATAGCGGCGGGAATCGCCGTTACTGCCAGTCGAGGCACTGTTAGTCGAGGCAAAAGGCAAAAGCCTGCTGCACTTGCTCGTGCCATTGAAGCTGGAAGCTCTGCCCTTTAGGGCGGGGCAATTCACGAAAAACGTATTTCTACTCATTTTCAAAGGTATTGATATGTCAACCCTTGCTCGTTATATTACAGCGGCCATTGCTTATGGAGTTTGGCTTTGGCTTGTTATTGCTTATCATGCTGACATGAAAGAGTACATCACTTGGCTTCAATATGCAATCGCTGCTCTGGCTGCTGGGCATTTTGTGAGTCCTGCAATCGGATCTGCCTTGGCAAGCAGGATGAATGCTGCTGCAAAACTAGAAACTTCTGCCACAACGCCTAAAGAAAAAGAATAATTTATGGCTACCCTCGTTCTACGATCCACAAATGGTAGTCCACTGACGAACGATCAAGTGGACGCCAACTTTACAAATCTGAATAATGACATTCAGACGCGGGCAACCTTTAACTTTGCTCCAGGCTCGATGGCGAATTTGTTGCCAAACAGTTCAGCAGAACTTGGGAATCAGTATTGGACTGGAACTGCTATTCCGGCAATAGGAAAAGGTGGAGAAGGTACATATTGGGGAATGCCAAACGCAACAACAGCAACAAATTTTACACAATATTCCAACAATATTGGATTGGTTGCTGGAGTCGGTGTTTATCTTCAAGCCGAAATTTTTACTGGCGGCTTGAGTGCTGGAAGCGTGTTTCTTCAACTCGCTTACTATTCTTCTACCGGAACTCTTTTGTCGGTTTCCAATCCTCTGACTGTTCCAAATGGCAGTGGATGGACATTTGTGAGTGGTTTCTTTACACTTCCAACATCGACTACTGCTGTTTCTGTTCAGTTTGGTTATACTGGTGGGGTAAATACTAATACTGCTATCCGTAGGATTAAGCTTTCCAATAGCTTATCATTCTATTCGAATGAAGCAACGCTGTATCAAATGCAGTTTGGTAGTTCCTCGACTCCATTCAATGTAGCTAACGCCACATCATCTAATCAAGCGGTGAATTGGGGGCAAGCGGGAACGCAACTTTTATCCCCATCGGCTACTAGTGTAATTAACCCAGCGGCGTTTAATACTTTTGTTTACCCTAATAATAGTGCTGCGATTACGCTAACTGTTAACCCCGGAATTACTGATGGACAGCGGGTGCGCGTGTATGGAGGGGCGTATGCTGTAACGGTTCAATCTAATGTATCAAGCGGTTCTCCTGCACTTTATTACCCAGACCAGACTTCCAGCTATTCATGGACTATCCCTGCTGGGAGTTCTGTGCAGTATATTGATATGGTTTGGGACTATGCAAATTGGCGTTGCACTACTTCTGGTCAAACAGTTGTTGCTAATGCTACGCAGAGCAATGCGGCGGTGAATCTTTCTCAGCTTGGTAACTACAACCAAGTGATTGCGGCTTTTGCAACCGGAACGTTGCCCTCGACGTGCTGGGGCGGCGTGGTGCAGGTTAATGCTGGTGCAACGGTCACGCTTCCCACAAACAACCCGCCCGCTGGAAGTAAAGTTGTGCTGTTTAGCAGCGGTGGTGGTAGCTTTACGCTTGTCAGTAACAGCAATCAGTTTATCTATGCTTATCAACTCGGACTAGGATCTACTACAGGGCCTTCATCGCTTACGGTTCAGGATAGCGGCTGGATTGAGATTACATCGCGGGGTTCTGGTGAATATGACGTAACAGGCGGTTCGCCATTGATTTTTCAGAATATCGCACCAGCTTTTACGAATCCTCTAGTAGTCCCAAACGCAACGGCAAGTAATCAAGCTGTAAATTTGGGGCAAGCAAATGGTCTGTATGCGCCAGTAGCAGGCAACTCGGGGCAGACGTTTGCGGTTGCCAGTGCATCTAGTAATAGCCAAGCGGTGAATTTGGGGCAGCTTGAAAACGCCTCGATAAACGCGAATTTTAGCGGGTTAACGGTAACGCAAAACGTTACTTCTTTACCCGCTAACTACGACGCTAATCAAATTAATTTGTTAGTTGCCACAAACGCGACAGCAGGCGTGTCGTTTAGTTCTAGTGATCCACGAATTTTAACCGCTGGCATTGGCCCGAACGGGCCGTTTATTCGTTCAAACATTAATTATCCGCTAGATTTAACTAATAGCAATGGCGTTTTAGTCCCCAACGCAACAGCAAGCAACCAAGCCGTCAACCTCGGGCAAGCAAACAGCCTCTACGCGCCCGTAGCGGGCAACGCTTCGCAAACTTTCGCAGTAGCGAACGCAACAGCAAGTAATCAAGCTGTCAATTGGGCGCAGGCCGGAACGCAAGTTTTGACTCCTGCAACGAGCAGCACAATTACGCCAGTTGCGTTTAACACTCTGGTTTACATAAACTTTTCAGCTGCGGGAACAATTACTGTCAACCCGGGGTCGTTCGGCGGCCAACGGGTTCGTGTTTATGGTTGTGGTTATACAGTTACAACACAAACCAACGTAACAAGCGGCTCTCCTTTCCTTGCTTTCCCAGACGGGAGCACGAGTTATACATGGGTCGTTAACGGCTATAACCAGGCTATCGAAATGGTTTGGGATGGCGTTAACTGGCGTGTCACAACTACGGGCCAGATCGTTGCTGCACCAGCAGGCGCGTCAAACCAAGCCGTCAACCTCGGCCAAGCAAATAGCCTTTATGCGCCCATCGCAGGCAACTCTGCGCAGACGTTTGCGGTTGCCAGTGCAACAAATGCAACGCAAGCCATACAACTTCAGCAGACTGTTGGTGGAGGGGCGCCAGCGTACAGCAACGTGACCAGTTCGCGTTCGCTCAGTTCGGCGTTTACGAATTCATTGGTGCGACCCTTGGTAGTTTCTGTTGGAGTAGCAGGTAATGTAAACCCCGGCTACCAAGTTACAATCGCGGTACTTATATCGGGGGTAATGGTATACCAACGTAATATATACAACGATGGTACGGCGGCGCGCGCTATGACGGATTCGGCGGCTTTTGTAGTGCCGCCGGGGGCAACCTACGAGGTGCAATCGGCTAATTCGTTACTTTTTTGGTTCGAATATTAAACCATGACAATCGTCAATCCTCTCGCGTACACAATCCAGAACGGGCAGGCGGTTGATGCCGTCCCGGTCATGGCGAACCTCAACCAGATTGTCAGCAACGTCAATGCAAATGCTGCGCCTGTATCGGGCAACGCTGCACAGACCTTCGCAGTGGCGAACGCAACGGCAACGAATCAAGCGGTCGCTCGGGGACAAGTCCTTTCTGTAAATCCTGTACAGGTCAACGGGTCAGGTGGCACTACAGCAAATACGACGTATCAAACATCAGGATCATTTACAGCACCGTGCGCGGGCGTTGTTGTTTTTACAGGGATGTTTAACAATAACTCAACATCCGCAATGGGGGATGCAACGCTGAGTTTATATATTAATGGAACTCCTGTTGCGGTCGATGCTCCTGGCGGCGCTCCAAGTTGGAATCTGTTTGGTTTTATTAATATAGCGTCCGGCGCTGCGGTTACAGCGACGATGCAATACACTGTCGGCTCTACTGCGCTATCTTATGGTATCTATATGCGCGGCATCGCTTGGTTTATGCCACAACCCTAAAGGTGCTTCATGAACTTCCTTGAGATTATCGGCATCTATCTTGCACTCATGTATGCCACTTGGTTCGCGTTTCTCGCAGTCATGGCCCTCCTGTCATCTCGCAACAATGGCAAACTGACCAAGGCAAGCGAAGTGCTTGCGGCGCCCATCCTCATTGTCGGCTGGCTGCTCGATTTCAGCCTCAACATGGTGTCCACTATTCCGTTCCTCGACTTGCCGCAGGAGTGGTTGCTCACCATCCGGTGCGACAGGTATCTTTCTATTGCGAACCCTAGCGGGTTGAACAGGTATCGCCAGCGTGTTGCCCGTGCGCTGTGTCAAAATCTGCTTGACCCTTTCCAGTCGGGCGGCCATTGCAGAGGAATCGACCCATGAGCAAGTC